CTAGGAACTCTTCAAGGTTGCGGGCCGCGCTCTTTACGACGGGAGCAGCGTCGATCATGAGCTTGAGATTGATACCGTCCTCGACATACTTTCCCGTGAGTGCGTCGAGGTCTTTAACTGCTTCCTCGAAAGGAATGTCGCTTTCGATATCAACACTTTCTTGATAGGCGCGATATGCGAGGAACCCGTCATCGAGCGTCCCAGCTAGGGAACCATCTTTTACGCCTTCAATGGTGCTAGACGTTGCTTCCAACAGCGGGATATTCCGGTACTGGTGGGTTTGTTCGCGCCTCTTATCGTTAGCTGCTGCGGCTGCGCTCGTTGCATACAGGTTGTAGCGGGAAGCGTCCTTGTCTGGGTCGTTTTGTACGGCTCGAATAATTTCTAGCGTAGGCACGTCGTAGCGTCTAGCGACTTCCTTGATAGACGCGAACGTTTGCCATAGGCCCGCAGGGTCAGCGAGCCTCATTCTGCTGAGGTAACGCACTGTTTTAGCGGGGCGTTGACGGCCACATTGGAGGCGTGAATTGGTCGCGCTTAGGCTTGTCGTACTCTTTCAGGGCCGGGGGTTTGCCGGATTGTGTGTAGGAAGCGCGGCGCGGCTTGCGCTTGCGTTTGATGTGGAACATGGCTTGGTCTTTCTGGCTGGTGGTCATTTGGTTAGTTTTGGAGTTCGTTAGAGAAGTCCTCGATGAGTACGTCAACAAGGGACTTCGTTTCGGGAGCGGGGCTTTGGTGTTCTGCGAGCAGTTTGAGTGAACGCATTTTTGAGCGCCCATTCAGCATCTCGACTTCGACTTTACGGTTAGGGATAGCGTTCACTGCGCTACCCATGAGGGTTTTGATTTCCTCGCGGTAACGACGGTTGACGTATCCCTCTTTCAGGATTGAATAGATGGATTCCGTGTAGACCTCGAACGTGAGTGTCGCGTCAGTGTTCGTGATCTTCGGCGCTAAAGCTGGGAGCGCTTCTGCGAGGCGCGTGAGGATAGCTGATGTTGCGTTCACGCCTTCCGCTAGGGGGGTTTCTTTCTCCCAAAGCACGGTTTCGTTGTCCGCTTTCAACATGATTGTGCATGTCCGGCCTCCAACTCTGGCGAACAGTGGGGAGACGTATGCAACCACCGTGTAATCCTTATGTGTCTCATTGTTGGTCATTTGCGGCTGCTTTCGATGAGGTGCTTCGTATCTTCGAGGGTGGTCTTGTATTCGAGGAGGCTTTCGTAGATTCTGCCTGCCCGGGAACTGTATGTGTCGTCTGGGATAGCGAGCTTGTTCTTGATGTATCCCACGCCGCCTGTGAGAACACCCTCGTAGGCTTCTTCTAACGTCTGCTCAGGGGTGAACAAGGCTCGGGCTTCACTGCGTCCCACATATGGGAGGAACGCGGCTGTGACATAGTTTGGGAGCGTGAGGTGGGGGCTTGCGATGATGAGGTCTGGGAGCTTTTGGCGGCTCATGGGGTCAAGGAGACGGAGCGGGTTCTTCACGTTAAGGGAACGCACGTGAGAATTAACGTCGTCCCATGAGAGGGTTTCTACCCCGCAGTATCGGGTGAGCTTGTAGGCTCGTTCAACGATTTTTGCCGTGCAGTAAGGGTTGGTGCATTCAAGGCGCGTATAGTCCACTCGGATTTGCGTAGCCCATCCACACTCGGGGCAAACGGCGGGGAGCTTGCGGGCTGCTGCGTTTACCTCTGGGAGTGGGATTGTGGCGTTTTGTAGGGACGATACGGACGGCATGTGTTCTCCTCTGTTGTTACACAAAAGAATACCATAGGGTACCCAAATAGTAGCAGTATGGCCTATAGGACTTTCGTAATCAGGTCGTTAACGCCCGCCGCCAGAACACCCGTTGACAACAATGCAGACGCAAGCAAAACCAACACCATCAGCCCTACAGCCTTCGGAATAGGAAGCCATTTGCGCGCATGGTCAGGTGAGCCGAGTGCTTCATCCGCGTGTCCACCCGGGGGAACCGCATACCCGCCGAACGTCAAGAACGTGAACGCCCCTACCCCAGAGAAAACAAGGTCGATAGCATATGCGCCTGCAAGAAGAACGTCCCACAGGATGAGGAGCAAGCCGATAACGGAGATAGCCAGAGAGAACCTGCCGTCGAGGCTCGCAGCGTCCTCTAGCTGCTTTTGTTCCCTGATCTGCACAATGTTGTCGCGCTCGGTTTGACTGAGCTTGTCGAAACTAGCACTAGCGAGCTGGACACCCGCGAGTTCTTCCATGTCTTGCGAGGACATACGTTTAGTTTCGCCCTGCGTGCGTGGAGGCATACCGGGCAAATCGAAATCAGACAACATTCCCGTATTCACGACGTTCGAGTCCCCACTGTTGGACGCAAGATTAGTGGCGGCTTCGTCGATGTGTGGGAGGTCTTGGAGTTTCTTCCCGTCTTTGCGGGAGAACTTCAAGATCGGACCGATACCGCCGGGGTAGCGCGTGCGATCAAGGGTGGTGACTTTCGCGCCGGAGTCAATGGTGTGGACCGTGTTGCCTTCAACGTAGTCGCCTGCAATCCAGTGGCGGGACGTGCTTCCAGCCATTTGGACCATGATGACCACGAAATAGCCTTCGTTCATGGCGTTACGCACGTCATCTTCACTGAACTGGTTGCTTCCGCGTCCTGCGCCAGCCGTGTCTCCGTCAATGCCAGCGAGAGTGAGTTCCCCGTTGGTGATGTTCTCTACGCCCTGCTTGAAGCCTTGAGCGTTGTTCTGGTAGAGCCAGCCTTGGCCGTCGAACGGTGAGTCCTTGTCTGCGTCTTGGAGTTTCTTTGCTTCAGAACGCATGTCGAGGACCGTGTATCCGCGTGCTTTCACGCCCGCACGGACTTCCATTGCGGTGAACGCGAAATTACCACACCCAGCCGCACCAAGATCGTATGAGTCTTGCTGCGACATTCCCTTGTTTTCTTTGGGGTTGTAGTTGAAGTCAGAGTCCGCGCAATACTGACACCACGTGGAAGGCTTGTCTTTCTGGTTATGCGGAGACGAGGACTCGTCATAAGCGTATGACGGCCCCGAAAACGCGAGCGCAAGCACCGACACCATGAGCAGTACAACGACTGCGAGGTATCGCGATAAGCGCCCAAGCCGGGCAACGGGAGAGGTTGAAGTCATTGCGTTTCCTTAGCGAGTTGTAGCCTGCTGTAGTTCTAGCTTGTCGTGATTCGATTTTACACGATATACTTTGCTTATGCGTGCGAAAGAATGGGCCGCTCTTGAAGGCCTGCATGAACAAACAGTGTGGAAGTGGTGTCGTGAGGGCCGTATGCCCGTCCCCACGGAGAGAGTCGGGGGCCTATGGCTGGTCCACGACCCGAAATACGAGGCCCCGCCCGTCCCCACGGCTGGTTCACGCACCGTTTGTTACGCGCGCGTCTCGTCCTCTGACCAGAAAGCTGATCTGCAACGTCAGGGTGACAGGTTGAAGGCGTTCGCTATCAACCTCGGCGCGTTAGACATTGAAACAGTGACAGAGATCGGTTCGGGCGTAGGCGACAAGCGCCGTAAGCTGAACAAGGTTCTTGCTGACCCTACTGTGGGCACGATTATCGTGGAGCGTCGTGACCGTTTGGCCCGCGTGAACGCCGGGCTGGTTGAGGCCGCGTTGACCGCTCAGGGGCGACGGTTGATCGTCGTGGACGACACCGAACTTGACGACGATCTTGAAGCTGACATGACCGAGGTATTGACCTCGTTCTACGCCCGTCTGTACGGGCGGCAAGCGGCGAGGCGCAAGGCGAAAGCCGCATTAAAGGCTGCACGTAATGTTTGAGGCCGTTAAGGTGGCGTTGGACCCTACTCCCGCGCAGGAGCGGCTGATGTTGTCGCACGCGGGAGCGGCCCGGTTTGCGTATAACGCTGGCCTCGCTCACGTTAAAGCCGCTCTTGAAGCCGGAGAAAGGCCGGAATGGTCGTTTTATTCGTTGCGCCGCTGGTGGAACGCGAATAAGGACGTTCTAGCCGTGAACAAGGACGGTACTCCATGGTGGCGCGAGAACTCGAAGTGTGCCGCAGACACTGGGCTTGAAGCGTTATCGAAAGGCTTGTTGAACTGGTCGAAAAGCCGCAAAGGGAAGCGGAAGGGGCCTCGGGTTGGGTTCCCGAAGTTCAAGGCGAAAGCCCGTGAAACGCCCCGGTTCAGGTACTCGATCAGTCGTCCCAACGATGGTGGCCTCATTAAGGGCGACCCGAAAGCATTATGGTTGCCACGTATTGGCCGAGTGCATTGCATGGAAAACGTCACTGCCCGCGTGGATGGAGCGAGAGTGCTGAACATGACTATCTCCCGGCGCGCGGGGCGTTGGTATGCCGCATTAACCGTTGAACGCGACGAACCGACTGTGAAGAAGGCTCCGAAGGGCGGAGCGGTTGGCGTTGATCTGGGAATCAAAGCTCTTGCCACGCTCTCGGACGACACTGTTATTCCCAACCCTCACCATCTTCAAGCCGACGAACGGCGGTTGAAGCGCGCGCAGCAAGCGTTGAGCCGTAAGAAGATAGGCTCGAAGCGACGAGCCAAGGCGAAAGACAGGGTTGCTCGCCTTCATGCCCGTATCGCGAACCGCCGCACCGACACGCTACACAAGCTCACCACCATGCTCACCCAGACCTACTCGGACATTAGTATCGAGGACTTGAACGTTGCGGGAATGGTGAAGAACCACCGTCTCGCTAAAGCCGTCATGGATGCTTCTTTTTACGAGTTGCGTCGCCAACTGGAATACAAGACCGCAAAAACCGGCGCGAAACTACACGTGATCGACCGCTGGTACCCCAGTAGTAAAACCTGCTCGAATTGTGGGAGCGTGAAAGCCAAACTCTCCCTCAAAGAGCGAACCTACAAGTGCGAACATTGCGGGCTTGTGATCGACCGCGATCTGAACGCGGCTATTAACATTCAGGTCGCCGGGAGTGCCCCGGAGACCCTAAACGCGCATGGAGGGACCGTAAGACGGAGCGACCCATCGGGCCGCGCAACGCTAGACCCGGTGAAGTGCGAACCAAGCGGGCACGACAGTGCCGTAAGACTTGGAGCGGGTGGCCGCAAGACCACCCTGCAAGCTGAAACACACTAGCTTGCAACAGCCGTGTAAATGCCGATATGTTCACGCCCGTCACGCTCAACCTCGGTTTGGAGGAACCGTTGAGTGAATGAGGGCAGGTGATACCAGAATTGCTCTTGACCGCCCCACAGGTAGTGGACACCGGGGTCAGCGATACGCATAGAGTCAGTGTTCGGGTCGTAGGACGTGACGACCATGATGTGAGAGAACGTGCTGTTCGGGTGACCGTTATAGTGCGGCCCGCCGCGTCGTTCTTGCGCGTCAACGACAGTGGGCAGTCCCTTCGAGAAGGAAGCCTTCACAGCGTTACGAACCTGCTCAACCGTGGGCGTGTGAATCGTCGTGTATGCGTCGTATCCCAGCCACTTGTTCATGCCGTACTCGAAACGACGGTCATGGAAGCTCGTGTACCCGTATCCGACGGTGTTCATGTAGTCACGGCTTGCGAGCGCGTTAATGCTCAAGGGAACGCCCTGCGCGGAGCGGTGCGCGCCGATTGCGTTAAGAACCATCCAACCGCTAGTTGGGCCACAGAAATAGTTGTTGGGTTGTCCAGCCCATGCGACGTTGAAGTCGTGGGCTTTTTCTAGGACACCGTGCTCAAAGTTTTGCTTATGGCGGTTACCGTCCCAATAAGCCTCGGAAGTCGGGTACCCCAAGTGCCCGTGCTCGTAACCGTGGTTACCGTATTCACCAAGCAATTCACCTGCGACAGCGTGAGAGCCAGAACGTGGCGACCAATACGCGGTTCCGCCTTGGAAACGCTGATACACGCCACCACCCGCTGTGGCGGTCTCATCTCCCAGCGGGTATCCGAGTTCTCCACGTTCCCAGTTGTAGTAGCGGTAAGTTCCCATGATCGCGTCATGAACGAAATAAGAGTCCGAACCGGGGTGCCAGTATGCGGTACCGCCTTGGAAAATCTGGAACACGCCACTGTTAGCGGATGGGGTTTCGTTACTCGTCGGGTAGCCGAAACGTCCCCATTCATATCCGGTGCGCCCGTATGCTCCCAGCATCGCACCATGCACGTAATAAGAGCCGGTACGCGGCGACCAGTAAGCGGTGCCGCCTTGGAACGTCTGATATACGCCACCATTAGCCGTGGCGGTTTCTTCGCCCGTCGGGTAGCCCATCTGGCCGCGTTCCCAGCCCTGAGCTTCCCACATGTTACGGATACCACCAGTCACTCGGTGAGCGCCGGTAGATGGGTGGAAGTAAATCGAGCCGCCAGTGAAATGTTGATATGCGCCACCGTTGGCAGCGTCTTTCATCTCATCGTTGAGAGGCCACCCCAGCGAACGGCCTTCTGCTTCTGCGCTTTGATAGCGTTCGAGGATTTTGCCCCAAATGGGGTGCGCGCCTCCCCTGCTACTCCAACTGATCTGACCGTTTTCGTAGGTCTGTACTGCGCCGGGAATGCCAGAGATCGTTCGGTTTACTTCATCAGAGGTGGGGAACCCGAGAGGCCCGTTCTCCCACTTGTATGCGCTATATGCCCCGTGGATTCCTCCGCGTGAGGCGTGAGCACCATACTGGGCGGTCCAGTAGATTTGCCCGCCGCGATAGAACTGAATGAACGCACCGTCACGCAATGGAACCAGCCCGGAGGTAGCTGCACCGAGGACACCGTTTTCGCCGCCCATTTCTTGCCAGTGTTGGCGGATGAAGTCGGCTGCGGCAGGTGTGGTGGGGGTGGGTGTTGGCGTGGGTGCCACTGTGGTAGGTGTAGCGGTGGGGGCGGGTGAAACCGTGGGGGTTGCTTCGCTGGGCGTTGCGCTCACTGAGGGGGTGGGTGACGGTGTAGGGGTGGTCGTCTCGGTGGCGGTCACAGACGGGGACGGGGTAGGTGTCCCGGTCGTGTCAGCGAACGCGGTCGGTGCGACACCTACAGCGAACAGCACCGCAACGGCGCATGATGAAGCCAAAAGCGTAGAACGCATCAGTATTTTCTCTCCTGTTGGTTGATGGGGTAAGCGTGAGTTTGTTGCCTGTCTTTTAACGCTATTGCGCGAGCCGAGCGGCTCGTTTTTTCATGCGTTGTAGGGCTTTCGCGGTACGGATAATAGCCGCCTCGCGGTCGAACTCAAACACGGGAAGCGCGGGTTGGTCTTTCATGTATTCGATTGCACGTCGCACGATGTACATGTTCTGCGCGTGGGCGTTCAGATCGAACGTGAAGTTGTTTCCTGTAGCGGGATACCTGTCGAGAATGTTCCGCAAGGTGGTTTCCGTGTCATCTTCTAGTTTGATCGCCGCATCAGGGTTCTTTATGTACCCTAAATCGCTTTCAAGGGAGGCCCACTGTCCGCTACGGGTTTTGAGTGCCCACATGTAGCCGTCCGGCTCGAACCGTGTGGGGAGGGTGGCCCCGCGTTCTGCCGCGTATTTCAGGAGTCCTTCGTGGAGGCGTGTCTGGTCTGGGGAGTAGAGGCCGCATAAGACTTTCAACGTGGGTTGAGCGTCGATTTCTTCGGCTTCTCCCGGCTTCCCCAAAGACACGGTGATGCTTCCGTTTTCCTCATCTGCGTAGACAAGCATGTGGGGTGTTTGGAACACCATGAGGGTCTGTCTGTCTGCGTTCTCGGGTTTGAGTGGCGTGCCTTCTTCCGTCACGGTCTCGTACATGGACGTAAGGTCAGTTTCAGACAGTGCGCGCCCTCCGTTTGATTCGATGATGAGACGGGCAAGGCGCGTCACGTTAGCGCGAGACAACAGGAACGCCCCTGAGAGCGCGGGAGCGCCGACCGTAGGCTCTGGGAGGGCAACCCAAAAGAACTCCCCCACAAGGGGCATGTAGGCTGCAATCAGGCCGCGTTGAGCGCCACTAGCGTCGGGGAATGTTGTCCCGTAGCCGCGAGCGCCCATGAATGACGCTTCATGCCATCTCATGCCGCGCTACCTGTCAATGCTTCGACGGTTTTCACGTCGCGTTCTGCGATTGCCTGAGCAACCCAGAACGGGTTGCGGGCAGGCTTGTACTTGCGTAGGCGTTTGCCGGTTTCCGCTTCGGCGCGTAGGAGAATCTTCGCGTAGTGCAAGCAGATAGCGTCGGTGCGCCTCTGAGCTGCGGGAACGGTCTTGAACTGTTCCTTGTCCATGTAGATGCGGCCACCAACGCCAGCGAAAATGTGGACGGCTGCGTGGCAGCGGTTGCATAGGGTCACAAAGTTACTGGCGGTGTCAGCGCCACCGAGGTACACGGCGGTGATGTGGTGGCATTCCAGCAACCCGAGGTGAATGTTGTCCTTGTAGCCTTCACCGAACCCGCACGCCTGACACTTCGCGCCGTCGCGCATGAGGATAGCTGCGCGGGTTTCGGGAGGGAGGGGCTGGCGGTTCTTGGGGTCTTGGATAACGTCTTTACCGAGGCCGGGGAAGCGGTCGTCAAGGTCGTCGCCCTGACTGAAAGGCTTGTTGAAGATCGGGACGACTTCGCCTTCGTCGAGGAAGTCCTCGTCTTTCAGGCCGCTGAGTTCGTCTTGGAGGAGAGTGTTCTCCAAGTTTTCGCGGTCCTCGTCGGTCAGACCGGCGAAAAGGTTGGCTTCAGTGTTGAGTTCGTCGCGGACGCTGATGAGTTCTTCACCCATTCCGAGGAGCTTTTGGACTTCCTCATCGGGCAGTGGGGCTTGTTCGTCGTCGTTTGCGAGGTCTTTTGCTTCTTCAACGTCGTTGACGCTTCGGGTGTCGTCGATTGCGCGCGGGTTTTGTTCGTCTCGGCGTGCTTTCTGTAAGGCGTTGTAGCTCTTGAGGAGTGAACGCTTTCCGCTGGTGAACTCGTCGATGATTTCGGGGTATTCGCATTCCATTACGTCACGTAGGCGCATACTGTCACCCAATTCGATGCCTAGTAGCCAGTCGAGGGCGGTTGCTTCGACCGTGTAGGAGCGGTCTACGGTTTGGAGCATCTTCCAGATTTCGGGCCACGTGTGCTTTTGATAGCGGTTGAGGACGAGATGGAAGAACACCGCTAGTTCACTGGACTGCTGAGGGTCACGGAAACGGATGATCGTCGCCGGGACATCTTCAATGTTGTAGGTCAAGGCTGCGGACATGCGTCGGAAGCCGTCGAGGAGCTTGTAGCGTGCTCCCGCGTATCCGGCTGCGTCTGCTTCTGCTGCGGTCGTGAACCCATGAGCGTCGAGGTACTTCTGGTATTCCTCGGTGAGGGTCACGATGACGGGGTTGAGGATGCCGAGGTCTTTGACGATGTTGTTCAATCCCCTGCGGGTTTCCTTACGGTATTCGCGTAACGGGAGGAGCGCGTCGATCTGGTTGATGTTGACGGTTTCCCCGTAAGTGATCGTGTAATCGCCGGGGTTGATGTTCGTGATATGGGAGGCGCTTTCAAGGAGGCTTGTAACGTTCCCGCTCTTACGGGGGGTGGCTTCAGTGGTGAGAGGCGCGGTTTCGGAGGCTTCTTCTTCGTCGTCCTCGTCCTCTTCTTCGTCCCAGTGGACGATGATCGGCTCGTCGCCTTCTTCTGGTTCTTCAGCGGCTACCGCTTGTCCGGGAGTGTCAGGCTCATCGAGCGCGAAAGGAGGCTCAGTGACGACGCTAGAGGGGTCGTCTACTTCGTCTGCGCGGATAACGTCATAACTACCGTCCTCGTTGCGAACGATAGCGAACTCTTCGGGAATAGTCGTGTTCCCATAGGCGCTATAGAGGGCCTTGAGGGCTTCGTCGTCTGCAAAGTGAGTGCCGACGTTCAAGATGGTGGTCACAAAGTCTGGGGTGTTTTCCGAGTCCATGTTTAGCTTCCTATGGCGTACATAAATTATGGGAGTATGGCAATTATATCAATCGGGTATGCGGTTTCGCCTTGATGAGGCGTAATCTCGTCACCTTCCTGTCGCCACTCGACCGGCCCGTCCCCCATCTTTACTGCAACAACTGGCGTGGGAGCGTGTGGGACGTTAAGTGCAACCTCGCAACAATAGGGGGCTTCAATGTCGTCAAGTACGACGCTTCCGTCTGCGTCCCCAGCTAACGACACCCATTGTGTTTGCGGGTTCCTACCAAGGGTTGTGCGCGCGACATCGACGTAGCCGCGTTCGCGGATAGCTTCAGTGATCGGCTTACATGCCTCGTCCCATTCGCGGCTAGGGACTAGGACGGTTTCTTTTGTTTCTGGGCGAGTGGTTTCAATGAACATGGCCTCAGTTGCCCTTCACGGTTGCCTCGTAAGCGGCGCGGGTCTGAAGCACTCCGAGGAGAGCATTCTTCGAGGGGGCGAGTTGTGCTTGGGACAGGAGCATAGCTTCGTTGCGTGCGGCTTCAGTGGGCGTGTAGGCGCGTCCGCCTGATACGAACACGTAGTCCCCGTATTCGCCGCTTACGTTCTGCATGAGTTCTCGCAAAGACAAACTGAAAGCGGGGTACCCCTCGTCGTTCACGGTGATAACACCACTCTCGTTGACGCTGTAGTAGCCGAACCGTAAAGACTCAGGCTTACGGGAAAGCAGGTAGCGCCACTTATCCAGCATCTTCATGCGAGCGTCCTGTACGTCACCCATCACGCGCGACGCATAGTCAGGAACAAACGGGGAAATCTTAGCGACCAATGCTTCACCCAATGCGGTCAGGAGGAACCCTGCTTCCACTGGGAACACTGCGATCAACGCTTCTCCAGCCGTGACAGGCTTCAACCCGTCGCCGTCTACCGCGTAATACACGGGGCCATCAGGAACGCCTTCCGCACCCAGCGTAGGGCCGAAAACCTCTTCATATTCATCTTCGGGGAGGCAATATGCGGGGGTGCCAAGTGAAAGAGAGGGAAGCAATAGGGAGATGAGTGTGGCAAACAGTGGGCCGTAGGCTTTTTCGGAAGCGTCCGTAATGCGAATCGCTTCGTCTATTTGTTCTTGTGAGAGACCTTCGGGGAGATTCATGGGTTTGTCCTTCCGTGTTTATGAGAGGAAATAGCTTAGAAGTGAGGTGATTGCGTCTTGTAGGGCTGCTGTTAGGAGGAGTGCGGCCATGATGACTGTTGCGACTGCAATGCCTATTGCGCCCTTCAAGGTCACGTACTTGTCGCTTGTTGCTTCTTCTGGGGTGGGCGCGTATTCGAGGCTCCCGAGCATGACAAGCCGATAGGCGTGCAACTGGGGGGAAACAAGACTGACAGCTAAGCCAGCGAACTGCATGACTGCCCAGGCGATCAACAAGACACCGAACACTGAACATGCCACGGCTACGCCCCTATCGAGCGCGGACTGGGACTCTAGTTCCCGTTGGGCGAGAATGTCATACAGGTTGTCTTTCTGTTGCTGTGAGAGCTGGGAGCCTTCAGCCAGTGAGACGGCCTGCCCTTCGGTGATGCTCGGCTTCTTCGGCATACCCGGCAGTTCCCAGTCGTCCTTCATTCCCCCGCCAGCGGTATCCGTACCGGCAGACGCGGACGATGAAGAAACAGAACCGCCGTTGACTTTCTTTAGGATTGTCGCCGTGTAGGAGACGCGCTTCATGAACCCGGCTTCAGCGCCTCCGGGTGCTTCCCAGTTCGTCATCCAAATCCACGTCGCGAAATACCAGTTATCGGTTTTCTTGAATGCGTCTACGTTGTCGAACTTATCTTCCCCGGAAGGGACGGTCGCACCCTTCACGCCGTACTTGTCAGCGTCAGTGAGCGCATACTGGGCCATTGACGGGTAAATGCTTGCGGTGGTTTTCCAACCAACCCACTCTAAGCGCCCGTCCTCAATGGCGGCTTCCATTGTCTTATCGGCTTTCAGGCCGCTACAGGAGTTCACGCCGTTCTTCGCTAGTAGCGAGGTGCGCCTTGAGCCTAGAGCTTGATACAAGCCACACGCGCCACTAGAGGGGTTTTGAGCGTCCAAACTGAACCCTGACTCGCGCCAGAAGTTCCCTGCGATAGCCGCTGCCGCTTCCTTACTGAACCCTTGGGATTGAGCGGCTGAAACAACGTCTTGCGCGATCTTCTTATGCTCGTCGTCAAGACTGTTCCAGTTCGCCTCGATAGCCTCATCAGAAACAGTGGGATTAGCTGGTAGAGCGTATGCGCCGCGCACGCCGCCTAGCCCTAGCAGCATGACAATGAGGCAAACTACTAGAGCTAGGCGCGCGATGAGCGCGTGATGGGCTTGATTGACTGTAATCATTTGTTGCCTAACGGAACGCCACTCCGGTGATCGTGATTCCGCGCTTAGCTGCTGCGTCTTTCAGCGCTAAAGTTGCGACCTCTCGACTGTCATACAGGAGCGCGAGCATGTTCAATGCGTCAATGCCGCTGTAGGGGTCTGAGGTAACTGACGTGAACTTTTCACGCATAGGAATGTCACTATGCGTGTCGCGGAACTCTTTAGCGGCCTTAATGATTTCTTCGTCGCTCACATAGCGAGCGATAAAACCCTTGAGAGGCAGTTCTGTTTCATGCCCCTTGTTGTCAATGAAATACAGCCACGTCTTAGGTGTGAAAGCGATCTTAGAGGGTTGCCATAGGCCCATGAGAGGAAGAGCCATGTCATATTCTTCGGGAATGCCGAGAGCACGGTTGATTTCATAATTCGCGCTATCTGTCGAGTATTCTCCGTTAGGCTTTCCCTGTTGCTGCTCGCCTAAGAACCCGAGGGAGCGAGAAAGCTCCCTGCTCGCCTCGTTCACATAATCCAAGGAACGTTCGTAAAGCTCTTCCTCATATTCCTCTCCGAAATTGCGATCATGACACTCTGGGCCAAAGAGCTTTCTCATTCCATCTTCATCGCGGTTGTCCCACAATACGTCGGAAACAGCGTCAAAATCTTCTTCAGCAGCAACGAAAACAGCGTCCAAATAGACTGATATCAGTGCGGGGTAACGACAGTACTCTCGAACATCCTCATCGGTTCGGCCATAAACCCCGATAGTTGAATCCGTTATTTCCAGCCATTTCGACAGGCCCAAGTTTTCCGTAGAAAGATTCATTTCCTCAGCGAGTTTTTCTAACGCTACCGGGTTGCCTTTAAGGAGAGCGCAAGCATTAAGTGCGCTCACCCCGTCCGTAAAGTGCAGGAAATGTACCGTGGAGCAGAAGTCTCTGCGACAGCGCGGGTCTTTAAGTTCTCGCTCGTCGAGGCACTGTTCAATGCTCTGAATTAGGCGTTCTTCGTGCAAACTGTCGTTGATTAAGTCTGCGAGTTTGATTCCCGTAAGGTGCAGTCCCCTGCGTGTCTTGTAGCCAACTTCTTCGTCCCCCTTATACGGGGCGTGCAGCGGTTCAACATAGGAAGCGTGTCCAAGCAGAGGGATGAACCTGTCGGGCATATCAAGGTCTTTGATGTCGGTAACCAAGTCGCTAGGACTACCGGAGTCGATCATGTCCGCGAGCCAGCCTACAAAGTCCCGCGTGATAGCTTTCTTGATCTCGTCGTCACAGAACTTCTCGTCCGTGCCGTAGACTTCCTGCGCATAATTGCCTAGCTCCGCTACTCGCGCGAGCTTTTCTTCCGAGAACTGTAAGTCATCAAACACGCCGTCCTCTAAGTCCTTACGGCTTGCGACATAGAACCCTTCATGATTGATGACAACAAGCACGGGGAACACACTGACAGCCATGAGCACGCCTCCTTAATCGGTTTCTTTTGGCTGGTAGTAAATGCCAAAGTTTTCGTCAATGACGGTGGTAAAAGTACCCGCATAGTAGCCGCCGGGAACCGTGCGTAGCAGTCGGCAAATGTCGTAGTCGAATCCCGGTGTGAACGGCGGGTACGTGTATGCGGGGACTTCATGGCCGTCAATGTAAGCGATCTGCCCTTGGGTGACGCATTCGTCGCCGCGAGCGCCAAGAACGAAGCCGTGTTGGAACATTTCGGGCTGGTCTCGCATGTGTTCTGCGAGGGTATCGCGGGCGATCATGGTGAGTTCTTGCACTTCGTCTACGCCGCCTTCTAGGAATCTTCGGGGGATGGAGAGCCTGCCTGCGAGATACGTGTACGTGTTGGTGTCCTTGTACCACTCGTAGGTGAGGACGTTCCCTGAGATCGTGTAGCGGGGGGCGAGCCATTCATATGACTTGTCTGCCATGCGTAGGTGCATGAGTTCCGTGTCGTCGAGGAGTCGATAAGGAGTGTTCTCGTGCAGGTAACTGTCCGCTAGGAGGCGCGTTGCGACAGCGAGACTGCGGGGCATGGTGAGCGCGTACTCGTTCACGGTGTCGCAATACAGGCGCAGTGGGACAGGGCCAACGAGGGCTTGACTGCCGCCGAACATTTCCCGATTGACCTGATCTCGGGTTTCCAACGACCGGTTGTTTCCAAGGAGGAGTGCGCACGTGGCTGCGACACACCAAAAGAGCGCTCGCTGTTTCTTGTTCTCGTAGTCAAAGTTGGTTTCTTCTCCCTCGGGGACGTGTACGCCGTGATTGTCGAGGACGTGGGCGATGCACTCACAGGAGTATTCGTCGTTAAACACATCTTCGAGACTGAAACGGACGGGAGCGTCGTCCACGTACACCTGCCACGTGGGCTGGTATGCGAGGAAGCGCGTGCGGAAACGGAACGCGCTGATGTGGCGGGTGACTGCGAGAGTGTCCTCGGCTGAGAGATTGTAGGGGTCGATATGCGGGATATTCCCGTCCTCGTGGAGGTCGTAGAGGCTTTCTGCGATCAAGAGAGCGTCTGCAAGATCGTACTCGTCCTCGGTGCGTTCAATGACTTCTGCGATGAATGGGATAGCCGCCTGCGAGCCGGGTGCGACGAACATGTGGCCGTCGGTGTCGATCAGGATGAGAGGGTTCATTTCGGGTCTGGTCTTTTCTGGTTGGTTTGGTTGGGGCTTTTGGGTTTGGAGCTACTTGCTGGTCGGGCTTTTCGTGGTCACGTGTACTTCCGCTGGGGAGAGGATATGCGTGGTGCCGGTTGGGGTGACTTTAGAGCGGTCTGCTTCCCGGTTGTGTTGGCATTCGCTGGTTGTTTCCCCGCAGTAGGTGGCTGCGTATGGGAGGAAACCGACGTAGGTTTTCCCGTCGATTTTGAGCCTTGTGGGGGTTGCCTGAGCGATGTCGGGGTCAGGGGAAGCGTCTCCGTTTGGCACGTAGGAGAAGATGACTTTGGGCGTGAGGACTTGGGCTGCGTCCTCGACGGGGACGAACACTCCCCCTGCCCATGAGTCGTAGATGCTAAACAAGGCGTATGCGGGCTTGTTTCCGTTGTCGAAAGTGACGGGGACGAGGCAGGTTTCAGCGAAACATGTCGCTGTTGCTTCCGGGTCGATCACTCCGTCGTTGTATGGGCCAAGACCACTTCCGGGGGCGATAAGTGAGGGGCGAGAGTTTTCGGGCCTGTTTTTGACTTTCCCAGTCCATGAGACGGCACCGAGTTTCAGGTCACCTTGGACGCACGACCAATACAACTGCGGGTCGCCCGTCTCGTACATGCGCTTGCAAGTGTCTGGGTTTTCCTCGTAGTCGCTTGCGTTGTAGGTGACGCGCGGAGCAGGGGTGGTTGAGGCCGGGGCGCTGGGGGTTGGCGTGGTTTTCGCTGGCTTGTAGATGGTTTTCCCGAGGATGAAGAAACCCATGAGTAGCGCGATGAGGATTGCGCACACGATGTAGACCTTGCGGCTCTGGCTTCCAGCTTTAGTGGCCTTGCGTGTTTCAGCTTGTACCGTGGCGCGCTTGGGGGGCTGTTGGGGTTCTTCTTCCCCTGACCACGGGTCGTATTCGATTTCCATTAGAAGTACCTCGGTTCTAGCGAATGAGTGCCGTATGCAAGATTGCGCTCAGGAGAGCGAATCCCATGAGGAACGCGACGGTCGTCATGAATCCCCAGATTTTCTCTCCGATTTGTCTGCCAGTCAGTGTCCGATACTCCCCCAGCTTAGGGATGCGACTCCACCCCCTGCGGGTAGCGAAATAGGCGAGAGCGAAAATGATGATGAGTAGGGAAATGTACGACACAAACGGCTGGTGGAAGAGGCTCACGGGGCTGACAAGCACGTTCTCAGACGGCGAGTATGCGGGTGCTCCTGCATGTGACGAGACGTGAGCGGTGATAGCGCCGTCTGGGAGCGGGTTAGGGATTTGTGTTGTTGCGTCTGTTGGCGGGTGGAGGGCGAGTTGAGCGTCGTTGCGTGTCATCTGTCGGTTTAGTCGCGTGAGGGACGCGGATAGGTTACCGCCGATCATGTATGCGGCAATGATGAACGTGAACCTGATGAGGCGTGCGCCGAAGGAAGCGAAACGCCTTGTGAGTGGATTACGCGGGTTTGCCATAGTGCCCTTTCCTTTTTTGTTGCCGTTTTTTAATGGCTTGTCCTTGTTTTGCGTATACGGTTGTTTGTTTTTGGTTAGTAGTCTCACCATACCACAGATGTAGCGAAAATGATACATGTGTGCGCTTAACTTTACGTCCGTATCATTTTCCTATACACTTTTGGGCATGGACATCACGGATTACACGTCAAGCGACTTCCGACGAGCAGTCGGACACCGACTCAAAGTGCGCCTCTTTGACAAGGGAATAAGTGTTGCTGATGCGGCGAACACTATCGGCTTATCTCGCACAACCCTGTCTCGGAAACTCAATCCGGCACGCAATGTGACATTCACGGTCGATGAGTACGCGCTACTATGCGAGCTGGTCGGCTCGTCCGCTGACGAAATCTTCCAAGAAGCAAAACAGTCTCTCTCCAACTAACCAAACCAAAACCAACAGCCAGAAATAAAACCATGAGCAGTAAAGAACTAGCGTCCAGACAAGATGACGCACAAGACGTGATTGTTCTCGACATAGCCGAGGACAACATGGAGACTGCTTCCCCAAAGCGGGAACGCTGTTTGTATGACGACGCAGATTTTCGCGCGTTCTGGACGATCTACCCTCGGCATGAGAATAAGAAGGGCGCGTTCAGGTCATGGAAGAAGGCCCTAGAAGCCGGTTTGCGGGCCGAAGATATCCTGCGCGAAGCAACTGACTATCGAGAGCTTGTAGCCGCCGAGAATCGCGATCTGCGGTATGTGAAGCACCCGACCACGTTCTTGAACCAGCTTGACGCTGACAGTATCGGGGATGCGCGTAAAAGCATGGTTGACGCGGCTCAGTTTGAGCGCGAAAAAGAATATATGGCTTCCACTCAGCGTCAGCGCGGCATGAGCATGAGCCAGTACAACGCGGAAGAAGAAACCAAAGCCGTGCGCCGCCAGTTGGAAACCTACCCGATACTCACTGGGCAGGACATTGACTCAGCCGCGCGTGACCTTGGGTTCATGCTCGAAGATATCCCACAGCACATGGACATGATTGGCGGGCTTGACAAGATTAAGACCAGCCTTGAAGATGTCGTCCCGAAGATGACTAGCCTCGTGGAAGCCTACAACGCTTATGTGGCCTCTAAGACGATGGATGAACTTGCCCGCACCTCACGTGACCTACAGGCAGTGTGCGCGCAAACAACAAGCGTCGTGTTCCACAATGCGTGCCGCTACGGCTGGTACAAGACATTCCACAACGTTCACGCAATCCCCAAGGCGATCATCATGCAAGCCACGCGCGGCGGCATGAGCCTAGAGGACGCGCGCCACCAAGCAGCGTTAGCGGCCTTGGATGACGTGAAGCTCCTGAGCGGCAAAATCAACCACAGTGCGGTAGCGAGCGTCCTCACTGAAGCGTTCTCCCGCGTGGAGACGGGAAGTGACGTAGACGCGGCGATCAACAATACTTTGAGCTACTTGCGTCCCCAGCAGGAATACTCCCCACAGGAACAAGCGGTTTTCGCGAAAGAAATCTACACGAAAGTCCGCCCAACACCTGACATGCTTGAACTCGACAAACAGCAAACCAAACTCCTTGTAGAAAGCCGGTGACCAGACATGTATGTCACTCCTGAAACGATGCGCGAATGCCTCACGAAACTGTCCGAAACCGGCCTCATCCGCCCGCTCCCCGAAGCGCCTAAGAAACTGGAAGCACTCACTCAAGCGTGGCGTGAGGGCATTATCCCGAACGCGACGGACGCGAACATGAGGGCCGCTGTTTCCTACCTTATGCAAGAAGAAGAAACGGGCGGCTCCTACGTGACTGTTGCCCGGTTCAATAAGGCTTTGCGTGTGGTTCGCCAGCGCGCGGCCTCAGCTCGAAGCCAGATCATTAAGGGCTTGGAGGAAAGCGACACGGGTGTGCTCGCTGAACTCACCATGAACGACGGTGCTGATGAGGCCCTTGAGGAAAGCAACCAGTACGCGGGCTTGTTGTATCGCCGTGCGGCTCACATGGCAGCAGCCGGTGGCGCGTCAAAGCGTGGCATTGAACGTGCGGGCGCTATCGCTGTTCAGCGTTTCAATGAGGGCGGTGCGCTCAAGAGCTTGTATGAGCACTTCCAAGACGTGAGCGAGGCGATCTCTGGGGGCACGTTCTTGTCCCCCGTTGAGGCCGCTGCCGTGTTCTCAGCCGACAGTGAGTCCAGTAGTGTTGCCGCTTACTCGCCTGACCGTATCCAGCAACTCATTCACGGGCGCACACAAACACCATCAACCACTAACAGCGGAGCGCGCAAAGCCCAAGACTCCCCCGAAGCGAAAGAACGTATCCGTCAAGCTAACCGGCAGATCGTCGAGTCAATTAAGCGACGCGGCATTGAAGCGCGGGAAGCGAAACGGGAAGCGGAACGCGCGCAGCAAGAAGCCGAGCGTCGTCACGCGGATGAAACTCTCGCACAGTTGAAAGAACTTATTGCAGCGGGACAAATCGAGCTTTAACCGCGCAAGCGCACAGTCCGAACTGTTTAACACCACAACATCAGCAAACACCAATAGGAAAAACGAACAGAATGATTACTATTAGTTACCCGTCCGGCTCTATCAGTGGGGACACTGTTTTTGACATTGAGGAACGTATCTCGCGCATGTCTGACAGTGAGCAAGGCACCCCCGTGTGGCAGTGGGATGAGGCTCGTGGGGTCTGGCAGCGTTTCGACGGCGCGACCACTGACCTGTATGGGCCAGATGAATACCCGCTGCGTATCAAGGACCTCATTCGGTTCCTCGCTTATATCCTCGATGATGACACGATCAGTGTCCGAGACATCAAGGTTGAAGTCAGCCTTGAGGACGATGAGCGCCCCTTTCCGTGGGAAGTACTCGCCTATCGGGAAAGCATTGGTTTAGGGCGCGCGCAGCTCGCTCGCGCACTCAAAGCACGCGGCCCGAAGCTCGTGGAAGCATGGGAAACTGGGGCGACTAAGCCCGGCCCGTGGGTGGGTGACGGGATTGAAGAAATCGCCCGTAAGCATGAGAAGGCCGCGCGTGACCTACAGGCCGCTATCTACGCAACCGAGGGCGATACCGTCGCCGTCGTATGTCCCCCCGCTGACAGCTTCCCGCCGGATAGCGCGTGGGGTGCGTATGAGTGGTTGAACTTGTGTGCCCGCGTGATCGGTGGCCCTAAGCGAGGTGTTCGTATCGTCCGAAACATTGAGCAAGCAGAAGAGCGTGGGTGGCCGCTCGTAAACGTTGCCCACATCTTGAACCGTGACTACTCCAAACCAAACAACAAGCCCGAAAACTAGCCAGAAAGAAGAAACACCATGACATTCACTGTCTACACTAAAAGCAACTGCCAACAGTGCGTCGCAACCAAGCGGCTACTTGACCGCCGTGGCGTGCCCTATACGACCGTTGACCTTGATGCTGACGCAAGCCAGATCGAGGTCGTGAAAGCCCTCGGGTTCACATCAGCTCCGGTTGTTACCGTGACTGACGGGACTCGAACGATTGATTCTTGGGGTGGCTATAGGCCCGACAAGATCAAAGAACTCGCTTCCATCAACTAAAACACTCTCACAGAAAGAACACTCAACATGTCCATCATTTCGATTGTCTCAATCGTGTTCGCGATTGTTTTTACCCTATTGGCCGCGTTCCTCATCTTCTACTACGTGCGCATGACTAAGCAGCGTGACGAGGGTGGCCGTATGGGCTTCACTCAGACCAAGGGAACTGTCTCCGCTGAGACAGATGAAAACGGCGACCTAACGTGGGGCGACTAGAAGCTCTCTAAAAACACTAAACGGGGCGCTCAGAGCAATTTTGTGTTCTGAGCGCCCCGTTTTCGATAAAAAAGAGCGTTTTTTCGCCGCTAAGAGCGATATGACCACAGTCTGTCTTTTGTGAGGACTTTTCCGGCCCATACGGTTGCAAGTTCCCCGTCAATGTGAATTGGTGTCTCGCGGTGGGCTTTCAGGTTGATTCGGCACATGTGAATGGTGTTGTTCACAGGCATGTCGCGGACGGGGAACCGGTCTCGGTCGCTGGGGACAGCTTGGTCAGCATGTACTTCCTGCACCCAAAGCGTTCTCTCAGTGCATCGAATCACCTGCCAGAACCTAATTATTCTTACGTCGAGGGGCATGGGGCGTTCGGTTACGAAGATTGTGCCGATGGGGTAAAGTTTCGAGTCGTTTTGAGCTTCCCCTTGCTCGACTATGCAAGTGGCGATGTTCCTGACATCTTTTTCCTTCAGTACTAGCAGGCGTGCAATGTGTTCGGGTTCCATTCCGAGCGCGATAGCCGCAATTATGTTGTCGTTCCGATCTAGGCCGCTGATGACATACCCCGGCGTGTGTAAGAGCATCCGGTAGTAAATGGGGAAACCCTTTTTCAGCATTTTGTCCGTGAAGTCAACGAAACCTTCCGCTTCTTCAACTTCCCCTGTCGAGTAGTTGTAGATGCCAGTGACTTCATAGTGTGGGCCGTGTGCTTTCAGCACGTGATCTGCCCACTTTGTGATTGTGCGTAGCGCCTCATACTTATCTAAGTTGCTAGGGAAGCTCTCTTTGTATGGCCCCACGTGAGACACGTAAGCGCTGACTTTGCTGAACAATGTTTTTGGAACCTGCGAGTCTCCCCTACTGGCGTTAACTGCGTATCCCGTGACAGTGTCTAGGTCAACGCCGTTTCGTGCGGGTACAACAAAGCGTGCTTTTTCTTTCCCATTGAGGAGATAGGAAACCCGTGCGAGTGGAATATGAGTGCCTTTAAGGTGCTCAATCTTGAACTCATACGGCAGAAGGTCGCTTGCGCCGTGGAAATTGAGTTTTCCGCTTTTCCCTTCTTCTTCCCACTCGACAACAGCGATTACCCCGGCATACCCGAGGAGGGCGACGGTTTCTTTCTTCTGACTCATTGGACTACTGCCTTTCTCGTGCTAAATGGTTGTGTTTGGCTAGGAGTAATCGTCGGATAGTTTCGCGCGACTAAACAGTGCGATGAGCGTCCTCTGTGAATACTTTCCCGGTCCAGATGGTTGCGATATCCCCGTCGATGCGGATGGGTGCCCCGGGTGCGGCCTTCAGGTTGATGCGGCACTCGTAGATCGCGTCGTTCTTCATAGTGTCGCGTATGGGGAGATATTGTCCTGTCTGGCGGTCTCCTGCGGCTTGTAGCTCTTGCATCCAGAGGGTTCTTTTCGTGCAGCGGACTACTTGCCAGTACCTAAGAAGTACTTGATCGGATGCCATAGGGCGCGCGGTCATGAAGATTGTCCCAATGGGGTAGAGTTTTGACTCGTTTCGCGGGTATAGCCATATTCTGCGCGCGGGGGCGCTGAATGCTCTGGCTTGTTCTTCTGAAATTGCTAATAGCCACGCGATGTCTTTGGTTTCGGCTCCGAGTGCGGCTGCTGCGAAAGCGTTGCTCTCCACGCTTACATGTGGCATGAAGTACCCCGGCGTGTTCAAGAGCGAGGGGAAGTGAATGGGGAAGCCCTTTTCTTCCATTGTTTCTGTGAAAGTAACATTGCTGCCTAGAATCTCTAGGATTTCGTTCGTGTCGTAATCGTAGATTCCGGTTATTTCACATCGCGGGCCGCGCGTCTGTAGGACATGTGTTGCCCATTCTGCGATTTTCCACACCAGAGTGGATGTTCCTGCGAGGCGATAGGCGAACCGCGCGTATGGCCCCTTCTGGATGTATGTGGCGGCTTTGTAACGAAGCATTTGCTCGTAGGTGCTTGGGAACTGTGACTTACCTTCAAGACACCAGTCGGCGTAGAACGCGACCATGTTCGCATCGACGACTCTGCCTTCTTCCAAGTCGTCAATGAAGCGCGCTTTTTCTTTCCCATTGAGGAAATAAGTGAATCGCGTGAGCGAGATGGTGCTGCCTTTAAGGCGTTCGACCTTAAACGCCAATGGCGGGAACTTATCTTGGAAGTTACCTGTGCCGTGGAACGTTAGCCTGCCGCTTTCTCCTTTTTTATCCCATTCATCTTTGACCCACTCGACATCAGCGGTCACACCGACATACCCGTGGAGAGGGACGGTTTCTTTCTTCTGGCTCACTGTTCTATTTCCTTTCGGTTGTTAGTTGGTTGTGGTTGGTTAGAAGTAGTCGCCGGATGCTTGCGTGGGTGTACCGTCCCAGACGTATGCGCGCGCGTTCTGGATGCGGATAGGGGTGTTTCGTCCAAACCGGAGGTTAATTCGACACTGGTACACGGTGTCGTCAACTGGTTCTGGGGGCATGACGGGAACCAGCTCCTTGTATGCCGGAGTGTTAACTGTTGGCGTGACGCGGATTTGTTGAACCCAGAGGGTTTTCTCAGTACTGCGAACAACCTGCCAGAAAGCGACAGTTGTTCTCTCATAGCTCCATGAGGTCACGAGGATTGTCCCAGTGGGATAGAGCTTTGACTCACCACTCTCCCCCGTTGTGCGAGGCTTCTTTCCTGCCCGTCGGCTCTCCTTGATGATGTCTTTCACTTCTTCCTTGGGGAGTGCGAGTAGGAACGAAATGAAGTTGACGCTCATGTCGCGCGCGTGACAGTAGAGCACGGTGTCGTGTGCGTCTAGGTCGTCAATGAGGCCGGGGGTTTTTAAGAACTGCTGGTAGGTGATGGATGCGCGTAGATTACGTTGGCTTACCAACGGCTGTTGCGGCATTTCGTCAAGCCTTGCTACCTCCGCAGCGAGATAGTCACACATTGCCGCTTCATCGTGTCTAACACCGTATTCTTCGTAGACTTGGAACGCCCAACGCGCGATTTCGTCTGCAAGTGTCCTGAGTCTCTTAAACTCAGGGTGACCGTCGAACGGGCCGTTCTTAATGAGAGATACAGTCTTGTAGAAGAAAATCTTCTTCAGCCCAATCATGCGCTGAACAGAGCGCATTCTGTCCGGTGTTACTTCAATGCCTGCCATGACGCTTTGCGCGTTTAACGGTGCGCCTGACTTTGGCCTGACATACCGTGCAACACCAGTGCCGCCACGGTAGTAGATGACGCGAATGATCGGCTGGTGGGTTCCTTTAAGTTCCTCCACCTCGACGCTGATCGGCGCGTAGCGTGAGTCGCTGAAAACAAGTGTTCCGCGTTCGTCTTTCTTCTCCCACTCAAGTCTGGCAGTGACGCTAGGGTTGGTCGGGACCTGAGCGATATCAGTGTTGCGTGCCATTACGCGGTTTTCCTTTCGGTCGCTTGTAGGCGCTTGAACTCGTTGAGCACCTGCGGGTTGCTGAGTGTGGCTTGTTGGTCGATGGAGGCGAGTTGTTTGCTTGTGGCTATCGCGTCGCGCGTGAGGTGGTGGGTGGCGGCGTAGCGTTTCGTGAAGCCACTGTGTGCGTGGACGTGTTGGAAGATGCTTTCGGCTACGTGCCACGTGTAGGGGGTGATCGCGGTCTTGTGTGCGATGAGGAAGTAGAGGGCGCTGACTTTTTCGTAGCAGTCGTACATGTCGTAGCCGCCGCAGTGGGCCGCTGCGTAAGCGCCTGATGGTGTGGACGTGTCTTGTGGGGTGCGTGCTACGGGTTTACCGAGGTCAATGTAGGCGGCTGCGTGAGCTAATGCGGGGTTGTTTGTGTATGGGCTGGTTGATGCGATTTGTATGGCGCGCTCGCGGTGTTTAGCGATTGTTTCCACGTGGTAGGGGTTGCGGTGAGGCAGGTCGATGTTGAGCGTCATTTCGGGAATGTACTCGTCGAACGCGGGGCATTGCAGTTCCACTGCGTCCGCGTCTACTCCGAGGCGCGGAATATCCAAATGTAGGTACATGTAGCGGATAGCTTCTTCAGGTACCCGAGCGTCCCCCGAGCGCTGGGCGTTCTGGGCGAGAATCTGAGCGAGAGGCTTATGAATGATGAGCGCGATGACGGGAACATTAGGGTGACGTTTCTTCACGTCCTGATACAGATCGGCGCGTAAAAGTCGCCTAACGTTCGTCGCGTCAAAGAACACGTCTTGTCCCATGTCCAGCAGCGTGTGAATGTAACTGTAAGCAGCCTTGAATACTTGCGGGTTATGTTTGTTACCTTCCGTGAGGGAACCGTATCGTTCGATGCGAATAGCGTCTGTAGACACGACATTACCGGCGCTAATCCTGTTCACAAGGCTTGTCTTACCGACCCCCGCTGGGCCGATGAGGATATAAAGCGCTGGCATGAAACTCCTGCCTTTCTACGGGCGGTATAAGAATCCGGTTGCGTGGCTATAAGTTAATGCTCCGGCAGCGCCAGTAAGGATGTTTAATCGGTCTTGCGGCGTGTAGACGATCATGTTGCCGTTGAGTTGTTTGCGTTTCCGCGCGTACATGATTTCCTGCAAGGTGAACGGGCTGCGGATTTCTCTGGGCTTGGGCTTGGTTCGATCTCCTAGTGCGATACGCACCTCGGAAGGGATGGGGAACGTCATTTCAGGCGTGGTGAGAATGGCCTGCAAAATGGCTTTCGCCCGGTGTCGGGATATTTCGATTTCCACGCACGGCAGCGGTGTTAAAAACGCTCCCTGCTGGCGTTCGACGTGCACGTAGTCGTAGAGTGCGCCTTTAGTTTTCCGCAGCGTCACACCAACGCAGCCGGTTCCTTTGGTGGATGAAAACGTCATTTTCTCCCATAAGAAGTTTTGTCTTACCGCTTCAACGAAAACTTGGTTAGCGACGCGGCGAGATACTTTAAGCGACTGCCTAGCTTCTTCAATGGTCAAACCAAGCTCTCCAAGCACAGCAGCTTGAATGATACCGAGGTTAAATGAGCGCTTGAATGGTCTTTTCGACTGGTGTGGCATAAAGATGAGTGTCTTTCAGAAACCTTAGCGGGAGCAGACAATTAGACCATCGTTGAGGAAACGTAGGCTCAGGACACTGGCGCGAACGATACTGTCCCACTCGCGGACGGTGAATACGCGACTGCCCGCCACCAATGGGCGTTCTGACATGTCTTGTGGGAACGCTAAAAGTACTGCGCTGGCTTTTTCGGGCATGTCTGCTGGGTAGCGTGGCGTGGTGGCGTTCCCGTCGCTGGGGCGCGTCCCGTAGCCGACGTAGAGTCCGAGGTCGTTTTTCAGTGGCGGTTGGCCTTGGGGGGATGTGAGGTTGCGGAGAATAATGTTCGCGCGTTGCCTACTGATTTCTAGTTCTGGCGCGATATTGACAACGGCCCTACCGCTTTCGCTTTGGACGATTGAGAACAAGCCCGATAGCTGCTTCTGATTGTCCGGCTCAGCGAGCGCCCATAGTTCAACAAGAACCGCTGGCCCCCACGCTTGGACGCGCACTTTCAGCCCGTCCCACAGGAAGCCGTCTTTAATGGCTTTGCGGAGGACGCTTGCTGTGATCTTGGCTCGTAGTCCGGTGTCGGCTCGTACTTGGTCGAGGGTGACTTTCTGGCGTTTGAGTGTGGCCGTGGTGGCCTTACCAAGGTCGAATGCGTCTGAGAGCTGCATGATTGTTCCTTCACTAGGTGCCCGTTTGCCTTAAAACTCCTCGTTTTAATGCTTTTCCCCTGTTATTCCGCGCGTTTCATCCTGTTACCGGTAACTATTAGTGGCCGCTTTTGGAGGCTTAAAAAATGTTTTTCCACCCTCGGAACATGATCTTGTCTCCCGACATGAAAGATAACGTGTGGGGGACGTATCAGGGGGACATTGTTGTGTCCTACCAGAGGCCCGGAAACCCTAAGTTGAGTCTTGGGGTTTTAACGTTGCGGCAAGTGGGTGCGTCCACGATTCAAGTGACTGCGACGGGTAAGACTAAGGGGTTCCACCCGCAAGCGTCGTTCGCGTGGAACATTTATGTCGCTGAACGTAAGCCGGATTTGCGTATGGTCGCGTGCATGATGTTCCCGCTTGTCGCCCCGTGGCGGTACACGCGGGAGGACTTGATGCTTGTTGCAAGCCGGGCGCGTGATTTTATGCGCCGAGCAGACCAGAGGGAAAACGGTATGCCCTTGGACATCGTGTTCGACCTGTTGGGTGGGATGCTGCACTACTATCGGCCCGGCGAGCTGGACGTGTTCGCGCAGACCGCGCCGGGGACGTTCATGGCTCGCACGGACTTGATTCACCAGTCTGGGGGGAACCGTAAGCGACTGTTGAACATGGTTTATGCGGCTTGGCGGGCGCATGAGAACGCTTGCGCGGCCTCGTTGAACTTCCGTGGCATAGACGCTTCACGCGCCTATAACGAGATGTACAGCGTGGACTACGATTTTCAGATCAGCCAGTACAACTTGGACCGTAATGATCGGATTCCGGCTGACCTTTAACGGTGGTGTGCGCCGTTTAGTGGGCGTTTAACAGTCAAGACCAGAAACCTATAAAGAAAGAGACTGTAACCATGCTCTACTACCCTGACCGCGTGTCCTTGAAGGGCCGAGACGTGTTTTATAACTTCCGGGCTGAGGGGAAGAAGAAGGTTGCCCGGTTTGAGACCGACGCTGACATGGGACGTATTCGCGTGAAGCTCCCCAATGGGACTGCGTTGTGTGAGTACACGACGGACTCATTGTTTGCTGATAAGGAAGCCTTGCGGTTCACTGTCGCTCAGCTCCTTACCGCCGCCACGTTCACTGTTGAGGATGCGACTGTCGCGGCTCGTAATGTTCGTCGCCACATGAAGGTCGTTATCGAAAACGAGGGGCTTCATAGGCCGGTTATTTTCACGCTGTTCGGTAAGGAAATCACTCAGCGTGAGGCTCTAGAAACGTATGCGTTCGGGCATTTCGTGATGGACTCGAACTTGATGCTCATGGACGAGGAACGCTCTCGTATGTTCACTCGTCACCTCGTGTTCTGCATGTGGGCGGCGTTTAAGGAAGCTGCCGAGGTGGTAGAGGCTGTTCCTGCTGGCGTTGACCGTAACACCTTGTACACGACGTTCAGAAATAGCTATAGCGAACGCTGTTCGACGCTCATGAGCGCTCCAATGTCCGCGAACGGCCTACCCGCGTCGGTCCAGCTCTGAAAGTGGATTGCATGATGACTGATGCGATGCCTGCAATTGGCATGGATGAGAACAGGCTGCGCCACTGTCACGGTGTGGGCGTGAAGGCTTCCGAACTGGGGCGCGTCCTGTTCGGGTGGTCGGACGAGAAGTGTCGAGAAATGTTCGTCATGGGATACCTGCACGACGTTGGTTATCAATTTGCCCATGAACAATCCGAGCACGAAGAACTCGGTGGCGACCTGTTGCGTTCTCTCGGTTTTGCGTACTGGGCTGAGATTTTCCATCATGGGGAGCCAAATAGTTCCTACCAATCGCCGGAGCTTCTGGTCCTTAATCTGGCGGACATGCTGACATCCAAGGACGGTAGCGCGACGACTATCCCTGCGCGCCTTGAGGACATCGCGAGCCGCTACGGCGTTGAATCAACGCAATACGTGGCGGCAAAGAAGCTCGCAGAGGTGCTCGTTGCACAGGTGCGGGAGATCGAAGGGTCACAGAGTGTCCTCAGCCAGCTCATCTCATTGGATTCGCAATCGTAGGAGTAGAAGTGATTTACAACCCAGAGAATATTCGACTACGCGAGGTGGACTCACGTTCCGGTCGCCGCTTCAAGGTCAGTTACTACTTCCGTAGTCTCGACGTATGCAACGGTGGTAATCCGGTTCGCCCGTTGGGTGAGCTTGAGGTTGAACTGTTTCCTATGCGTGCGGGGCGTGTAAGCGCGCAAGCGGCTAGGTCTCCCCTATTGGTGCGGTATTTCGACGAGGGTGATCTCGCGTTCCCGACCGTTGATCGCACTATTGCCCGCCATGCTGCGTTAATGATGTCGTCTGTTCCGAACTGGATGGGGTTTAACGCTGATGACGTGAAGCGTGTGGCGACTCGTATTCGCCGCACTATGGCGCGCATGGTTGAGCAAGGCCGCGTGCCTGACAGTGGCGTTATCTTGTTCGACTTCTTTGGTGAGGCGATCAGTGTTGGCGAGGTGCCCCGCCTCGATTATGAGGATGCGTTTACGCTTATCCCGGTTCACGTGAGGTTGCTTGACTGGTCGCCGGAAGAAGTTCGCACTCTGTTACGGCAGTTGGTTGCCGCGTCGTGTTCTGCGTACCGAACCGCGTGCCTGCAAAGCGCAATGGAAGGCCCGACTGCAACGCCTCGGCAAACGTTTATTACTCGCTACAGTCGCGCACATGCTGACGCTCTTGCCATGTATCGCGGCGAGAAACCAAAAGACCCGGCTCTTCTTGAGCTATGACAAGGAAAGGACTTCCCAATGCTTCTCGTCGTTAAGTTCCGTAATCAGATTCACCGGCTTAACCCGGCCTTACAGGTGGACATGCGTAACACTCGTATTAACGGTGTTGCGCGCGGTTGCTACGGCTACATCACTGACCCGGCTACCGGCCTCGTTATCGAGGTGGACACGGAAGAGTCTTGCTGTGTAAGAGAGCGTGGTAAGCCGGGAATGATTTATCGCGGCGTATGGCGTGAAGCAGGTCGCCAAAATATGGTTCGCGGCGTGAATCACTGGTCGAACGAGGACACGATAGCGGCGGAGATCGTACAGGCATTCAAGTACCCCGAACACTCTGGCTTGTGGAGACACCGCGTGTAAGGCGTAAAAGAACGGCGACTATCGCAATCTAATCCAATTAGGTTGCGGCAGTTGTTTCACTTCACTGTATAAGACTCAACCAGAGAGGACAACAACCATGCTCCTGTTACCTGAAAGACTCACCCTGAAGCCCGTGTCTAGGCCGCGCCCTTATGGTGATCGGCGTTTTTGGAACGTGTTCTACAAGGAGCCGGACTGGGAGAAGCCGCGTTTTGTGGGGGTTCTAGAGGTCTTTAATAGTCCCAAACGGCAAACGTACTCGGTTCAAGCGGGAATAAGTGTGAACAAGCTGAAATGGAAGATAGAGGGAGACTGTGCGGCGATTGAGCCTGATATTTCTCTTACCTTCCCTGAACAGTTCAAGCCCGCTAATGCGACGGCCATGACGTACTACGCGGCGGTTCTACTGAACTGCACAATCATGTGGGAGTTGACTGAGGAGGATGTGAACCGTATTGCGATGCGGTGCCGTCGTACTATCCGCAGGATTCGGGAAACGCTTGGCGTGGAGAATGGTTTCTCGCTGTCGTTGTATGGGAGCGCTGATGTGCGCGAGCCACAGGTGTACGCGACGCATAAGCAAGATTCTGCATATGCGGGCAGTATTAGCATTCCTGAAGCGCCGCCCAGTGACTCTCGGGACACTGCGGTGGTGCGTACTGCCGTGCATACCGCGTGGTGGGCATACAAGATGGCGGCGAGTTCGTCTTTTGTTTTGTCGCAAGATGTCCACGACCCTACTGAGGCTTTCCTGCGAGAGTTTATGAAGGCCCGTAGGTTCGTGGAAACACAGTCGCGTAAAGAAGGTTCTTTGCCTGCTTTTTCGTCCGCTGGGTTCTGTCGTTCCGATGAGGTGGATGCGGCGACTTCGCGTGAAAACGGGCGTGTTCTTAACTCGTGGTTCGCGTATGACGACACTCGCTCAGAGTTCGACCTCATTGAGGGCGATCCGGTTACATCCAATGAGATCGCGGAAATGATGTATGACGCTGCCTGCGCGGAACACTCTCGGACGGGCATTGTTGCCCCGTGGAAGGCGTTTGAGAAGGTTGCTGTGCGTCTTGTCGCCGGAGGCAGTATCCCCGGCTATCAGGGCATGATTCTTACGGACGATTCGATCAGGTCTTTAGCTAACCGGTATCCCCGTAATGATGAGGAATATGCGTTTGTTTCCTTGTTCAAGGAGTCGCACTTGGGGGATAAGAACCTTTCTCTTGGCGCGGCCCCTGATGACTATGACGGGCGTTACCGGAAGGTTGCGGCTATCGCGTGGCTTCTCGCCCGAGAGGGACGAAGCGCACTGAGGAGTTTTGAGTCCTGACGGTAAAAGCGGTGGTCCACCTTGGTTTTCTTGGTGGGCCACCGCTTTTTGCGTGTCAGTATCCGTAGTATTGGCTGACGGGATGTCCGTCCCACGGGAGCATCACGTCTCCGGTTGGTGACTTCACGCAGTGGAATGTTTTCTCTCGGAGGATGCGTGCCATGTGGGGCTTTGCGCGCGGGTTGTAGGTGTCCGCAATCGGAACAAGGTCTTTCCTCAGTGTTGCCGCGTCATAGGCGACTACGTGCGAGGTGATTTGCAGGTACCACACGGTTCGCTCCGTGCAGCGCACCACTTGGTAGAACAAGACAACGCTGTCCCCTGTCCGGTAGTTGCCTCGGTCAACGAAGATCGTTCCAACGGGGAAAATCGTAGATTCTTTTGAGACTGCCATGATCGTGTTTCCTACTCGTCGAGTGGCTGGTTGAGGATGCGGGAGATTTTACTGGGGCTGACTCCCATGAAGAACCCGATCATTTCCTGCGTGTAGCCTTCCACGGCCCACAAGAACACGCTCCGGTTGAATGAGCAGCCGTCAAACAGTGCTGGGGTGTCGCAAATGTCCTTGTAGGTGAATAACCGGACTTGCGGCGGTAGGGGTTTGTTCTTGCTGATGTCCAGTACCCTGCCGCTGCTGTCAACGTCGTACTCGAACGTGTTCAGGTCGATGATGAACTTAAGTTTGTTCGCTTCCTCTTGCGAACACGCGCCGCCTTGCACGTATTGGTAAATCTCAAGACACCAATCACCGAGACTACGGTAGGCTGCTTTCGCTTCTGCCGGGTCAGCCGTATGGGGCTGGTGTGCGCCGATAGCCTCGCGAACCTTGTAGTAGAAACCGATTTCGTAGGCGAGAGTTTTGTTAGGCTGTTTGGGCGCGCACCGGACTCTATGACGTTCGATTCGTAGGCCGCGTAGCACGTCTACCACTGACAGGGGTTGTCCGGGCAGCGACCGTGAGATGAGCCGGTATCCGAGGAGCGGCTTATCGTCGGTGGTCATATATGCCGCCTCGAAGATTTGGCCTCTCTTGTCGATGGGCTTGAGGACGAAAGCGATGTCACTGAAAGCGCCGTCTGAGAAGATAATTTTTCCGTTGCGTTCGTCTTTCGACATCTGCATGTGTACTTTCACGCCCGGCCAGAGCGGGAGTGGGTAAGGCTTGTCGGTCACGGTGTCTCCTTACAGGTTGTTTGGAGTTGGTCTTAACGGTATAACCGCTGGTCGCGCGTGTTTATCTCGTTTAAGCGTGTTGTTTTTCCGCTGCTCGTAGCCTCATGTACGTGTCCATGATGTCCTTGTCCACGATTTTCGATCTGCTGTCGATGCGCGCGAAAACGCCCGCCGTTTCCAACAGTTCACTGTCGAGGTGGTGGCGTTTGATGTACCTGTCGGTGAAGCCTCGGTGTGCTTGCATGTGATGGAAGATTGCTTCCGCAATAAACAATGCGTGCGCGTCAAGACAGTCCTTGTGGGCGATCATCCAGTAGACGGCGCTCACGTTCTCATGGCCTGCGTACTGGTCGTGACTGCCGTAAATGGATGCGATATACGCTGATGATGGTCTGGATAGGTCTTGTGGCGTGCGTGCGACGCTCTTACCGAGGTCGTGGAACGCCGCGATATCCACCAAAGCTGGCCGGTCGGCCTGTTTACGCGCGTTATGCACTGTGAGAGCAACATGTTCCGCAATAGACTCCACGTGATATGGGCTGTTGTGTGGGGTGAGATACGACTGGTTGACTTCCGGCAGGTATGCCGAGAAGTCGGGTGTTTGCAGCGTGAACGTGTCGCAGTCAACGCCCATGCGCGGGATTTGCACGCTTAGATACTCGTCTCTCACGTGGGACGCGCTCACGCCGTTAGAGCGCTTGAGGATGTCTGCGAGCGGCACATGCACCAACACGATAACCACCCGCACGCCGGGGAACCGGGATTTCACCTCCCGGTATAAGTGCGCGCGAGACATGCGAGAACAGTTAGGCGCTATGAAAACCGCGTCCAAACCGCGCTCTAACAATGCGAATAGTTTCTTAAATGCGCGCCGCGTCACCGCGTCTTTATGCTGACGTTCAACCACCGGGGAGCCATACGCTTCGCGGTGAATAGCGCTCAGTGAGACGACACTGGAATCCAGAAAACATGAAGCCGCATCTTGTGTCTTACCTGCTCCCGTAGGCCCGGCGTAGACAAATAAAGTCCCGTTCATGGCTGTTAAATGCCTCAAATTAAAGCGTTTTGGGCACAAAAAGCCCCGAGGCTTGATTGAGTTTCGTTTCTTTCTCTTCCCTCTACTGTGGTTGAGTTACTGAGTTATCGTTTCGCTTCTTTGCGCTTCCACGCTTTCCTTACGCTTTGGAACTTTGAGCGCGGAGTTGAACGTTTGTGCAGTCCTGAGCGGGAAGCAACCAACAGCGAAAGCGGGAACAATAAAAAGTAGAAACTTAAGCACACGTGAACTGTAGTTAACTGCTCACTGTTTTACAGCGTTACTCAACTCTTTTCTTTGAGCGGCAGTGGGCAGAGAAGTGCCTCTAATCATCTCAGCTAAAAACAACGGGTAAAACTCGCTGTAAAGCTAAGACTCTTAGAGGCACTACGAATCAACCCGAACTTTTCTCGTCACGTATAGCGTCGTCGTAGGGGCCGGGGCATTACTCCCAACCGGTGGCGGCATATTCTGCAAACTCCGGTAATCTCACTGGTTTGTTAGACACACCCAACCGCTTTGTATCTGTGTGAGCGGTTGAATCGAGCCGTGGCACCCCTTCGCCCCCGCACATCACCATGTGGGGATAGGCTCGCTGTTTTGCAGATCGTTAAAAAATCCCGCACAACCGGGGACGCACCGAGTGTCAGTCGGTGGGGAGGTCGTGAGATTCCTGTACTCCTGGCCCCCCAGTAGACAACCAGCTTTCGCAGGCTTCCAAAGGCTTCGCACCATTAAGGGAATGTGCTATATTGGCTCTAGTTTCTTGGTGCTGCTAATCCTAGCAGCTTTCAGGTCCGTGACAGTTGGCTTTTTGGGTCGCTACTGTTGCGGGCCTGATTTTTTTCGCCTATTTACAGTCTTTACTCAGTAAAGTGATTTGCGTTACGGCGTGTTGCTTGTATGCTTACGTGTGAGAACAAGAAACGCGGTGGCGATGATCGTGTTTTACGTCCTCTGTATTCAGGTCGCACGACGGCATGAGCATGAGGTTTCCTCATTTTCCTTGTGTTTGTGTCGTTTTAAGGCTCGCGCGGTGCCCCCTCCACTTCTGGTGGGCCGCGCGGGCCTCGTGCTTTTTAGGCGTGTTCCTGACAGAACGTGGTGGTGGCTGTAGGCTTAGTTATGTGAGTGCTGGCGGTTGTGTTGCTTCCAGTTGATTCACAGTGATGAATACGGCGTGAGCCGCGCGGTCTTAGCCTCGATGGGCCGTGCGGCTCACGTTTTTTATGCTCTCTCCCCCGCGTTTTCGAGTGTTGTAGGTTAGCAACTTTCTTTGCCCCTAGTGTGGGGCTTGAGTAGAGAGGTGACACTAAGCATGGTGTCGTTTGATGACGTGTTGAAGGCGTTGGGTGGTCATTGGGTCACTGACGGTGAGGGCACGGATTACGGTTCGTGGACTCCGAACACGGTGAAGAGCCTGATTATTTCCCATGACGGCGTGTATGTAGAAAAGCATGGGGCGAATAAGGGTGCGTTGACTCCCGCTAACCCGAAGAATGCTGATTCGCGTCGTTCTCCGCTGCGCGCGTTGTCGTATAAGCAGTTCGGCGCGTTGGAAGTGATTGTCGCGCCGGAAAGCATGTTTGAGGGCGTGGATTTGTCGCGGTTTTTCACTGAGGGTACTCGTATTGGCGCGATTTACCGTATTCCCGATGAGAGCATGATGGGGATTGAGCTGCTTGCGGGCGCGTTGCGTCGTGAGCGTGAGGCTTATGCGGAAGCTCAAGGGGGTGGCGTGGATGCTCGCCCGCTCCTGTTGGATGCGCCTGTCCCCTTGCAGTTCGCTGTTGACTTGTCTCAAATGGGCCAGTACGTGCAAGTGAAGCCCTATGACATGGTGATGAACAGTTTCCAGCTCTCACCTCAGACGTATTCTGCGGACATGATCGGCGGGACGCTCGAAACGTTCCTGTCGGGGTTGTGTACGCGCCCTCGTATGCCCGAAGAAGAGGGAGCCGTTGAGACGGTCGATGCGTTCCGTGCGCCCGAAGATGATGGGCTGGCTGAGCGTCTTGCTGAGTTTGAGGCTTCCCCACTGCGCATGAGCCTGTTGCGACTGTTGAAGGCCGCTGCCCAGCGTGGCGGCGTGTACCTTGACGCTATTGCCGCGCTCACGTGGGACTTGTCCCCCCTTGACTCTCAGCCCGAATGGTTCCCTGTTGTTGCAAGCAGCGCTGTTCTCGGGCAGCTCACGAAAGAACAGTTCCACGGCGTGATGTGCGACTGTGAGAACGAAGCCCTGTCTGCCGCGTTGTATCTCCATGCCCTACCGAAAGAGCAGCGCGAAAAACTCGGGTTCGACACGGTTTCTAAGAGCATCACGATTCAAGAAGTGATTGACGCTCTCAACGGGGAACGTGAGCCTGACAAGACTGTTCCCGATGAGGCGCTGTCGTTCTTTAACGGCGTGATTTTCTCCCGCGTTGAGTTGATCGCGGAAGAATACACGCGAATCTTCTCTTCCGGCTATGAGGTCATTAAGCCTTTCGGCATTCTCGCACCCGAGAATACGGGTGCGGACGGGAAGGACTCTAAGGGCCGCGTGTTGGCGATCAACGACGAGGGCCGGGCGTTCATGCGTCTACCGGACTCGGTGACGATGGAAACATGGAAGGTCATTAAGGGCCTCGTCCCCCAGTTGGAAGCCATGCCCACGAGGGACATTAACGAGATCGCTGAGATCGTTGTGAACGGGAAAGACTCTAGTGGAGCGGTGTATGCGAAAGACACTGAGTTCTACTTCCCCTACAAGATGCTCGAATACGCTTTCGGGCGCGGTTTTGACCCCGCGTCACCGGAGGCGTATCCGCGCCTCGCTGCGGCTTCCAAGTGGGAAACCTACCTCGAACAAGAAGTGAAGCCGAGCTTGGAGACGATGCTTCAAGCTGTCGTGAAGAAGCTCCTACAGCGGGCCGCGAGTAACGGTGAGGATTACACGTCTAAGAGCGTGAAGAACAGTGTTTCAGGCGCGTTGGAACGTATCTACAATGCGATGACAACGTGTTTCCTCGTGTCCTCGTTTGAGGTCAATAGTCGAGCAACCCTCACTAAGCTCAAGCTGCGTTCCCTCACGCACCATGAGGAACTAGGCGACGATATCGCTAAAGAGTCCGTGGAACGCGCTTACGGTGTGGCTGCGGGTAATAAGAGCCGGTCGTATGCGCCGGTTCGTAGCAGTCTCATGTGGGAACACCGTTATGACGTGGATACGATTCTCGCTAACGCCGCCCCGATTTTCGCGTACAAGATTCTTGAAGCCAAGATGAGCCAAGGCGCGAACCTGCGGGCTGAAACCGTCGCTATTTTCGGCCTCGGGTTGGATGAGACCATTGTTGACACGTCCAAGGCGCTGTCCGCTTTCGCTAAGAGTGGCCTGCATGTTGTTCTAGCGGGTTCTCGTTCCGGTAAGGGCCTGATGACTCAGGCGTATCTCGCTGCGATGCTCATTGCCGGTAAGGCCCTTGGTCTTGCGGACAATAAGCCCGACATGGCTTCCCTCCTGCTAGAGATCAACCCGAATGCGTTCGTCATTAACGGCCCTGACTTCGGTAGCGAGAAGGGCACGGACTTGTTTGGGCATTTCGGTGCCGATCAGGTAGAGAAACTGGGCCGCATGGCTCACGTCCCGTCCTATTTGAGGCCACTTGGTTTCCAAGGGGAAAGCTACCCCGGTCTGCTGGGTACGGTCGCTTACATCCGGTACATGATTCTCGCTATGGGTATCCTCCTTGCTCGCACGAACGGTGAGGATGTTGCCGAACAGCTCGGCGGCAAGAAAGGCGTGTCGTTCGTTTTCGATGAGATCAGTAACGTCGGCTTGTCGATGAGCCGGTTCTTTGTACAGCTCGCTAAATATGCGCGCCCCGCCGATTACGTGAACAGCTATGACGCGTGGGAAGCGTCCGGGTTTGATGAGAAGAAGAAACCCAAGGACTCAATCACCGAGGTTCACTTGTGGGCCTCCATGTTCAGCGAGTGTATCCGTATGAGCGCGGACAAGATCACGACGATTGGTAACGCGAACTATAAGAACCGCGAGCAGGCCGTGAGCGATATCTTCCTCATTGGTCAACATGAGGTGGCTCCTACTCCTGTTTCAACGTTCGTACCCCCGTTGAACCGTACTCAGGGCGTGACCGTGAAGCTGGGGAACATGGATAATTTCGTGTTCTCGTTCGCCTCGTCCTTGACTGCTGCCGATGCGTTTATCGGCTACAACAAGGAACGCCCTCAGTACCTCAATCAGGGTTCCCCGAACGGGTTCATGCATGACAAGCTGTCTGAGACGGTGCGCGCGTTCGCTTACGTGCAAGACTTCAACGGCCCGAACATTGAGCGCGCTCTCGTGAAGGGCGATGAGCAGTTAGCTAAAACTGCTCTCCCGTTCCGTCCCGGTCTCCTGTATGCGGAAGCAGAAGAGGACGGGTACTGCTGGCCGTTCTCCGTGGAATACATGAAACGCGCGGGCGTGGACGTTGATTCTGTCCGTAAGGACGTGTCCCTTGACGATGGGCGACTCGACCCGGCCTTGGGGTTCATTGGCTACCTTGAACGCGCGGGAGTGTCACGCGCTGAGGCCGCTGCAACCCTACAGAAACTTTCCGACGCGGCGAACCTCGTCGTGAAGGAAGCCGGTTATCCGGGGACGTGGCAAGAGTGGCTTGTGGACTTGCGTCCGAAGTACATGTACTCGTCTGCTGAGTTCTATGCGGCGTTTAACCGGTCAGAAAACCCGGTGAACGCTGAGCGCGAACTGTTTGCCCGCGTGTATCCCAATGAGTTCCCCGAAGAGGACGCTGCGGACCCGTTGCGCATGGAAGAAGAGGACGCTTGGGATGACTCGGCGTTCGCGTCACTGACTGATACTGCGCCCGCCGGGAAGGTGGAAACCGTCGGCGGGTGGGGTGAAGAGCCTAAGCCTACTGCGGCTCCTGTCATGCCTGTTGTGAGCGCTCCGGCTCCCATCATGCCTGACATTCCCGATGACGCTCCCGTGCCGGTGAATGCTCGCATGAACGACGTGACGGCACCCGCTCCCGGATGGGACTACTCCACCAGCCCTGTCACACCGAACCAGTACGGCGGGTTCTCGTTCAACAAGGGCACGCCTCGCACTATCCACGCGCAAGAACTCACCCCTGATGGTGTTCAGGACGCGATCTATCAGGATATGCGCCAGTGGGTTGGCGACTGGGGCCGAGTGAAGCGTCTGGGCGTGGCCGGTGGCCTCGTTATCCTCAACGGTGTCGCCTACCAGACTAAGGTCGCTGAGGAATGGGATATTGAGGCTATCCCCGAGTACCTGCGTGAAGCAGTACGGTCAAGCAACATCGCTCCTATCGCGAACTGGCGGATGATTCGCGAGATGCACAACCTACGCCGAATGTCGTTCGACTCATGGCAGTTCTACATGTCGTATGTGTGCCCTGACCTCGGGTTCGAGGGGCGTAAGAGCATCGGGCAAATGTTCGCTGCTTTCCCGACTCTCCAACACATCACGATTGCTGGGGAAGAGTTCGACCGCTCCACGTGGAGTGAAGAACACGGTGTTCCGACTGGTATGCGCCGCTATGACGACACTCAAGCAGCCATGTACGCCGCCACCCGCTACCTGTCGCGTGGGCGTAAGCGCACGTGGGAGTGGACTACTGACACGTGGAAGCGCAACGATATCGGGTTCCTCGGTAAGACGTGGCGTAGCGCGTTTGGGTTCACCGCGAGCGCGTTGTTTGGTGTGGGCCAGTTGCTTGGTGGTGGGGGTAAGCGTGCGATGGGTGCGGTTGCTCGTGGCCTGAACGACGCTCGCTAGTGGCCTAGTTCACACCAAAGTAGCTTGCTTAACGAACTGCCATACTCCTACAATTTAGGTACACATCATTCAGGTGTGCGCAGTTCACAACAACATAACTCAATACGCCCCCTCCCTGCTGTCAATACTGACTCTGCTTTCCTTGGGGAGGGGGCACCCCAAAGGAGCGGTGCCTGAGTGGCCGAAAGGGCTTCACTGCTAATGAAGTGAACGGGAAACAACTCGTTCCGTGGGTTCGACTCCCACTCGCTCCGCTGGTGGCGTTAGAAGCGCTGAACTGGGTTACTACATGATGGATATGTTTTTTCACCTAGTTCGTCTTTCCTCTAACGCCACCTCTTTTTTCTAAATAAACACGCCAATAATGGAGGCAATTATGTCGCGCATGAATACGCGAACCGCTCGCCCTAAAAACACTGCAACCACGCCGGTCGCTACCACAGACCGCGTTGCTCTCACTCATGAAGGTGCCTTGGGTTATACCCGCACCCCTAAGAGCGAACTGTTTCTCGCTGCCGTCACCTCACTGAATGAGGACACGTTCTACGAAACCGCTAACGAACGCACTGAGCGTATTCAGCGCCTCGCACGCGAAGAAGAAGTATTGAACTCTCCTGAATGGGTTCTCGGGCTTGTGGGTTGGCTCCGTAAAGATGTTGGCCTGCGTTCTGTCCCCATGATCGTCGCAATGAGTGTCGTTAAGGCTCGTCTTGAAGCTGGGCTTTCTGGCTACAATCGCGAGATCGTTAGGGCTTCCATTGGCCGTTTGGACGAAACCGGCGATTTCCTTGCCGGGTGGCTGAGCAACTATGGTCGAAACGTCCCCTCGTGTGTGCGTCGAGGCGTGTCCGACGCTCTCAAGGCGCTCTTGAATGAGCGCTCGTACTTGAAGTGGAACGGGCGCATGAACTCAGGCACCGTCAAGCTGCGTGACGTTATCAACCTCGTACACCTCTCCCCCCGTAATGAGGCACAGTCTCGCCTTGTTCGCCTCGTCCTCGATGAGTCATACGGAAAAGCTAACTCTGCTGAGGGATTGGAGACTATTCGTGCGCGTCGAGCGTTCCTGTCTCTACCTGTTGAGAAGCAGATCGAGGCCCTAACTGGCCCCGATAGCGAGAAGGTCATTAAGGAAGCAGCTTTGAGTATTGAAGTTGTTTCCAGCGCTTTGCGTAAGGTTCCCGCGAGCGTGTGGGAGTCCCTTGTTCCTTTTATGGGCTACACGGCGCTGCGCATGAGCTTGCGTCGTATCGCAGGAACAGAGGACGTTTCCGACAGTTTGCTAGACGCTGTGTCAAAGCGTATTGGAGACCGTGAAGAAGCACGCGCCTCGCGTACTCTCCCTGTCGCGTTCTACTCTGCCTACAAGAACACGCCGTTAGAGTTCGCTCCTGCTTTGCAGCGGGCAGCTAACGCCTCTTTGTCGGCGGTTCCCGCACTCAAGGGCCGTACTCTCGTTCTCCTTGATACGTCCGGTTCAATGCACGCTGCCTTGTCTGAGCGCTCTAGTTTGACTCGTCAGGACGCTGCTAACGTGTTTGCGGCTGCGCTCGCTATCCGAGGCGAAAACGTTCGCGTCGTCGCTTTCGCAGAAAACGCAAAGGATATTCGAGTAGATACTCGCGACCTTTTGCGCGCGACGGAAGCCATGCCCAGTTCTTACGGCGGAACTTACACTGACCGCGCTATCGAGTACGCATACGCGAACGGTGGAACGTATGATCGCGTCATCATTTTGACTGACGAACAGACCTCAATGAACTCTTGGGGGCGCTCAGTCGATGACGCTCTCGACAGTTTCGCTGAGAGCACTCCCGTGTTCACGTGGAACCTCGACGGATACGCCGTAGCACAGGGAGCCTCACGGCCCTTGCGATGGACGTTCGGTGGCCTCACCGATAACGCTTTCAACATGATTCCTCTCCTTGAACGCGGCATCACCCAAAAGTGGCCGTGGGAATAAGCACGACAAGCGCATAGCTTTAAGCGTTTAACCGTGGAGGAAAGAACATGACCGGCCTCTCTACCAGCCAACCGTTGCAAACTAGTTTGTTCTAGTTTGCATGGCCTCGTTACCAAGGCCAGCTCCAAGTCTCACGCCACCTGCCGGTGGCTGCTTGGTTCGCGTTTCATTGGGGTCTGCGTTGCCCGACACGGTGTCGGCCCGTCTCACGTCCCCTCCACACGCATTTAATGTCTCCGGGGCACTCCCGGCGACCATAAGGTTGATGGCCGCGTTCAAGTCACGGTCAATCTCAAAACCGCACGTATCACAGTGAAACACGCGCTCAGACAGGGACAGTTTGGCTTTCACTACCCCACAAGAAGAGCACGCTTTACTGCTCGGATACCAACGGTCAATGACATGCAGCCGCGCGCCACTACGCGCGGTCTTGTACTCCAACTGGCGGCGGAACTCACTAAACCCCGCGTCCAACACATGCTTAGCAAGCCGACTATTACGACTCATGCCCTGCACGTTCAAGTCCTCAATACTGATGTCCGTATAGTTGCGCGCAAGCCACGCGGTGATCTTCCCGATAGTGTCCGCACGCTGGTAAGCGACATGAGCATGAACGGCTTGAACTCGTTTTAATGCCTTATTCCACCGGTTCGAGCCGCGCCCACCATTACCGTCACGATCACGGCGACTCAACGTTTGCTGAGCGCGACGCAGTTTCCGTTGAGAGCGCACATAATTACGCGGGTTAGGGAACACCGTCCCGTCCGATAAAGTGGCAAGCGTTTTCACGCCTAAATCCACGCCAACCGGACGAACGCCCGACTGTTTCCCGGAGACTGAGGGAACATACTCGTCTGGGAGCCTGACAGTCAGGGCTGCGAACCATGCGCCCCCGTGGCGGCTCACGGTCACTCGCACGACGCGCCCACGCACGCGCTTAGCGACGTTCTCCATGCAATGCACGCGGCCAATACGCGGTAACCACAACGCTTTCGGGTCCCCGTCAATAAGATTAAAACCAGTCGTGTAAGCAAAACGTGGGACGCTGGAACGCTTAGCTTTATATTTCGGCCACCCGACTTTACGGCCCGCGCGCTTGCCTTTCTTACTATCCGACCAGTTCTTCAACGCTTGCGCCAGCCACTCGAACGCACTGTTGTACGCCTCTTTACTGTTCTCACGCCACCACGGAGCGAGGTCGTTTTTGTGGTCGTTCCACCAGCGGCGCATCGCGTACATCGTCCAGTCTGGGGCTTCACCCGAGGCGAGTTGATCTTGGACGTGGTTAAGCATGAGGTTGTATGCGAAACGCGCCGCGCCAGCGTGAGACTCTAAGAGCCGCGCTTGGCGTGGCGTGGGGTCAAGACGAACCTTAACGGCCTCAAACAAGGCCACGGCGTATCACTTCCATTGCTTTTTCCACGTCGTCTGTGACGATGACGCGCCGACCTTGCGCACGCAGCGCGCTTTCCACGAGGTTCATGTTCGTTCGAGCGAACCGGTCTCGGTGCTCAACGATTATTGTCCCCACGGTCGGGTCTGCGAGTAGCTTGTTGAGTTTCTTTCGTCGCGTCCCGTTCGTGCCTGAACCGATCTCGGTGACAATCTCGGGTGCGTCTACGCCAATGCTGAACGCGAACGCTTTCAACCGTTCGACTTGCTGTTGTAGGTCGCTTTTCTGGTCGCTACTGGACACGCGCGCGTAGCAGACAGTGCGCGTCCCCGCCGCGCGGGGTTGCGTGGTTTCGTATTTCGGGTCGTGGATAAGCCACGCGCCGGTTGGGGTTTGTTCCACTGGGACGGGCATGGTGCCTTCACGGCACCATTTCCACACGGTTTGCGGGTGAAGGCCCTCACGTTCAGCCCATTCTCTTACTAGCATGGCGCTTATTATACTATAATAATAGTTAAGAAACTTATCTAACTCGCCAGCAGATAAAACCCGGTTGGTAGAGATGCTTTCTTCAGAAAGGACCCGTGTTTTGGTTAAGCTCATCTTCAAGACTATTGGCCTAGTCAAGACTCTCATTTACCTTGCCGTCCTCGCGGCCCTCGTTTACCTTTTCGTCCAATGGAACCCGTGGGCTAAAGAATACGTGCCGGGCGGTGTCTTAGAGTTCGGCGGCTACAGCGCCAGCGTCTCACAGTGCATGGTCGAGAAAAGCCAAGGGGAAATCAGTGACCACGTTCTCCGGCAAATCCAAGACACTAGCAGCGTCCAAGGCGTATCACTGCAAGACATGAACACCTTGTACTCTCACGCGAAAGAGTGTTCTAGGAAGTGACCATGATTTCTAACCGTGAGGTCGTGGATACGCGGGCCGGGACCGCTGTGATGGAGTGGCTAAGACCGCGCGGCGCTATCAACACGGGCGGCGTGCTTTCCCTGCCCGACCCAACAAAGCCCAGCGCTTCTCCGATTAACTACCGGGTGAGCATTTTTCAGACGAGACCTCAGCCAACAGACATCTTCCGTTGGGTGCGAGTGACGTTTGAGATTTTTGACGACTGTAAGGGGCGTTCTTTTGATGGTGGTACGGCTAGGACTGTCAGATGTTTTTTGCATGAGCCGTTGACCATTAGCCATGTGCTTGATTGCCTTATGGTTGACTCGTCTGGATGGCGACTATTTGGGCTGGAATCAGGCCCGACAAGAACCGTCAAGACCCGGTGAAGGGCTAGAACCAGAAATAACACAGTGCGGGTGCCTGTGTCGCGTTTATGTGCGGCACGGGCACTCCCCTTGTTTTAAGCGGTGTCTATTGTCCGTCTAGCTGGTTCTCTAATAAGGACTCAACCTGTTTTGCTTACCGGAAAGGAACGAAGGGGCATGTCGGAAGGTATTTACGCGGCCATTAACCAGCGCAAGGACGGGAAAACGCTTGTCCGTCTCGTTGAAGTGGGAAACACGAGTGTCAGCCATGACTCAATCCACCACATGATGTCTCTGCCCCAGCAGGGATGGGACCCGTATAAAGTCCTCGATGTCTTACTGAAAGTCATCAAGGACTGTGAAAGCATCCACGCAATCACAGAGTGCTCGGCAGAAGAAGCTGAAGCTCACGACGATTGGGCTGCTTTATTCACGGAAGATAAGACGCAAAAACTTTTAGTCGCAAACATGCGGCTCTCTAGCGACGTACCCGCGTTTGAGCGTGACTTTGATGAGCGAGTGTTTGATTCCCGGCAGGAAGCTCTCGACGCTATCTACAACCACTACTCTCCCGTTTTAATGAGCAAGAACCTCCTGTGGGACTTAGATGAGAACACGTTCACGTGGTTCACCGCTCCGGGGAAACGCTACAGTTTCGTCGCGTTCAATTTCGGCCTAGAGAAGGTTGAGAGTTGTTCTGCCGTGACTTACTCGTTCGAGCAGATGTGTGACCGTCGGGCCGTGGTCAACGCTATCAACGGCGAATCGCGCCACCGACTTCCTGAAATTCCGCTTTATCGCACGCCCTTAGAGCAGCGCCCCCCAGAGGAGTATGAGAGCAAACTCCTGCCAGTGGTTATCGAATACCGGAAAGGCAAAGAAAACACGGAAACCAGTCTCACCGGGACTATTGAGAAAATCCTTGTTCACGGTAAGGAACATGAACAGTGGGAACCCACCTCGTTCAAGGTCGTTCTCGACAAGCGGTTCGGTTACGACACTTTGGTTGTCACGTTCTACCGCGACGAAAAACCCGTGTTTAGAACAAGCACTAATCCCTCTGCCTACAGGAACATGAGGGAAGCCGTGTTCGAGTCACTGTGCGCCACCGCGAGGTTCATTGCCGACAACCACGATGAGTTGATGATCGGCGTGAAAGACGGCCTACGTTACAACGATGACTGGACGCTGTTCCAAGACAAAGCTAAGCATCTTCTCCTCGGCGCATACGACACCTACAAGAGTGTGCGAGATGTGAGCGCTCCACGCAGTGAAGGACTGTCCGCCGGTGAGCAGAACCTAGCTGAACGCCTAGTTCTCAGCGCCGCAGCGACATTCAAGGCCATTGAAAAAGCGGAAACCCGTCAGGAAAAGACGCGCCTTAGAACCACGTACTTCATTGTTGACCGGCAAAATGGCGTGTTCACGCAGGCTATCGGCGCAGCAGCAGCCAAGAAGAAACTCAAGCAATCCGCTAGTGCCCACGCGCACGTCATCGCTTACAAAGACCTCGTAGGCTCTCCGCTGGTTCACCCGCAAGCCCAAGATCGGCCATTCCGAGAAAGCGTCTTGGCCTACACGAAAGAAGGCTATACGCAAGAACGTATCGCGTTGATTCTTGCCATGAGCGTTAAGGACGTGTCAGCGTCCCAGCGTGGCCTGTAAGTAGGATTCTCGCTCGTCTTAAGGTCGGTTCCGCGCGCCTGTTGAGTGCAGGCCCAACCGTTCGGAAAATCCGAATACTTCACGCCCCGGTTCCGCGCGTTTGTTGAGCACAGCGCGTGGGACCGGAGTTTTTTTAACCACACTCACGCGGTAAAAGGAGGTGTTTCCTAGAGGCAAGACAATCACTCCACCAAAAGAAAACGGAGGCCCATCATGGGACAACGCGGCGTTTACGCAACAATCCAGAAGAACCCTGAAACCGGAGAATACGTCCTAGAACACGTCACCGTGCAATGGGCACTGCATCTTCACCACGTATTGAACTATCTGCTCCAAAACCCTGAACGGACGCGGGCAGAAGAATGCCTCAACGTCCTCAAGAACGCTATTCGTGACTGTGAACATATCGGCGCGGTCGAATATCTCCAAGACGACTACAAGTACTTTGAGCAGTCGATTCAGGACGCTCGTAGTGAGCACTTGGTTTATTCTCTCGACAAGAAAGAATGCTTCTGTGTAGGCCATTCAGAACTCTTGAAGGATACTCCGAAGGAATACCGTCACTCTGTCTCCAAAGTTTTTAAGACCCGTAAAGCAGCAGAAAAGTTCGTGTTCACCCACGATCATGTTCAGGACGCTGTTTCGCTCCTGTGGGACTTGGACGCGAACACGTTCACATGGTTCACCGAAGGTGACTACTACAGCATTCGGGCATATAACTTTGCGACCGGACAGTATGGGTTCTGTTGCCGCGTGACATACAGCTTTGAGCAAATGAAGGCCCCGGAGATCGAGGACGTTGACTTTTGGGGCAGGTCGGGAAGTAAGGACATTATTCCCCTCTTTGGTGACAGTTCTTCTCCCAGCGAGGAAGGCCCGGAGAAGGGCGAAACCTATACGCCCGCGCACCTCCCGGGCGAAACAATCAACTACACCATGCAGCGCCACGATGACGGCCCAGCCACCACGGTAACCGGAAGCATCTACTCAATTACAACGCCTCGCACCATGCGCACTTTCCAAGGCTTGACCTACACGGCTGTGCTTGACACTCGTTTCGGGTTCGACACATGGGTGTACAAGCTCATGCAAAACGGTAAGCAAGTATGGCGTAATAGCCACACTCCGAAGATCGACGGGCATGACGGCGACGTGTTCCTCGAAGGTCTCTACACAACGGTCGCCACCTACGACCCCGACGACATGACCGAGAAGATGACGAAGGGCCTGTACTACAACGACCCGCACGCAGTCTTTGACGAGAAGATCGGCTTCCCCTACGGATACCGTCAGGTAATGGACTTCATTGACATGCTGAACCGGCGAAACCCCGACGCGGCAGACATGCCCCCCGTGGCGAAGTTCGTGAACCTCTTGACAGCGACCTACCGGGATATTGAGGAGGCTGAAACTCAGGAAGATCGAGAGCGCCACGCAGACCGCTGTTTCACGGTTAAACGCGACGGAAGGCTTGGCATGATTCTCGGTGGCGCGCGCGATATCCAAGACCGCATACGTGAAGCGCTCGCGTTTTGCAGCTACCGAGATGTAGTGTATGTCCCCGTTCGCGCCCACTCGCAAGAGCCGAAGATGGAAGCCTTGCTTTATACGAAGGAAGGCTACAGTCAGCCCACTATCGCGCTACTTTTAGGCGTGACCGTTAAGCAGGTTGCCGCACTACAGCGCTCAATGGCCGACAAGTAAGAAAGCAGGCTCGTCATGGCGCAAGCAGGTATTTACGCGACGATCAAACAAGAAGGCAAGAAGTGGCGCGTTGAGCACACTCACGTCCAGTGGGCACTCAACCTAGAAGCTAATCTTCACCGTATTCTCAAGGACACGGAGACCGGTTGGGATATCAGCGAGGTCTTGAAAACCTTAGAGACCATCATTCGCGAGGCCGCACATATTAGCGAGATCGTGATTGATGGCCCCGGTGACGACATCGTTCCCGAAGGTGTTCCCGCACGGTTCGTTTGCCAGTCCGGTGAGGACTATTACTTGTGGGCTGAGCGCCCGCAGTTCACTCCCGCCGGGGAGGAAGAATGGTCACCTAGTCGAGTGTTCGACTCTCGGAAGGCGGCGGAAAAGTTCGTCAAGACCCACCCGTATGTGGAGGACGGTATTTCACTCCTATGGGACTTGGACACGAACCTATTCACGTGGTTCGTGCCGACTGTCCCTAAGAAATACGCTGAGCACGCTTCATGCTTGCGGGCTTACGACTTTAAGAACGATTGTCTCACCACGTGTTTCGAGGTGACCTATTCGCTTGATGAGATGGAGGCTGGCGGCGAAGAACGCGAGCTTGAAATCGTGTCTGGGATGCCTGACCGTAAGGCGGTGTCAGCCCACGAGGATACGGAAGGAAAGCCCGCTAGTGACAGTGGGCCTGATGATGCTTTCACTTTCGCTTCCACAGAAGGCCCAGTTACCCTCGTCTGCTCACTGAATAAGGAAAGCGCGCTTTTGTACTCCGGTTCAATTTACGCAGCGCGCGCGAAAGGCCCGAACGTGAACATCGACCGACCGTTCACGGGCCTCACCTACACGGCAACTTTTGACGGGCGTTTCGGGTTCGAGACGTGGCTATACAAGCTCATGCAAGACGGGAAGCAAGTATTCCGCATGTCCGTTGACGGCGGCTGGTATCAAGACTTTCCGCAGCCAGTGTTGGAAGGCTTATGCAACGTGGTTCTCAACTTTGTTGAGCACCCGCCGACGCGGGACATGTACAAGGGCTTGTACTACAACGACCTCGACCACGTTTTTGAGAGCAAGATTTTCAAGAACGTTGACACGGCGTTCTACAGGCACCTGATGGAAACACCCGGCCCCTACAGGCTGAAGCGCGTCAGTCGCCTCACGCGGCTCCTCAAGCTGACATTGCAGGACGTGGAGTCCGCTAAGGACGCTAAAGAGCGCAAGCGCCACATGGAGCGACTGATCGCCTACAACCCGCAGGCCGATGAGTTCATTCCCATCTACGGTGGGAAGAAGCAGGTGTTCCGCGAAGGTGGCCCCAAGAAAGACTGGTCTTATTTCAGTTACTCGATGATCGTAAGCACTCCCGTGTTTGCCGCCGAGTTCGAGGACGGTGACTTAGTGAGCAGCGCGCAGCTCTACACGAAGGAAGGCTACTCGCAAGAAACAATCGCCCTACTCCTCGGTATGACCGTCAAGCAGGTTGCTGACATCCAGAAGGCAGGCCGCTAACCATCCCTCCCGCTGTCCCCGTCTTGGCACTGTTCCGAGGCGGGGACAATTTTTACCCTCACGGCCTCACGCCGCGCGAGCGTTCTAGGGCATGGACATGAACCAAGCTGTCGCGAAAGCCGTCTCCGCCGAAAGAGCCATTAGCGGCATGACGGTACGCGAACTATCCGAAGCATCCGGCATACCCGTAAGCACTCTCATGCGTATTCTCTCCGCAGAACGCGACATTAAGATCAATCAGATCACCCAGCTTGCGCGAGCGTTCCACACAACGCCAGCCGACCTCGTATGGCGAGCACAAGAGATCATCAGGCGAGGATAGAAACACCCAAAGGCTAGTTTCAGACATAGCCATACTCACACAATTCCGGTAAGAAACAGCGTTTCTAGCGCCTTGGTCATGAACTTATCCCTCGGTCATATAGTTGTGGTTCTTGGTTATGGAAATCGTGTTTCTTGGTTATGGGAATTATTTTCTTGGTCATATAGTTTCTGGTTTTTGCACGGTCGTGTTTTTGGGGCGCGTTTTACGCCTTGGTCATGATGTTTCACTCTTTGGTCATGAGAATTGCTGTTTTGGTCATATAGTTTCGGTGTTTTAGCGCGGTGTGCGGTTTGGTCATGTTTTGGTCGCGTAGTCCATGTTTTGAGACGCTATAGCATGGTTTGTTTCTTGGTCACGGTCTCGGGTTTACAGCACGCTACCCCCAAACATGGGTTTCGTTGGAAACACAGGGCTTTCGGCGTGTTGATGACGTTTTTTGATGACTGATGTAAACTGATGTAGGAAAACTGATGAAAAACACCATCAGAAAACCCCCGCAACGACCTTCCCGAACAGGGCGGTCTCCGAAAACACGGGGGTTAGACCAAACACCCACCCCCGGTTGATGTGTTTTGACGACAAAAACCATCAACAAAATGGGGTGAAAGAGAGGACGAAATGGGTATCAGGCAGGATATCGACGCAATGCGGTTCAAGATCGCTGAGGTCGATACGGACGGTAAACCGCTCGTGGGTGGGCGCGGCCAGAAGATCGCGAAGCGTACACTCGCGTTCATTCGTGGCGGCTCCTACTATGACAAGCCCCTCTATCGTCAAGTGATCTCGCTTTATCTCGACGGCTACACGGACGTTGATGCTCTCGCTCAGGCTGTCGGTCGTAAGCCGAACACGGTTCGCCAGCTCAGGGATGCTGGGTTGCGTGAAGCGTCACGAAAGCTCGGTGCGGGTTTCTTCCGTGACTTCCTTAATGGGGGTATCGCGTGGGATGCGTGTGAGCGCGCCTTGGATGCGTGTGAGAAAACGGGGCGCGAGGACTTGTCGGATTTGTTTGACCCGTACATGCTGCAAGAGATTCGTTTTCGCGCTGGTGATACTCCGGTGAGTGAGTCGATGAGTCATGTTGAGGCAATCGCTGGAATGCAGCTCCTCGCGGATGCTCGTAAGAGCGTGTTCCTTGCCGCGCTTGAAAAGGTTCCCCCGGTTCAGTTGGCGTTCGCGTTGAAGCTCCTTGAGGGCGAGATCGGTTCCTCTAGTCAGATTGAGGACTACCGGGCATTCATTAAGTCCGCCCCGAAGCAGGCATAAGTCCGATGAGCATGTGGGAGGACGCGCGTAAGCGGGCAGACGAACTCACCGCCGCTGGCGATGTGGCGGCTCTTGATGTGGGCGACCACTATGCGCTCACGGTTCCGTCTGACACATCCTCGGAAGCAGTGTTCCGCTACCTAGCGGGTATCGTCCAGTGGGAAGCGTTGGGGAAAGAGAAACCCCTCGTTGTTGAGTTGGACGATGAGCAGAAGCGCCTGCCGTCTTTCGTGTATCCCATTGAAGCGGCGTGCGTTGAAACCGGCAGCGTGTTCATTGTCGAGGATGATACGAAGCGTTCAACGGACATGGACTACCGGCTTCATATTGAACGGGCGCGCCTACATGGCTTGTTCCGTATGGCGAGCGTGAAAGAAAAACGCGGGGCCGTATGGTTTGGGCCGGGCAGTGTCGTGGTCGTTCATTCTCGTAAGCAGATACGCGCCGGGGAGAACGCTATCGGGCAAATCTTCTCCTCCGTCGTCGTGGTCGTATCGTCACTGGCTGACAGTGGGTTCACTGGCACGGCTTACCCGGTGATGTACACGCTCGAAGAGGACATTGCAGCGTATCGCGAGCTTCTTGCCCGTAGTCCAGAGTCCGCGAGTTCGTTTGTCGATATTGTCTCTGCCCCCGTTGAGGGCAGCGAGAAAACATTCGACTTTAGGGACACTGCCATTAACTTCTTGGGCTACCAAGAACCATTTCTTGTCACTCCCCTAGATCGGGTGGCGACCGTGGAAATGATCGTGACCAGTGGCGGCGCGGCGGTGAGTCGAACGTTCACAGAAGCGGACGGTGTGTATTGGATTCTTAAACAGCGAGGTATCCCATTTGACGATGAGCGCTTTAAACGCGAGTACGATCTTGCGTCCCCCGCGTGGGATGTGTGCGGGGAGAGCGTTAACGAAACCCAGAGGCGTGCGCTCGCCCTTGAAGGAACACGCTTCCATGCGTAAAGCAGTGACAGTGACCGCGATCATGGAACAAATGCGTTTGTCCTACTATCAGGTAGACCCACAGCGCCGGGAAATCATTTACGCAAGGCGCGAGGACAACGTATTTCGCCACTATCGGATTGGCTCACGTAAAGACGACCAGCACAGGTGGTTGGAAGCATTAAACCAACTGTGCATCATTCCCCTACCGCGCATAGACTCTCGCGGGACTCGCAGCGCCGTGTACTTCCAGCACGCCTTGTGTTGTATCCAAAACCGGCGAACCGGGATAACAACCACATACGGTGTTCCCGTGGACAACGAGCGCTACCGGGCGCGTCCCTCAACGTCGGGCGGCACACTGTTTGACTCCATCGTGCTTGACATGACCAGCGTGGAAGCATTCGTTACTCACGGGCGGTTCAGGCTCCAATATGCGGGGCCTCTCGGACTAGGCCACGTGCTGCCAGCGTCCTACTATCGTCTCCCGATTATGGCGGCGAATGCCTCATACCAGGGGACACTCGACCAGATGGGTTTAGCGTCCCTCATGGTCTTACCCTCCGGTAAGCCCACCGCCAGCACCGGGTGGCTACAAGCCCTCGGGCATCCTCCCTCTGATAAGTCTTTGCGTAGGCTCATGAAAGTCTCACGCACTGTCCCTATGCTCCCCGAAATCCTATCCGCACAGAAAGGCATCACCCTTGGAATACTGTGGCCGTGAAATCACGCTAGAAAACCTCGACGCAATCTTTGCCGGGTATAGTCTCGACACTCGCGAAGAAATCAGAAGCGCACTGTTTCGTGGGACACCAATCCTGCCCTACATTGAGCGCACGCCAGAGGACTTGCATCAGATCAGGCTCGCAATGATCGAAACCGTCCCGGACGTGTTTTTTGTCCTCCCCGCCCCAGTGTTGAAGCAAGTACGCGAGTATATGCAAGAAGGACTCAACCTCAACGTCCTCAAACCATTCGTCACGCAAGGCTTGTCTGAGGAAGCATTGAGCGCGATCATCACATGGGCGCGTCGAGGCTACCCTATTCAAGACTGTGACTTCAGGGGAATGAAGCGCAGCCAAATCCCCCTATACGAGTCGGCTCTCGCTCAAGGTATCGACATTCGCCCCTACCTCAAGAGCGGGGCAGCCAACAATGCTGCCTTACAGTCGCTACTGCGCTTAGCTCGCCCCTCGCTCCTGAGTAAGAACCTGAGCGAGGAACAGTTATCCGCTATCAGCCGCGCGCCAGCCCTGTCGTACCTGACTCTCACGCGCGCAACCCAAGCAGACGCGCTCGAAGCGCTCGCGGACATCTACCAAAGCGACATGTACGTCAAACACCGCAATGTCGTTGAAGCCCTGAGCGCGCAAGACGAAACGGGCGCGTTCATTTACAGTGCGTTCCACATGCAAAGGGTGCAAGAAGCGTGCGAGGAAGGGTTAGATGTCGGGCCGTTGCTTGAGCCGACATTGTCAGCGTCGTTGATTAACGACATCATCTTGAACCAGCGGTTATCAAAACCGGCCATTAACCGATAATTTCGGTACACCACAAGTATTATTAGAATGCAACAGACCGTTGTTAAGCCCAGAAAGGCAAAAGGAAATATGAGTGAGGAAAAAACCAGTGCTGGAATCATCATTGATTTCGGTAACTCCGAGACCCGCGTATGCAGCCTGCACCGTGCGTCCCTCCAAGAAATCGTGCGATTGTCGAACGCTTTCGCGCAGCTCCCCAACGATTACGTTATCCCCGACCAGTACACGTCCGGCCCCTTGGAGTCCGTCGTTTTTGACGCTCCCGCGTCGTTGGCGGACGATGCTCCTATTGTCCGTTTCGCTGCCGGGCCGATTGTTGAGCGAGAGTTCGCTGTCGAAGCTATCCGCCCGACCGCAACAAGCCGCAAGTACGCGGCGCACACAACGCTCCTATCGTTCCGCTATGCCCTGTATGTCGCACAAAAGCAGATCGCCGCTGTCGTGAAGCGCGCTGTCGGGAACCTTCACGTCACGTGGGACGTGACGATTCTCGCCCCCGCAACAGAAACCACTGGCGACCACGCTGACATGTTCCGCGCACTGTTCACTAAGACCGACTCGTTCACCGTGTCATGCCCCTCGAACCTGACTATCCCTATTGACATTGATAGTCTCACTGTTCGTGCCGAGGGCATGATGGCGTTCGCCGCACTCGCTTTCACTAACGGGACTCCCGCAAGTGAACGCTCAAAGTATGCAGACGCAAAGATTCTCGTCATCGACGTGGGCGCGGGCACCACAGACCTGACATTCATCGACCAGATGCAACCCGTCACAGGTAGCTACGACTCCTATCCGATTGGCGGAAACAACATCGCAAGTCGCGTCGCGAACCTGATTGACTTGAAGCTCGGGCGGCGCGTATCCCGTCACGCGCTCGAAGAAGCCCTCTCTACCGGCTACCTCACGTCGGGCGCGTCTAAGCGCGATGACATTACTCCACTCATCGAGTCGGCTACTCGTGAGACTGTCGCGAAGGCTGCTGCTCAGATCAAGCAGACCTTCACTCGTATCAGCATCGACCCGCAAGAACTCAACTACGTGCTGATTGTCGGCGGCGGTAGTCTCCCACGCGGTAAGGCTGACATGTCGTTCGCTGAAGCCGTCGTTGAGGAACTACGTTCTATCGCTCCCTACATTGAGCTGTTCCCCTACTCGTCTACCGATGTGCGCCTGCTCAACATTCGTGGAGCAGCGGAACGCGCGCGCATCACGCTCGCTAGGAAACTGAAGGCGAAGAAGTAAAGCGCCTCCCCTAAGCCGCTCACGTGCGTCTGCCGCGTCCCTCACTCAGTAGTAGGCGCACGTGAGCTTCCCCAGAGAAAGGTGGTGAAAACCGTGGGAACATTTAAGGCCCTACACGCTGGGCTTCCAAAAACTGCTGTCGATTTACTGAGTCAAGCGTGCGATCAGATTTACGGCGCAGGCAGCGTGAGCGTCGTGGAAGTGAGTGTGTCGGCTCTCCAAGCTGCTGCGAACATGAACCGCGCGAACGTCGTGTTCCTTGTCGCCCCCGAACAATACTTGTCGTCTGACAGTGGCGTGACTATCCCCTACGTGGGAGACGCGAAACTTGTTGAGTCGTTGAATGCGCGGGGTGCGTCCCTTGAACCTCCCGCGTCTACGGGCGGCGTGAAGGCTGATACTGAGGCTCTTCTTGCATTGCTCGCAAAGGGACTTGGTGCGGGCGCAACAACCGCTGATTTCGATGAACTTGAGCGCGTCAAAGCTGAACTCGCGACCGCGTTGGAAACCAGCAAGACACAAGTCGATGAGATCAGGTCACTACAGGTACAAAACGCTCGCCTAACAAAGGAAAACCTTGATCTTAAACGCCAGCAGCCCACGGGTGACAGTGGGCCGCGTAGCGTAAGTTTCATGCTTCCCCGCTATGCGAACGCAGTCCAATCCCCTACGCAGTTTCCGTCAGTGGCGCTGGCAGTGTCGCAGATTGACAGGTCGAAAGTTACTTTCCTCTTTGCCGGTGACGATGGGACTTTAGGGGACATGCTGTATCGGTCTCTCACGGCTCACGTGCTACCAAAGATCAATGCTGAGCGCGTGTGCGTGCTCGATGTGAACCCAGAAAGTATTGCTACCTATAAGCTCGGTTCGCGTGCTTCGTCGTGCGCTGACTGGCTCGTTAACGGCGTGGGGAATCCCCCGTATGCTCTCACGAAAGAAAAGGACCTCATGTTGCTTGTCGCGGCGGAGGGAATCGCTTTCACTGAAGGCACGCTGTTAAACGTGGACTGGAATGCGCGGCTCTCTCAGATTATTGCGGACGGGTATCACGTTGTCGTTGTTGGCGGGCCGCTCACGCACGACATTCCGCGAGCGCTCTACAACGCTTTGGGTGGGGTGTCCCGCCCCTACGTTGCGGCGACCACCATGAGGTACACGCAGTTCTTCCGTCTTGCGTTCCTCACTATCCCTGCGCTTCAGTACCGTCCTGAGACAGTGATCTTGGATGTCGTACACCCCGTAGCGTTGAGGAACGCTGAGGGTAAGCCGAGTCCGTATCAAGAGTTCGTGAAAACCGTCCAAGTACAAACTTTAGGAAAGCCCGGAAAATGAGCCAAAACAGTTGGACTATCACCATTAGGAACGTCCCGCAGCGCCTCGCAAATGACGTGCTTGTACCGTTCGCGTCAAGTAAAAAGCTCACTCGTCTTGTGATCGCGCTCTTAGAGGGCTATCAGAACGATGAGGGTGTGCGCGCTTACGTGGAGAAAGCCCTCGGGACAAGCACTGAACCGACCGTCGAGCAGGTTGCGGCAAGTGCCCCCGCAGTGTCGAACGTTGAGCAGTTGGAAGCTGAACTCGCGGATATTCGCGCGTGGATGGCTGCTCTCGTCGCGCAGGGAGGTCTTGTTCCCACGGCAGTCGAGCCTACTGAAGCAATGGAAGAAGAACCCGCAGAAGAGGCTACGGAAGAAGCCTCCGTTGAGACGGCGGGGCCGACGCTCCCGCCCGTGGAAGAAACCGTCGATACAGACGGATACAACATTGACATTGATCTAGAAGATGCAGACGCGATGGACAGTTTCTTCGCTGGCCTCGACAGTTTCGAGTAGTCGAAACGAAGCGTTAAACCAAAAGAGTGAGGACAAGCCATGAGTAACGATTACGGGTGGGGCATGGAACCCACCAGCGGCGCGCAGCCTCAAAGCTGGGGCGGCGGCTGGGGTGAAGAACCTGACTCCCCTCAAACGGCTTCCCCCTCGTGGGGCGATAGCAGCAGTGGCGGGTGGGGTGAACCCGCCCCCAGCCAGCAGTCCCAGTCATGGGGTGACGCTATGGGGCAGGTAGGCCCCGGCGGGGCAGCGTGGGGCCAGCAGGCGAAACCCAAGAAGAAGCGCCGGTGGGTGCGTCCCGTCATTGCGGGTACCGCGTCACTGAGCGTGCTCGCGTTCTATTTCGGTTTCCTCGTCCCCCCGGTGAAAGACATTCCCGCCGAGAACCGTGGTATCACCTCGTACAGCGCGTACATGACGGCTCTCGCTGGGTTTAACGCTGACGGGTTGAACTCGGTTATCCCCGACTCGTATGTCGCGAAAGAATCCGCGTACTTGAACGGTAATCAGACGCGCATTAAAGCCGTGCAAGCCATTACCGGAACAGTGTCTTACTCTGTGCCTGACAGCCCGCAGCTCACGTGGAGAAACACCGCGCACCGCAACCCGTTCACGTGGAAGATTACTCAAGCCCCGTCCACGCTGAACAACGGGGAAAGCGTGAGCCTACAGGTCGTGGATTACAGCAAGATCAAGCTCGACGTGTCTCAAGTGAAAACCGCTCTAGCAGCCGCGAGTTTGCAGGATGCGAAAGACGTGGAGTATCAGAAGAAGCTCACGGATGCTTTCGCGTCATATATCGCCACGCAGAGTGAGTTGCCCACGAAAACCGTGCAGCGCGCACCCGCTTTCACGTGTAACGGTGTGGGAGCGAAGTCCGCGTGCGCTTTGTCCGCTGATGAGGACGCATACATGGACGACACGCTGTTCTCAGCTCCCGAACTGTCAGCCCTGCAAGACCAATTCGCTGAACAAGCCGCGTCAATCCTCGACGCTAAACATGAGGTTATCCAGATCGTCCCCAACAACGGGAACCGTAAGTACGACGCGAACAGGTACCTCGAACCGTGGATTGGCGCACACAAGCTGGCAACCAGCACGGACGGCGCTGTCATGCCCCACGTGGGAGACGGCTCATTCAACCAGCCAGCCGGACTAGGAACACCGATTGTCACGAGCTACATTGACGGCGACCAGAAGCAGCCTATTGAAGTGACGCTCTCCAAGTTCGTTACAGGTACAGACGCTCATCAGATCATGGAACAAAAGAGCGAACAAAACCGTGGGTTCAGCCCCACTAGCGACGTGAAGTACGCCTACTATGCGTTCACGGTGCGTAACCTCTCCGACAAGGAACTGACTATTACCAGTAGGGACGCTCTCGTAGACGCTAACCGGACTGTAAGCGTCCGCACGGGCACCGTGTATGGCCTGAAAACGTCTCTCACGCTCAAACCCGGCGAGAGTGGGCAGCTAGAGTCATGGACATCATCAACGCGCCTAGAAAGCCTCTACCTGATTTGGGGAAGCGACTTCCCCAGAGACATGAACCCCGTGTGGTTCAAGGTACTCGCAGCGAAATAACCACTAGACTCGCAACCGAGAGCCAACCGCTCTTGGATGGACACAAAAACCGGAAGCGCCTCCACGATCATCTCATGGAGGCGCTTCCGGTTTTTTATTAGTGGTCCAGACAGGACTCGAACCTGTGGTGTGTCATTAACTGTGGCCGATTTACAGTCGGCTTCCTTCGCCGCTCGGAGCACTGAACCATATGCGTTTTTGTAGAGAAGTCAGCCGGTCACAGCGTCTCTAAGTTTCGAGAGTCAAAGGCGCTGTGACCGGGTCACTAATTGTGAGGGTAGTTAACAGGTGATTGCTAACCGCCTTCCCCTACAGTCTACAAGAACCGCTTGTCCTGTGTCAGTTTTTACGGCTAAATGTCGCCGTTTTTGTAGGCTCACGAGAGTCACTTGTTGGCTTCGCTGCGGGTGCTCCGTCGGGCTGTGATGCCTGCGGCGAGCAGTAGGACTGTTGCTGCGGCGAGTAGCTGACTGTTCGTGCCTGTGTGAGCGAGGGTGCGTGTGTTAGTAGGCGCAGTGGTTACGAACGTCGCCTCACTGTTGTGGGGCGTTGGGGCAGCGTCCGGGGTGGGAGTGTCACTAACTACTGTGGGTTGAGGAGCCTGCGTTTCGTTGGGAGTAGGTTCAGCCGTAGGGGTTTCGGAAGGCTCCGAGGTGGGTGCAGGCTTAGTGGTTTCTGAGGGCTTAGGCGCGGGAGTCTCGGTAGCCGTGGGGGTGGGAGTCTCGCTGGGGGTAGGTTCTGTTGTGGGTTCAGAGGTTGTTGGTGTCTCGCTGGGTACGGGTTCGGGTGTGGGGGTTTCAGACGGGACTGGGGCCGGTGTTGTGGTGGGCGTGGGTTCAGGTGCGGGGGTGGTTTTGGAAGGCTCCGGGGTGGGTGTCGGCTTAGTTCGTGTACCGTCTCCGTCGATACCTCCCCGTTGTTCATTCACGGTGGTCGTTGAGTAAGCTACGCCGTTAACGGTTGCCACGTTCGATAGGGACTGGCCGATAGGTGCGCTTTGGCCCGTCAGGTACACGACACAGCCGCGAACGCCGTCAGGAGTTGTCAAACTGATCGTGTGATCGTTGTCAGAGAGGACTCCGCTGAATTGCGAGGTTTCCTCATCCTTGAACGTTCCCCCATTGCCGCTGGAACAACGCACTTGAGTGTCGTTGAATGTCGCGTCTGGGTCGTTAATCGTGTACTGCGTGTTACCAGTTGCAGCCCACTGCACTTTCCAGTGGGACACGTTGTTTGCGTCGAACCAGCCGATCTTTGAGGTCGTCCACTCGATGGGGCGTTCGTAGGCAGGCTTATCACAGTCCTTATCGCATACACCATCGCCGTCCGTATCTCCCCAGACAGCCTCGTATACAGCAACATTGTCAAGAGTGATTGTCGCGCCGCGCGTCGCAATAGCCTTATCGCTAATCCACACTTTCGCGTAGAACGTTCCAGAAAAATTACTGAGGGCCGCAATGTTGTCGGGCACGTTGTTGATGGTGCAGGTTAACGCGGCTTTGTTGCCCTTGCAGATGCCTACTCTGGTCCCGTCGTTGAGAGTGAACGGAAACTCCGTGTTCCAGTTGAGGTAGCCTCCGACCGTGGACAGGGTGAATGACTGGCCTTTTTCGAGTTTGGCTGCGGACCATGTTCCTTCTACTCGCACGCCAGAGTCGAGTTCAGATGAACTGGAAATCACCTTGTCGATCTGTGCTGTTAGCGGGATATCGCTTGCGATTGCGGGAGAGGCAGTAAAGATCGCGGTCGGGATAGCGATTAGGGCGGGCAGTAAGCGCTGCATGAAGCGGTCCTTTCGATGGTTGTTGGTTTAGTTTCTTTATTTTTTGTTTCGTCGTCTCGGGTTAGACGTGAATGCTGAAGCTGAGCAGGAGGCAGGCGATTGCTGGTAGGCATATGACGAGGAGCGCGGCACGTAGTCCCAGAACAGTTAGATCGCCTTTAACGGGGCGCTTTAAGATCAGTGCTGTGGCGCTTGTGAGCATGACAATGGACGCGAGGTCATATGCAGCCATGTGGTGTAGGTGCATGGCGGCTTGGAAATAAACCATGACCGTTACGCCAGCGATGACGGCGACAGAGCACGCGGTCTCGTAAGCGTTCTTCTTACTGTCACTGTTCGCAGCGTAAGCCATGCACATAAAGAACACGCTCACAATGCCGGTAGCAGTGAGGACAACAGCAGTAAGCATTTTCGGGACTCTTTTCTTCTCTAGGCTTGGATGAGATTGTTTACTGTGACCACGAAAAACGTGATAGCGAAAACCAGAGCAGTAACCACTGTCGCGACGCGGCTAACAGCTAAACACCGCGTGAACGTTTTCATTTGCTTTTCGGAGAACCAGAACGGTGCCATGATCGCGATATCGCTAAGCACAATCACCGTAAGCAGCATGAAACCCGTGATAATACTGACCACCGGATAGTGGATGATGAACTCGTGCATTTCATCGTCCTTCCCGCGTTTGGCTGCTGGTGGACGACATCATCATTCCTGAGAGCTTAAATGCTGCGTTTGTTCCGACAGGGAAGAACCATGCGTATTCTTGGGAATCTTCGCGGGCCGCGACGCTATTCGCAAGGTCCTCCCACTCGCTGAAGGCTTCACCGAGGATGAGCTTGTCCGTAAAGCGTTCTGCCTCGTTGTATTCGTAGTCATAGCCACGGGCGCAGGTACGCTCGTCGAACTCCCATGAAATCGCCCCGTTTTCGCTTAGCACGCTGTGTGCTTTGTATGTGGTTTTCTCGAAAGTAAGAAACTTTGCTTCTTTCCATACGGTGACAGATAGTGAAACGTGGTCGCCGTCGTCCACTACATGCATGATCGTCGGCTGGTAGCCCACTGATGAGGCGGGAGCATGGCCGTCAAATGCGCCTTCTTTCCCGAGCATTGCGTACAGGAAACTAGCGGGGTCTCGGCGGGCCTGTTCGATAATGTTGCGTTTGAGCGTCTGGTAGTCCATTGGTCTGGTTCTCTTTCCGTGCTTTGGCTGTTACTTCCGGTTGGCGGCGTACATCATCAGTCCCTCGTGCTTTGAGGCCGGTCCCAACCCGAGGGGGAAGAACCAAGCATGTTCTTCGGGGCCTTTACGAGCGTCGAGCCTACATACAAGGTCCTCCCAATCGCTGAGAGCTTTGGCGACTGTAATCTCGCCCGTGAATCGTTCTGCACCATCCGGTATGTAGTCGCCGCGTTCCCAAGTGTCACCGTCAAATTCCCACAGAAGTTCTCCGTTTTCGACTGGCGTACTGTGTGCCGTGCTTGTGTGCTTATCAAAACAGCTCATTTCGTCGTACCACTCGGTGATGGACAAGGAAATGTGGTCATCGTTTATTAGACGCATGAGCACTGGAACGTCTCTTAGGTTAGGAGAGAAAACGTGGCCGTCGAACGCGCCTTCGTCCCCGAGGTGCGCGTACAAGAAAATAAGCGGGTCAAAGCGCGCTGATTTAACGGTTTCGCGCCTGAGTGCCGTGTAGTAGTCCATGATCTTCGCTTTCCTGTTGTTTTGTGTTTTGGTTTGTGGCGGTGCTCCCACGGGGACTCGAACCCCGGACCCACGGATTAAAAGTCCGTTGCTCTGCCAGTTGAGCTATAGGAGCATTTGCGGCAACTACTTGCCGCGTTTACTTTTTAGTCCTCGACAAGCTCTATCCATGCGATGGCGCGAGTCGGAATACAGATGTCCTCTAAGCGAGGCTAAACAATGATTTTTCGTTATCTACGTACTTCATGACAATTAACCCGAAAAACTTGTTCGCCTCCGTCCGTGGCAGTGAATGAGTGCGAATAACGCGGGATGAACCAATGAGTCCTATTTCGATGTGATACTTGAGTTCGGATGCGTCGCTCATGGTCTTATTGCCCCTTACGTGGTTTGTGTGGATTGAGTTTGTTCGGCTTTAGTTTACATCATGCCTGTACCTAAATAGTAGCAGTATGGCAGCGTGTAAGCAAGCATCTTTTGGCGACATACCATAAGGCAGAGGGCCACCGCGATCTCTCACGACGGCCCCCTTGTCTACTCTCGTCCAAAACAGTAGCTGTCGATGCTCATTCGCTCGAACATGCGGGCGATTTCGAGCTTGCTACTTGCTTCTACGACTTGGATATCGAGCTGGTAGTTCACGAAGCGCGTTGCAAGCCTCGGATATGCCTCCTTGAGGTCCTTGAATGTCATTCCTCGTGCTTGGACGAACTCATTCTCAAAGAGCTTGAAGTCGTCCTCCAATAGGAGGTTTCCGTTCACGAAGTCTGCAATGGCATTGAGTCGGTCGTGGCCGTCGAGAATCCGATACTCGTATGCCCAGCCGCTTGGGCCGATGGTTTGACGCGGGTGGGGCATGAGGAAAATCTGGCCGATGGGAATATTGTTTAACATTGAGTCGATCAGATGCGCTTTCTTTAGGTCGTCCCACAGCGGTTCGGTGTCCGGCATTTCGATGAGCGGCAGCATCTCAACGAGATTAGAGACGCGAATGTCGTCACGACGCTTAACAGTGAGAGTCATGATTGAGTGTCCTTTCTGGGTTTGGGTCTAGTTTTTCAGCCACTTATGCGAGCTGCCCGACGTGTTGGAGTGCTCACGCATGTGGTACCAGCGGTCAACGTAAGCGTCTTGCGTTACGTAAGCGGTGATCGTGAAGCCACGCGGGTAGTAGGGTGCGTCCTCTCGGACGATTTTGAGGACGGGACGTTCCATGTCATTGACCATGACAAACAATGTGTAAGTCTGTCTCTCTATGAGAGAAATCGGGTCCTCCCCATAGTCATCGACGAGGTGTGCGGACATGATTCGCGCGTCGTTTCTCCCGCAGACATTAAGGTATTGGATAAACGTCCCGCCCTTAAAGCCTTCATCTTCCGTCTCAACGTGAAGCCACATGCCGTTGTCTAGGACGAGGATTTCATCATCAACAACATCAGTGATGTAGCGGCCTTTCAGTAGCTCAGTGAACTCACTGTCAGCACTCCAATCGTGGAGTTCACAGACTACGCCGCGCCTAGTACCCATGCTGGGAGTCCTTTCTTCCCTCGCTTAACAGTGAAAGCGGCCTCGACGTTGCGTTCTAGTTCGTCGAACAAGCCGATGAGCGGCCCCGCGTAACCACTGCGCTTGTAGGCTGCGCGGATTGCGTACAGTTTTTCGCGGCTAAGCAACAGTCCTTCCGCTGGTTCGATTTCTTCCGGGTCACGCCACAAGGCGAGAAACTGTTCTGTCTCAGCGACAAGCTCAGGCGTGGGCCGCGAGACGCGAGAAGAGATCAACTGTCGGATAGAGGTGACGATCATCAAGTTCGTGTATTTACGGCGAGTCATTTACAGTGTCCTTTTGGTGTTTTATAGGTTAGAGAAGAGTTAAAAGCGACATTGGCTTATGCCTGTTCGTGAACATCTTCTGAGCTGTAGATTTCTTTCACGTATTCCTCCATGCCCTTCAAGTCCCATGAGAAGTAAGCGCTTACGGCCAATAGTGTCAGCGTTACCCATAAGCCCGGCCCAAACAGAAACTTGATGCTTTCGTAGAGCATCTGTTGGGGACCGTCGAAACGAGAAAAGAGCATCACGCAGGCAGTACAGAGCAGGTAAAGCATTAGTGCTGCCATAGCGACAAGCACTACCGTCCGGCAAGCCCAGTAGAACGAGTAGAGCGAGCTGAAGTCATCTTTAGGCTTTCCCCAGTTCGCCCTAAAACGTGCGGTAGCTGCTTTCGCTGAAATACATGCGGCCAGCATGGAGACCAGAAATACGCCACCGCTGTACAGGAAGCTCAGGGTGGAGAGGTCGCTTAGAAGAGACATTGTTTTATTCCTGTTCGGTGTTGTTGGTTTGGTTGTGGTGGCGAACCTTGTCGCGTAGTTCTTCGCTGGTGAGGCGATTGCTTGGGACGGTGCCAGTGAGGATAGCGACTAAGGCCCGTAGGTCGTTCTTCTTGAGGCCGCTTACCGGTTTCTCGTTCAATGCCCCGATGTGCGTGAGAGCGTCCTCTAGGCTGGGGAACCCGGCGTATGCGGCAAGCGCCTTAACAAGGGCTTGTTCCAGACCGTTAGCGAAGTCGCCTTTCACGTCCTTAATCGCTGTGGCCGAGCGTTCAATGGAGCACCGGAGCGCGGCGCGCGTTTCAAGCTGTGTCGGCCAGTACCCGTTGGTTTTGTAGTAGGCGGCAACCCATGCCTTAATTTGCTGGTTTGTGTGGTTTAGTTTACGGCTCATATGCTCACAATACTACGGGTTATCAGAACGGGCAATCCTATTCGTTTTGCAACAAGCAGACACCGTTTAGGAACCTCACGAACAAGCCGCATAGCATTAAATAACGACAGTCCTTCACGCGAGAAAAGGAACCACAAATGTCCGTCCGTCCTTCACGCAAAAACCACACCAAACGTTCACCCCGTTCATGGCTGTTCCAGCTCACACCCATCGAAGCCCAAGTCCTCGCATTTATAGTCGAAAACTCGCATGTAACTGATAGCTCGACTGACATGGGCGGTTACGTTCTCAATGACGTAGAAGATATTGCGCGAGCAATCGGCAGCAACGAAAGCGACGTGATTGAAGCGCTTCTCAGCCTCGAAAAGCGAGGTGCTATCGAACTGCCTGAATCTTTCCGCAAAAGTATCCGCCGCGTAGACGTTCCAGTCCTCACGCCGAAAGGCGAACAGGTTCTCCGCAACTATGCCAACGGCGACACGAGTGAACTGAAAGCTATTGCCAGACAAGTCGGGATTAGCGAAGAAGAAGCCGCACAGATGCTAGGAATGTTGGCTCTCTTTGAGCGCCCGTAGTTGCTTACAATTGCCTACGAAAACTTTCGTGTTTTCTTCTGCTAACAGCTACACAGCAGATAAGGGCCGTCCGGTTTCGTGCCGGGCGGTCCTTTTTGTTCCCTGCGCTGTTTCTTGCGCCGAAATGTCCACTATAGGGAGAGGGGGTTGATGTCCGGTATAGGAATGTCCGGTATAGGGAGCGGCGGTTTTTGTCCGGTATATATACCTTATGAATAGAGTAATGAATAAACTTGAATAATCCCCCCTACCCCCTAAACGCAAAAAGCGTGCAAGCATGTGGCCGTGTTTTCGGCGGGGGGAATTTTTTATTCTCATTTACTTCAGATGACGTGGTATGGAGCGAGCGAAGCGCTCTTAGGTGGCGTTAGGGCATATTGCAGGAAACTTTTAGCCGTAATTGTGGGGAAACAGTTGCAAACATGACGGTGGTGTGAAACTATTTTCTTGACTCCTTTGCTGAGTCGTAATGTTCGTAAGGCCCGGATGGTTCACCCCAGCCGGGCCTTAACATTTCTTCCCCTGTTTGACAGTCGATGAAGGTGGCTATAGCCTATGAGACGAACATTACGACAACTTGAGCAAAGGATTTTTTGCTATGTGCTTACAGCAGTACAAGAACGTGCTCGCACTATCCGAACACATCGGACTACCTCAACAGTTCACTAAATTCCTAGAGTACTGCGCGCTTCGCGCCGGGGAAGAAAGCCAGCAGTTCTGGCACAAGAACGAAACAATGGCCTTGGAGTTATCGTGCTCCACTAAGACGATTTACCGTTACCTTCGCTATGCCGAGTCTTTAGGTTTCATGCACCAGCAACCCCGGTATCTGGATGACGGTACCGGCGTTAAGCACCGCACGTCCGACGTTAAAACAATGCATGTTCCTACCGTCGTCCAATGGGAAGCGGGCATCCGCTTTGACGGCTCCCCGAGGCCAGCAATCAAAGACGCTAACAACTGGAAGCCCGGCGCTCCTGACATCGTTGTGCTCCCAATGATTTCTGAGGACGAGATCGAGTCCCCTGTCGAGCAGGTTGTGTCCACTGTTCGTGACGCGATCACTTACGTTCGTTCCACCAGTGAGGAACGTGCGGCGATTAAGGAAGCTCGTGCCCGTAAGCGCGAAAAGCGTGCGAACGCTCGTAAGCGTGAACGCGCCCTCAAAGCTGAAGCAGCGTTGCAAGCGCAGGCGCGTAATGGTCGTTCTAAGCGTGAGATTGTTGCCTCGTGTATGCCTCAAGGCGTGGGCGTAGAAGCATGGGACGAGCGCCAGATTGAGGACATGTACCAGCTCGTCCAGTCGCGTCTCAACATCGGGTGGATGCACATAGAAATCGCATCAATCCTCGCTGATGGTATGCCGTCCAACGTGCATAACATGTTCGCTTTCCTCCGTTTCCGCATGGAAAACAAGATCAACCCCGACATGTCCCCCGCCCAAAAGCAGGAAGCGGCCCGCAAAGAGGCAGAAGAGATTCGCAGCAAGCAAAACGCTGCCGTAGAAGCCATGCTCAATGCCGAAGAGGACGCGGAATCACGTGAACGTAGCCGATTGTTTGACATGTTCTATGAGCAGGTTCGCTCCGCTAACCCCTCTATGTCTCCTCGCCGCGTGGGAGCGGAAGCGAACATTCTCGTTGCCGAACACCTCGCGAAAACGCTCGCCGTCGCCTAAAACTGCAAAAACCGCAAAACACTACCATGTGTTGCTAACATTGTGGGTATGGCACAACTTTTTGAGGGCCTGCTCACCGTCGCGGAAGCAGCCGAAAAACTAGGAATTAGTCGAGAAACGCTCAAAAACTGGACTCGACAAGGGAAACTCACTGCTTACCAGTCCCCCGGCGGGCATTGGTATTACCGGGAGTCGGACATCGACCCTGAAAAGCTCCTCACCGTCGTTCCAACGGAAAAGGACTAACCGATGAACGCTCCCATCAACACCGCAGTACTCGCCCGAGACGCGCGAAACATTGGCCTCACCCCCATCAACGGGTTCCCCACAGGCGACGCACTGAACAGTGTCGTCGCAGCATGGAACGCTTTCCGTAAGGAAGGCGGGAACTGGCGTGACGCAGTAGGTTTCGCAGCCAACAGTGAAGGCCACGTGTGGGTTGTCGTCAACCCTGGCGCGAACACAGGATTCGACCTGTGGGACTTCATTTCTAAAGACATCGCAGCCCAGTGGGACAGCATCACGAAGTATCTTGCGCGCAATAAACGCAAGCCCCTCCTCGACGCGCCCTCTCCCGCGTCCATCAGTGACCTCGTTGTCGATATTCCCATCCAGACGTTCCCGGCGTGCGCCCCGGCGAACCTGATCGCAGCATACGGTGGCCCCGCCCCCCAGCCCATGCCACAGCCCGCCCCCATGCCCGCGATGGAACCCGAGCCGGAACCTGTTATGCCTCCACAGCCTGAGCCTATGCCCGTGGTAGAGCCGGAGCCTGTCATGCCCCCGCAACCCGTGATGCCTGTGGTTGAAGAAGCCCCTGTCATGGTGCCTGAACCCGTCATCGAACAGGGGGTGCCCGCGCCTCAGACGGTGGTGGAACCGGCAACGGCTCCCACCCCGCAGGTTCCCGTGATGCCCGCGCCCACTGACATGCCCATCCACATGCCGCCCCCGCAGCCCGCGCCCGTCACCTACAGTGACGCAGATGAACTCACCGGGTTCCTCGACGAAGAAGCGGACACTTCACAGTGGGTGCTCCGAAACCTCGTAACCGGGGAAACCTACCCGGTTCCCACGCACCCGGCTATCATCGGGCGCTCCCCCACGTCCAGTGAAATCCCCGTCGGACACGGTGACGCGAAGCGAGTCATCAGCCGCCACCACGCGCGCCTCGACATCAACCCCCAACGCGGAACCATCACGATCACCGACCTTGGTTCCACGAACAAAACGAAACTCGGCTCACACGTGCTCTCCCCCAACGTGCCCGTGGAAACCAGTCTCCCCGTACACTCTCTCCTCCTTGGAGACATCCCATTCGAGATCATGGAGGAACTGTGAGCATCACCGACATTGTCTCCACCTACACGAACGTTAACGGCAGGCGAGAAAACCAAGACAGCTACGCGGCAGCACTGTTCGAGGCCGCAGGCCATACCGGCATAGTCGCGCTCGTCGCAGACGGCGTTGGCGGTGAAGGCCCCAACGGTCGCCTCGCGTCCATCGGCGCGGGACAAACATTCCTCGACCTCGTAGCAGTCGGAAACGTCTCAGACGGGCAGCTCGTCCAAGCTGTCGCCCGCGCGCACCAGAAAGCACGCGAAGCAGCCGGGAACACGACCCTGACCGTATTGCGCGCCTACATGGGCCGCTACACCATCGTTCACGTCGGAGACTCGCGCGCCTACATGCTGAAAGACGGTGCGCAAGCCCTCCAACTCACCCGAGACCACAGTAAGCTCGCTGAACTACGTGAACGCGGCGTTGAAATCACCCCCCAGATTCACGCGAAATACCGCAGTAGCATCACCCGTGGCCTCGGGCACCGAAACGCAGAAAAAGCTCGCCCCGACACCTACGTTGGCGAGTACTCCGCTACCGACAGTTTCCTCCTATGCTCAGACGGCTTCTGGCATGAGTTCGAGCGAGAAAACAACTACCTCCCCGGCAACGCGCAAACCGGCCTTGAAACCCTCGCAGGAAGGGCCATCGCGAACGGGGAAAGCGACAACATCACAGCAATCCTCATCAACGCCGGAGAACTTTTATGACCACGCCACGACAAGTTGGCACAACGTTCCTACATGGGCGCTACCAGATCGACGCGCTCATGCACGACGGCACGTTCAGCCGCGTTTACCGTGCTTACGACACGAAACTCCAAAAACCCGTCGCACTCAAAGAAGTCGCAGCCCCAGACGGCTCCTACCGTGGGCGGCAACTCCTCCAAGCCCAGAAAGTCCTCGACAGTCTGAAAGCTGAAACCCAGCTCATGCAAGGACTCTCCCACGCTGGAATCCCCCACATTATCGACGTTCAAGACGACACCGAAACCCCCGGCGGGCTTTACAGCGTCCTCATGGACTTTGTTGCGGGAACATCCCTCGATAAGGTCGCGAAAAACGCTCCCGGCGGGCAACTCCCCGAAGATTTCGTCGTCTCCAAGATGACGCAGCTCGCGCTCATCTTGATCTACCTCCACTCGCTGCCTGAGCCGATCATTTACCGTGATCTCAAGCCCGGTAACGTCATGCTCGACAACGGTGCGATCAAGCTCTTGGACTTTGGTATCAGTGAGCAGATCACCCCCAGTAACTACACGAACCCCCAAGCTGTCGGAACTCGCGGCTACGCTCCCCCCGAGCAGCGGACAACCGGCGCGCCGCTCGACCCGCGTAGTGACATTTATGCGTTCGGCATGACGATGTTCGTGCTCCTCACGGGCCGTCTCCCCCAAATGGATGGGCAGGGCCTCCCCCTCGGCCCAGTGAACGCGAGCGTCCTCAACCCCAACGTGTCCCCCGCACTGTCGCGCGTCATCGCACGGTGCGTCGCCACGCAACCCGAACGACGCTACCAGTCAATGACGGAAGTCGTCGCCGCGCTCTCCACCTACAAGCAGACCGACGAAAAGCACGTGAAAGCAGCGAAAAGCCGCGTGCGCGCGATCATCGCGTTCGCCGTGGCTGGCCTCCTGTGCTTCGGTGGTGCGGGCGTTTCCCTCGCCTACGGGTATAGCGTGGAATCAAGTTCCTACACGGCGCTCGTCGCGTCCGCTGAAAAAGCCGGGACAGTAGACGGGTGGGCGAAAGCCATTGAAGCCAAGCCCAGCGACATTGATAACTACTTCAATGCTCTCGACGCGGCAATCCAAGGGGACGGCGTTTTCACGTCACAAGAAGAAAGCACCCTCATCCCCCTCGTGCGCGACAACGTGAACGAAATCCAAAAGAACAAGCGCTACCCCGAACTCGCATACCGTATCGGAGAGGCATATTGGTTCTTCTACCAAGGGGACGGCGGAGCCTCCGGCCTCACCTTGTCGGCACCGTGGTTTAAGGACGCTATCGACGGCGGATACAACACGCAGCAGGCAACCGCCCTGTACAACCTCGCCTCATTCAACCGTGATATCGCGTCAGCCGTGCAAACCGGCGGCGATACCGGCATGTACCGCACGTATTGGAACAACCTCACGGGCCTTGACACGTCCTCAAGCAGTGAAGTCATCCAACTCACGGTGTTGAACTATATTCTCGACTCCATCACGTCTAACCCGTATGGTCTTAAAAGCGACGGCGTGACGAAGGACGATATGGACAAGCAAGTGCAGCGCGCACAAACCTATCTCTCTCAACGTCAAGGCTTCAAGGCCGGTCGCCCGCAAGAACTCGCTAAAGAACTCGCAGGGAAGATCGACAAGACGAAAGCAACCATCGCGACGCTCTTCCAAGAGAACGGGGAACAAAAATGACGACCTACACGATCACCGCGCTCGTCCTCGTATTCCTCGCTCTCGCGTTCTTGTTCACGGCAGCGTTCCTCAGTATCCGCTGGGACCTGAAAGCCATGCGTAAGCGTATTTCTGGCGCAACCTACCGTGATGCTGTCAGCGACATTACGCGCATGGTGCAAACCCAAAGCGCAACAGACACGTACACGCGGCTCGCGGCACGCAGCGCAGGTGAGCAAATGCCTCACCTGACAACAGGCAACCTTGCCCCCACGACCGGGGACATCACGCCTCCGCCCGTCGTCACTATCCCGCAGCAAGAACCCCCACGGGTAGAACCCACGCTCCCACCCGTCGCACCCCAACAGCCCGTGCAGGTACAGGCCATGCCCGAACCGCAGGTGCAACCCGAACCCAAGCCAACACCCATCCCAGTGCAAGAGGAGACCCCAAGCGACTACGAAGAACTCCCCACCTCGTTCCTAGAAGCCCCACAAGGCGCAGGGAATGAAGAAGAACACACGAACTTCCTTGACGAAAGCGCTCACGTAACCCCCGAGAATCCCCTTGAGCGCGTATTACTACTAGAAGAACTGTCCAGTTGGACCACAACAAACTAAAGGACAAACCAGAGATGATGAAGTACTCGACGCGCACAACAGCGGCGCTCGCACTTTTCGCCACAGTCGCAACCTCGCTGCCCGCGACCGCGCTCCCCGCAACCACCGCGTTCGGTCTCGCGCCCGCAAGCGCCCCATCCACGCCGGAAACGGCGCGCACCGCAACGGACAACGGCGTGGTCGGCACCATTACCGACGTGACCCCCGACGCTCCCACGGCCCCGCTCACCGCATACGCGCAGGCCCCCACGCTGAAGATCAAGCTCACGCTCCCCGCAGGGCAAACCCTGTCCAAGGTCACGTTCAACGGTGATGAAAACCCGCTGCCCGTAGACGGCGATACGGTGACCGTGAACCTCGCTGACGCGCCCACTCAGCACTTCGATGAAGCGGCCATCGCCGTACACACCACCACGACCGCTGGCGGTCTGCCCAAGCGAGCGAACCTCAAGTGGACGCTGAGCACTGCTATCGGCCACATGTACGACACGATTGCCCCCACCATCAGCAGCGTCTCGGCCAGTGGGTGCGGAACCAACAACAGTGACGATTGTGAACTCTCCACTTCCGCTGTCACGTGGACTGTGCGCGTCAATGACGCGGCAACCCCCGGCTCATCCGGCCTCGCCCGAGCCGAACTGTTGAAAGATGGGAACAACGTTGTCCAGACCGTAGACCTGTCCGGCAATACGGATAAGGTCGCAAGCCTGTCGATCACCGCTCCCGGCTCCTACAAGGTCCGCGCTTTCGACAACGCGGGTAAGGAATCCACCATCGACTTCCCTCAAGGTCAGGTCATTCCCCCGGACGCAGTGAACCCCGTTCTCGACCTCCCCGCGCAGGTTGCTGGCGCGCGCGAAATTGACGGCGTGAAGTACATTACCGACCAGCTCACCGGCGACCTTGAGTTCAAGTTCCACGACGACGGTGCTCTCAAGCCCGCGTACATGACGTTCACTCTCGACGGCGTTGCTCTCACTCCCGAGCGAGCATCCGCAACCGAGTACAAGTTCAAGATTCCCCAGTCCACGATGGAAGATAAGCACGCTCACGTGCTCTCGTTCTCCGGGCATGATCGTGCGGGAAACACGGTCTCGTGGAGCGCGAACCTCGCGTACTCGCCCGCACAGTCGGACTACAAGCTCACAACAAGCTCTAGTGACGTGTTCACCCCTACCCCGTGGGGCGTGTACACGAACAAGCACGGCATCAGCGTGACGTTCACTCCCACTGACGGCTCCCCCATGCCGTACACGCTGAAAGACGCAAGCGGCGTGAACAATCAGGGTGCAAACCTTGACATCAGTGGGAACACGCTCACCATCCATAACGGTGACGTGGACAACGTTGAAGTCACTGTCCGTGACGCTGTAGGACGCGAAAAGCGCCTCAACGTCGGTGACATTCTCGGATGGCCCCACAAGCACATCTACTCGTCGAACGCCCCCACGTTCAGCCTCGACAGTGACAGTTACCTCCCGTATGCGAAGTCCCTCACGGATTTCGCCCCCAAGACGGCGACCATGCGTGACGCGAAGGGCATCAAGAAGTTCAAGGTGTCCGTCAACGGTATTACCCTCGCTGAAGGCAACCCGAGCGCGGAAGAAAACAAGCCTGTCCCCGTCAAGCAGGTCACTTTGGATTACGCGCGCGCAGCCGGACTGCCCGACGGCACGTACCAGATCACGTTTGATGTCACTAACCTTGCTGGCGCGACCTCGACAAGCATCGCAACCGTCACCATCGACAGTACTGCCCCCGTGATTTCTGGGTTTACGATCACTGACCCCACGTATGCGCCCGGTAAGACCATCGGCGGCTCTGACTCCCGTTATGGGTTCTTTGTCACCGGGAAAATGAAGGTCGCAGCGCACGTCACTGAAACCGGCTCCGGCGTAGACAAGATCACCTACACGCTCCGCTCCTCGGACGGTACCACTCACACCGTGGAAGCCCCCGAAGGTGCCACTATCGACATTCCTGACGGCTTCAAGGGATTCGTGTCCGCAGTGGCCTCCGACAAGGCTCGCAACCTGTCTCTCGTCGCCCAGCCTGACGGCCTCGTGTCTGAAAACGGGAACACGACCATCACCGCTAACGACGTGAACATTGCCCTCCCCGAGCCGGTTACTCACACTCGCAGCGGTCTTGGCTTGTACCGCGACAGTGTGAAGGCAAACCTCGAAGCGAGCGCAGGCCACTCTGGTTTGCGTCACGTCGCTTGGGGTATTGGCGCTGACACTCTCGGGGACGCGACCGTAGACATTGACGGCCACGTGTCCAACCCGCAAGTACACGTCACTCGCACAGACAAGAACCTCGTCACCGGCATCACTATCCCCCTCGAAGTGAACGGCGACCACGAGAACACTGAAGCGTGGGTGCGCGTAGAAGATAACGCTGGCGGCTCCGCTGAGAAGCGAGTCCAGTTCTCTATCGATGCTACCGCCCCCGAAATGAGCGTCACGTTCGACGTGAACAACGCGAACAACATGTACAACACTGACCGTCACGCGACGATCAAGGTCTTGGACGCGAACTTCAGCCCCGACCTGTTCAAGATCAGCGGGCAGGCCGGTGAGCTTGGCGCATGGACCCAGACCGGGGACATGTGGACCAACACCATGACGTTCGCAGACAACCGTGACTACGAGTTCTCGCTGGACGCTTCCGACACCGTTGGACACGCGGCGCAGGGCTTCCACTCTGAGCAGTTCACGGTCGATAAGGTTCCCCCGGTTATCGCAGTATCGTGGAACACCTACGACGCGCGTTCGGGCCGCTACTACAACCAGCCCCGCAGTGCGACGGTGACCATCACTGAGGACCACTTTGACCCCTCGCTCGTGCGCTTCACGGGCACCGGCCTCGTCTCCGGCTGGTCGCACGCGGGCAACATTCACACGGCCACCGTTTCATTCCCTGAAGGCGTGAACACGTTCGGCGTATCCAGCTCCGATCAGGCTGGGAACGAGTCGAACGCGGTGAACGAACCAGAGTTCGTTGTCGATACGACGAAGCCCGAGCTGTCTATCGAAGGCGTAACGCAGGGAACCGCGTACTACCAGACCCCTGAGATTCGCTTGTCCTACTCGGATACGAACCTTGATCTCGGTAGCCTCTCGGTTACTCTCACGGGACGTAAGGGCACGACATTCAAGGTTCCTGTCGTTAACGGTCACCTCGACTTGTCTGCCATTCCCAATGAAGCCAAGTCTGACGACCTTTACACGATGGACGCAGCCGTGTCTGACCTCGCGGGCAACAGTAACACCGCTAAGGTCCAGTTCATTCTGAACCGTTTCGGCTCCACCGTGGACGTTGAAGGAACGTCCTACCAAGGCAAGTACGTGAAGGCCCCTATCGACGTGGACCTGAGCGAAATCACCGTCGAAAAGCTCCGCGATGACAAGCTCGAAATCCGCGTCACCTTGAACGGTAAGACCATTGAAGTCCCCAAGAACGCCGTGAGCGTCACCGTCACTGGCGGCGAAAACGGAGACTACGTGTACCACTACCACGTGGACAAGAGCGTGTTCAAGGAGGACGGAGCCTACACGGTTCAGGTGTTTTCCCAAACCGAGGGCGGCAAAGACCAGCTCTCGCGCCTGTCCTACTCGTTCGTCGTGGATAGCGTCAAGCCTGAGATTCAAGTCAGTGGCATCACTGACGGCGGCTCGTACCGTAAGACTCAAGTCACTGCCACGGTAACTTTGCGTGACATGACCGCAACGGAACTCGTCGCAACGCTTGACGGTAAGGACGTGAAGGCAACCAAGAGTGGGGATGACACGTACACGCTCATCATTCCCCAGTCCGCGTCTGCGCATAACGTTCACTTCAAGGCGACCGATCAGGCTGGCAATGTCAGTGAGGTCACCGTGAAGGACGTGTATGTGAACGCCTCGTGGTTCCGTCAGGTTCTTAACTGGACGGGCCGTCACATCGGTATCGTTGCGGGCGGCTTGTTCGGCGTGATGGCCCTCGTTGCGGGTTGGATTCTGTTCGCGGCTCGCAAGAAGCGTGGTGATGATGAAGAGCAAGCGTGATGTACATGCGTGCGCATCATGCTAGACCGTGTTTTAGGCGATAAAAACATGATGTAACCGCTTACACCGTGCTCATGCCTATGGTAGGCTACGAAGTGAGGCGGGCACTGGCACCAGCAAGTCCAGCCAGTGCCCGCCTCAACTCATGCCAAACCAAACCAACAGCGCAAACCATAGGACACAATGCTCACCCCGCAAGTGCGCGAAAAGCGCACAATCAGTACCCTGACGTATGTCGGGCATTACAAGCTGGCTTTGACGCGCTTGTACTCCCACTATGTTCAGGCTCTTCCCTATGCGTGGGATGAAGCGGCCCTATACCAAACACTCAATGACCTAGCGCCCGTCTGCGCGTGGAAGCTCGACGGAACCGCAACGCTCAACCCCCGTCATTTGCGGCTCACTATGCAGGCCGCTCTCAATGGGATGCTCCCCGTAGATGACGAGGCGAAAGACATCCTCACGTACATTTACGACGCGGCTTTTTGGCGTGAACTCCTCGTTGAAACCCTTGAAGATGAGGCCGGGGAAAAGAGCAGGCTCAAACGCTATACGGAAAACGACGCAAACCTGATCTGGGTTGCTGAAAACCGCACGTTCGGGGAAGGAATGCCAGTGTTCCACTCCATGTGGGACATTCCAGACATTCAAGCCCTGTTCTTTGACACTATCGGTAAAGACAATCAGTCTCTCCAAGACTGGGTGAACGCCCACCCCAAGTGGGACATGTGGAACAGTCTCGACGGCGAGTACAACATGGGCCTCGACCACCCGGTGACGCGCGCCTCTATCGAATGGATGAACCTCACCGGAAAACCGTGGACCAAATGGGCGGAAGCCTACTACCAAAATCGTGACCTCCAACTCGGTAACCTCACCCCAGAGGGCTGCTGGTACACGACGGGCGGCTACTGGCGGATTGACCCCACACGGGGACGCGAACTCGTAGCATTCCCCGCCCGCGCGTCCACACTCCCCTCGGCTGACCTGTTTGGAGAACCCCCGTTCGTCAATATGGGACTCGTGGGAAACCTGAGTTTAGGCCCTATTTCTCTAGAACTTGGCAATTTAGAAGTATCCATTAAAGACCTCGATTTGACGGGGGAAAGCGGTGACGCTGAGCCGGTAGACGATTTGCCTATCGAGTTCCGACAGGTCACTGTTCCCCCTCAGTCTGAGGATGACAGAATCATCGTTTACACGATGCCCGTTGAAGCAACAGAGAGGCAGTATGCGTCCCTTAACTACTGACACCCAGCTCCCGGCCCTCAAGGTGAGCGACACGGCCTCTAAGCGCCTCCTAACGCCCGCAGCGGCCCACAACGACAAGAAGGACACTCAGGCGCTCCTCAAAGCCCAAGAAGCCGTCCTCGACGTTCAAGCACGCCCCTACGGTGAAGCAACAGCACTCCTACGCGGCGAGTTCTACTTCCTTGAACGCAACAGCGGAAGCCTCGTTGGACTCCCAACCGGGTTTGTCCCCCGAGCCACCGCGCCCGTCGGCTCCTACTACCACGAAGCCATGAGCGCGCTCCTCGGCCAAGTATTGGAAGGAACCTACGCCGGGTTGTTCACGTGGGCGGACATGGCTGAACCAGTCCTCGCATTAGAACGCGACTTGCTGAAGTGGGCATTCATGTCCACAAAGCGCCGTGAAATCGTCGCCCAGTCCCTCCAAGATCAGCTCAATACGCTCATTGAGGATGGAGTCAGGTGCGCGACGCTAGAAGATGCCACAGACCGGGAAGTCCTCAGCTTGGCGTACTACCGCAGGGAAGAGTACACGTTCAGCGCATGGGTGGAAGGAATGTCCACCGGGGAACGACCTATCCCCCTGCCCATCCTCGCCGCTATCGCACTGTCTCACCGTGACTACACGACAAGCGAGCAAGTCATTCGATTCTTGCAAACCCAAATGGCGATCACCGAATACAGGAAGGACTAACCCCATGACACCAGAGGAATTGAAGAAACAAACCGCGTCACTATACGTCGCACGCCTCGTCGAACATGACCTACCGGGAATCGCAGCCGAAGAACAAGGCAGCGTCCCAGAACTCGTGGAAGCCCTCGAAGTTCTCTCCCCTGAAGCGCGCATCGACCCGCGAGCGCAGCTACGCGACAAAGCGTGGGAAGAATACCTCGAAGAAAGCCGCAAACAACGTAGATACGGGCGACTCACCCCCAAGCCCACCCAAGCCACGCGAGTGAAAGTGAGCCACTGATGGATGACGATTTTTGGAACAAGGTTTCGGGAATCTCTGACGACGGTGACGACGAAGAAACGTTCTCTGAACCCGGCTTTTCAGACGATACCGACGACTCTGGCGGGGACGAACCCTATTTTCCCCGCGAAAGCCCTATGCGTCGCAGGCGTTACGCTGAGCGCGCCGGGTACGGCGAGGACGATGAACCCTACCGGCCCCGCTACTACGCGGAAGAAGCCCCGCAGGCCAGTGCGGCACCCCAGTCACAGGCCCCACAGCCCACGGCAGAACCCGCCCCAGCAGTAGACCAGTCCCAACCGAACGAACCGGGCAAGGTTATCGCTGGGAGCTTGGGTGTGATCGCAGTGTGCGCGCTCCTCGCAACATGTTTTGTCGCCGTGAAGAACCATCAGGCAACACAAGACGCGACTCCGAGTGTTGTTGTCACCGAGTGTGCGTCTCCTACGACGCAAGCCCCCGCAACTACCCCGACTCCTACTCCTAAGCCGGTAGAAACCACTACAGCGGCCCCCACTACGCAGGCGGCAACTCCGACCGTGAGCACGTCCCCACAGCCCGCATCCCCGACCGACCGGGCCACCATCGACCCCGACTCGCTACAGTTCTCTGAACCTAAGACAGTTACGGGCCTCGTGGTATCAAAGTCGATCATGGAAACCGGCGGGAACCTCATGTTCACCGTCCACCTGTCTGTCCCAGACAGCAATCGGCCAACGATTAACTACGTCGTCCCCAAGGGCCAATACGACGGCTATAAGTCCGGGGACCTCATTGAAGTCACCTACCGAGTAGACCAGCACGGTAACATTGCCATTATCCGATAATTCAGGCACACCACCTGCCTGTAAGAAAGAAAGCATCAAGTTAAGACATGGAAAAGTTCGCACTCTCTGACAGCGTGTACTTGAAGGCCCTCCTTGTGGACCCCTCACGCGCGCGACGCGGAGCAGAACCCAACATCGTTGGATACCGCTTCCACGCAATCCGAGACCTCCCCCGAGTCCCCAACTTTGGGACCACTGGCGCGTTCAGCCTCAACAACCTGTACGACTACGAGAATCAAGACCAGTGGCGCACCGTCAACGCGGGCGAAGATTTTGACCTCACCTTGTATGAACTCATCATCTTTGCGTCCCTGCCTGAAATCAGTTGCTCTATCGACGGCCAGAACCCTGAGATCGGCGTAGAACAGCACTTGTCTGTCGTGTTGCGTGAACGCGGCGGCATCCCCGCCGTGAAGCTCGCTCCCGCACGCGGCAGTGGATTCCGGTCTGTGCGCTCCACCTACCCGAAGATCAACGTTCTCACCTGTGAGCGCATCCCCCTCGATGATGCTGTGGGCGCAGTTAACATGCGCGTGAAGCGCGATCTCGCCCCCGAGTTTGAGGGCACGAAGTTCGCTCCTCTCGCTCTTCGACGCGGCCCCTACTCGGCTGGTTCCGCACGCACCCCCGAAGAGCGTCGGCGCGCGCTCGCGGAAGAAGCAGCCAATAAGCTCGCTGACTATACGCGCAACACTTTGGGGATTACCCTCCCAGACGTTGACTGACCAAACGTTTCACCAGTAACCGAGTTCTTCCACGAAAGGCACAGCCGTGAAAACCATCATGCACAAGGTGGCAGCTCCCATGCTGTCGGCGGGCATTGCCCTAACAGCGTTCGTTGGTCTCGCTCAAACGTCCTACGCGGCACAAACTCCCGTTGACGCGGGGATTGTCCGAGTGGACTACACGAGCGACGCTGACACGACACCCGCCCCGCAGGCCCCCACCCAGCAGGCGACCCCACAGTCGAGCCGCAGCCCTATGAGCGTTGACCTGCGCTCAAACCCCTCACGTACCCCGCTTGTTAAGACCGACGACAAGTACAAGAAGGACTTAGAGTTCCTGAAGGGCGGGGCGATTGACAAGCAGAAGTTCCACGAAGGTTATGCGGGCGGAAACGCTACCCTGTGGTGGATTAGCTACGTCGTTGGCTGGCTCGTCGCGCTCGTCTTTGGCTCGTTCGCGCTCATTACGATGATCGACCTCGTGTACATCAACTTTGGCTTTACGCGCTCGTTCCTTGGTGGCGGGCACAACGCCTCCGGCGGTTCACCCATGCCCGTTGGCGGTATTGGCGGTATGGGTGGCCCCGCGCCAATGTCCTCATCATCTGGCGGCAAGCAGGGCATTACGTGGGTGACCTCAGACGCAATCAGTGCAGTGGACCTCGCAGAAACCGGCGGACAAGTGCAAATGCCGGGTGCTCGCGCTAACGGCTCCGCTAAGAGTGCGGCAATGATCTACGCGCGGAAGCGTTTTAAGACGATTATTGCCACGGTTGTTGTCATCGTCCTGTTCGTGATCGGCAGCTACGTGCAAGACCTCGGTCTTAACCTTGGCGCGGTCCTCGCGAACCTCGTTGACTACCTCGTCGAAGTCACGATTGGACACTAAGCCGTGTGGATTGTCGATTACGTTAAAGACCGATTCTTCCGAGTCTCCACGGTCAGTGCTGACGCACAGAAAGCTGCCGCTATCGTCGCTGACCTCCTAAAAACCTTCCAAGAAGCCAACATTAAGCCCGGCGACACGTTGCATATCCGTATCGACCGAGACGTTCTCGCTTATGCGATTGAAGCGTTTTACGACCCTGTAATCACGCAGAACTACATCATCGAGCAAAGCGAAAACGACCCTACTGAGTTTCTTGTACAAACAAGGGAACTACTTTGAGTTTCATTAACCTAAACATGCGGGAAACAGCCCAGAAAACGGGTGTTCCCATCGTCCAAGTTGAGGACATGTTGACCACCTACAGGCAGTGGACGCTCGATAGGGTGCTCAAGGGTGGGGAAACTGTTTCTTATCTTGGGCTGGTTGAAATGTCTTGTGGGCCAGCGAACTATGGTCTGGCGCATCGTCAGCCTCTCGCAGCCCAGTACAAGCAGTTCGCGCGCGAAAACGGCTACAACGTCCACAAGGCGGAAACGGTGCTCTCCTACTATGCGCAGACCTGCCTAGAGTCCCTAGAAGCTGAGAAGAAGCTCGTCTTGCGTGGTGTTGGTGTCTTTCGCATTACCGACGACGGGGCGCTCAGGTTCCTCCGCAGTGCTGTTCATGGGCAGGAAGGCTACGACTACCGTTGCGAAGTCAACAAGGGTATTCGGCAGCGCTACAACATGGCCCGCAACGAAGAAGAGGACGGTGAATAGCATATGCAGGGCGTAACACACCGCGCGGGCGGCGTAACCGCGTGCCTCGCAGGCTACTCACTCCTCGTCTACAGTGGCTCCCCGCTCGTCGCAGCAGCCCCCGTAGCCTCCCTCGCGTGCCTCTACCCGTTCGCAGTATGGGGAGCAACAGCCTCAGACCTCGACCACGCTCCCGGCGGACTGTGGGACGAACTCAAGCCCATCGGGCAGCGCTCCGGCCAGTCCCTCCCCTCGCAAGACGTAGTGTCACGCGCAATCAGTCACGTCCTACACGCCACTAAGCCCCTACGCGGCGTATTTCCCAAAGGAAGCCGCGCAGGTCAGCTTGTGAGCGTCCTCGACTGTAAGCACCGCTCGTGGCAGACACACAGTGAACTCCCACTAGCGGTAATCCTCTATTTCCTGTCAAAACTCGACCCGACAACGGGGAACCTCAGCTCGGCTTTGACGCAGCTCATACTCATGGGTATTGGCTTTGGTCTCGTCGCGCACCTTATTCTGGATTTACTCACACCAGAAGGACTACCGTTCGCAACCGGCTTGTTCATCAACAAGTTTATTTTGCGTAAGCATGTGCTCCCCGAACGCATCAAGATCATTCCCCACGTCCCCCCAACACAAAAGGGAAAGCCCGGATTCTTCTCAACGGGCGGCACGTGGGAAACAAAGATCGTTTTTAATGCGTTACATGCAATCAACATAGTTCTTTTAATTGTGACTGTGGCTAAGCTCGCGGGCTTTGCTCTCCCATCTCTAGTGGTCTGAACCGGAAAGGAAACCAAACGAAAATGACTACGACTCTTGCGGTGAGTAGGCGAGACCAGTCTCGTGCGCTCTACCGTTCCATGATTCTGACGACAATCCTCGCGATTGTCCTCACTCTCCTGACCAGTGTTGGCGCGTTCGCAGCCAACAAGGATGCTTCCGATCAGGCCGACCAAGCGTTGCGTACCACGGTCAGTAAGGAAGTTCAGGGCAACAAGTACGCGCTCGAAGGTGGCGGCACCGTTAACGGTAGCGACCTGATTGACACTGAGGGCAACGTCAACGAAGCCATGTTTGGCAGGCTCACTGGCGACGCTCGTACAAAGTTCGCAGGTGACCTCCGCGCTCGCACTGAGGTTTACACGAACCCGCAGGCACGTGGCTACGATGATTCTCTTTCTAAGAGTGACGGCGTGACCAAGGAAACCGCGTCCAACTGGATTAGCCAGTTGAAGAACACGTCCGGCATGGCGACCGCGTGGACGAACGCGATCAACAGTTCCTACAACCCTGTTGACTTGGAGAACGGTCGTAACGCGATCTTCCCGCTCCTCGGTGGTATCTCAACCGGTTCGGGTGCCCTCGTGTATTTCGTCATGGCTCTTGTGTCGTTCCTGTGGGTATGGAACCTCGCTATCCTCCTTGTCCTCTCGGGCTTCATTGGTAGCGGCGGCAAGGTCGGCACAGCAGTGTCGAAGGTCGGCTACTTCGCTACCCGCGCATTCGAGAAGGGCAACCAGAACAGCAAGAACCCCCTCCTGATTCTCGTGAAGGAAATGGGTATCACCACGTTCGTTGTGATCTTCATTGTCACTGGCGTGACCAGCGGAATGTTCTCCAAGTTCTTCGCTTGGGCAATCGACGTGATTACCTCAATCGGTCAGGGTATCGGCTGATTTTCCTCGCATGGCTTCCCCGGTTTGGCACAGGAAACTGGGGAAGCCATGCGGCTACCCGCATGTAGGTGAAAGCTCCACAAAATCCCATGAACACACAAACCAGAGTGCAACGACTCCCCCGCATCATTCTCGCCCTCCTCCTCATGGTGGGCGGCTTCCTCATGTCCAGCGTCCCCGCACACGCTGATGACACCGTGAAATCCGTGGTCGCTATCGCCCAAAACGACGCAAACATTCAAGGCATCGTCTCTATCAGTAACGACTCGCTGAAAAAGCGCAGCATCAACATCCTCGAATACGACGCTAAAGCCGGAACAGTCAGTTTCGACTACGCGACCTACAACCAGCTCACGAACACTGACAAAACAAAGTTCATGCAGACCGCGCTCAACGCCACAGCACAGAGCGGCCTCGCAACCCCCCGCAAAGCAAAGCTCTACAACTTCATCAAGCAGCAAGACACGAAGATCACGAAGAGCATTGACACTGTTAAAGCAGAAGCCTCCGGCAACCAAGACCAAGCACTCACATTGGCTCGCCCGTGGCTCGCACCCGTCGGAGTCCTCCTCGGCGCTATCGCGCTAGTCGTTGAAGCCCTCATCTACCTGTCAGCCCTCCTCGACATGGCTTACCTGACTTTCCCCGGCGTACAGTCCTACCGGGAAAACGGCGGGAAAATCAGGTCGAAACTGTTCAGTAGCGCCGCGATCAACGCGGCCAGTGAAGGCGCAGCAAACGGGCGCAACCCAATGGCCTACTGGGCGATGAAACGCCTCCCGGTCCTCATGGCAGCGTTCTTTGTCACCGCGCTCCTCGTGTCCGGTGGCCTCCTGACCGTCATGGGATGGGTATTAAAGATGTTCGACGCTTTTATGGGCATGTTTTAACCGTAGAAGTTTTCGCGCGACAAACCTCAAACCAGTAAAGGCACATAGCTTATGAATATCACCGCAAAAAATGTTCTACGCATGGCCCGTAAGGGCGCTGTGCGCATGGTGACCGCAACAACCGCTACCGTTATCGCACTGGGAATGGTGATCGTCCCCGGTGCGCTCGCGGACGATGCCCCCACGGGCGGTAGCGCGTCGAGCCGTACCGCAGCGGTCATTAACCTTGCGAAGAATAAGAGCCTCGCTGATTCCGGTGTCGCGAACCTCAAGCCCGAAGAGCTACGTATTCTCGGCACTTACGTGTCGAACTTCTACGTCCCATTCCAGTCGCAGTTCAACTACAACGGCAGTATCCAAAAGAAGGACAAGGAACAGCAGGACAAGACGAAAGAAAACATGACCACGGCCCTACAGAACACCGTGGGCATGAGTAAGGACGCGGCGGAAAGTGTCGCGAACTATGTGATCGGGAACGTCTGGAAGGGTGGCGCAGACCTACAGTTCGCTTACACGAACGGAGATTATGCGTCAGACGCAAACTGGACGACCGAGAACTATCCGACTGACTGGCGCACGTTCCTCGCTATGGTGTCCGGTGGCGCTGGCGGCGAGGATGTCATGGAAGATACCGTGCTTCCTAAGAACTCCCCCGCTTATAAGGCAAAGTGGAATGCTCTCGTCTACAACGCGGGCGGTAAGACCATCCCCGCGTTCGTGTGGGACCCCTCGGGTAAGAACCTCACCCCCAGCGTGATCGCCCTCTATCAGGCGCTCTCTATGGCGAACCTCAAGCAGGGATACGGTTCTTCCCTCGTTGACTTGTACCAGAGCGACCTCGACTTCACGAAGGGCGCAGACCAGCAGAGCGACAGCATTGACATTGAAGCTGTCAAGAGCGCTTTCCAAGACGCAAGCAAGGCTGTAGCGCTCACCGCATACAGCGGGAAAATGGCAATCAGCCCGTTCGGTGACCTCGTGTATCGCGGCCCCAACCACACGTGGGTTGCTATCCCCGCGTCCATGAACCCCTCCACGTGGATGAAGGTGGAAGGCTCGAACATCTCCAAGCCGGGCGGCGCATACAACACCGTCAGTTTCCAAAACCTCGTGCTCTCAAACCAAGCTATCCAGTTGGGAAGCGCGTCGAGCGGGCAGAGCACGTTCAACCTTGAGTACGCGCAAAAGCGCATTACGGAAAGCCTCATTGACGCGCCCTCATACAAGCCTTTCGGCGCGTTCCACTCCACTGTTCAGGTCGGGACAAGCGAGTGGAACTTCCCGAACGATAAGTGGTTCTTCCAAGGCGCTGACTCGTGGGACACGTTCTTGGACGGAGTTAAAACCGGCTGGGGTGAACAGCTTAAGAAGGCTGGCCTCAACGATGTTTCCAGCGGCCTTTTTAACGGCAAGCGCAACACTATGACCATGCTGCGCGTCGGCGGTGAAGTCCTCACCCCCAGCGCTGGCGCATCCTCAACGACCCCCTCTGATGTCATGTGGGTTGGCGCGCATCCGGGGAACAACTCGGACCCGGTGAAAACCGTGAACAAGATGATCGTCCTCGATGACATTCAAGCGTTCAAGGGTGATGTCCCCGCTGACGGCATGTATCAAGACGCTATCGGTAGCGATGGGAAGCCGTTCGCGAAGGCCCGAGACATTGACTCTAAGGCTGTCTCGAGCGCGTGGGAGAAGGTTCTTGACCCCTCGTCGAACCTCACGCAAACCGCGTCCGCTATGCCTAAGCCGACCGCTGTCAGCCTCTACTCGTCCTACGTTCTCGCAGCATTTGGTGACACGAGCGCACTGCAGAAGCTCGGATGGAAGTACAACAGTGACCTGCCTCCCGTGCAGTCGAACTTGAAGCTCACTGTCGATGAGCAGACCGCAGCGAATGAGAAGCTGGCGAACTTGACTGACTACTCGCTTGCCCTGTTGTCTCCGAATTGGAGCCACACGGCTTACAAGTCGCAGCTCCTCACCATGATTGCCGGTAGCTTCATGCTCCGCTGGCACTCGGACATGACCGGAACGCAGACTATCGGCGTGAATCAGGGAACCACGAAATACGTCGGTTTCGCTGGCTACGTGTCCACACCAAACCTGCATGACTTGTCGTGGACTGACTCGATTGTGACCCTGTACAACCGCTATCTGTCGTACATGCTCGTGTTCGTCGCAGCGATGCTCGGCGTGTTCGCTCTCGTGCAGATGGTTTCCATCAGGCGAGCGGTCATGAGCTTCATCATTTTCTTCATCGTCGCAGCGGGCGCTATCCCCACGTTGAACTACGTGATCGACCAGACGAACGCTTACAGCGGTAAGGTTCTCAGCGAGAAGTTCACCTACTGGGCGCTCGTCACCCATCAAGCGTATTCATCTGAAATCGACAAGGCCGCTACCGGTGACGATTACGGGAACTACCTGCAAACCGTGTTCAATAACGCAGCCGACATGTCCGGCTGGGTGAGCGACGGTAGCGACGGGAAAGAAAACGAGATTTCTAACCGTGGTGGGGAGAACATTCTCCTCAAGTGGCAGTCCCCGAAGAAGCGCACCGCTGTCGAGTTCGGTTCTGACCTGAGCCGCGCTGTCGCCTCCTCCGATTCCCTGTCTCGCCTGTTGAAGTCCTCCACGCAGAGCGCATACGGCGGTGAAACGTTCCTGAGTGACCCGAACTCGACGTACCTGTACCGCTCCTACGTGGATATCGCTAACCAGTCCCGCTACACGTACCTCGGACTCTCTAAGACCCGTGGTGACGGTAAAGCCGCGTACAACAAGACCCCTGACATGAGCGCGTGGACTGAAAGCATGAAGGACGCTTACGACAAGTACCCGGACACGTTGACCGCATACGCGGGCACCGGATACGCGAACAAGCCCTCCGGTAACAGTGACCCCACAACGCTGTCGTACATCACGCCTGTCATGGCTTCCAAGATCGTTAACGATCATATTGGTGACGCATCGAAGCTCGACAACCTCACGTATGGTCAGAACGTGGGTATCCCCACCGGCGCATACCAGTTCAGCCTCGGCGTGTACACGCAGGGTAAGAGCGCGCGCGACCAGATCAAGGAACAAAACCCGGCTGGCTATAACCCGGATAATGAGCCGTACTCGGACGCTGACTACAACAGTCTCGGCGCGTTCGGATTGTTCACCGAGTCCCCGTACTACCACTTCTCGTGGTACAACTTCGACCACGGTCTGTCAGCCGCACCGAACGCCGCTAACGGGTGGAAAGACATGCTGCTGTCCGCCCCAGATCAGGGGTACTTCTACAACAACAAGTCCGGCGATAAGGACGCGGACGCGACCATCGACAATAACGGGGAGTTGAAAGACTACCTCGGCATGAAGGAACTGTTCACCTACACGATTCCTTACCTGAAGGCCGCGAACAATGTCGTTGTCGAATACGACAAGAAGTACAGTCTGCGCACCTACAGTAACCTCCCGTTCGAGCCGGGCCATGATGATGAGTACAAGGACAATCCCGAGAACCGTCAAAAGTACTGGCAGAACGTGAACGTTTCGCAGCTCGCGGCGATGTACAGCCCGTGGGTAGACCAAATGTACGAGGCCGGTTACGCGGCCCCGACGAAGGTCTATGCGAACGGCGTGACCTACACGGTGAAAGACCCCTTGGACCCGGCTTCCTACCCGGCTGAGCGCCCGATGGTGTTCTCCCCCTCTGAGATGACTGCTTACGGTCTCACCGAGTCTGATCTGACTCCCGTTGAGTCTCGCATCATGCGCGTCTTGCGGAACACTAAGACCCCGTTCTTGGACCTGTTGAACTACTACACGTTCCAAGACAACGTGCTCAACTCGTCTGCCGCGATGATGACCACGTTCGAGTTCAACCAAGTGTTCTCAGACGCTACTGTTTTGGGCGTTCAGACCGGTAGCCAGCTCTACCCGCAGGCATATGAGTTGAAGAACTTCAGCTTTGACGCTTACATGCGCCTGATGCTGGCGAACTCGCTGCAAAAGCCCGCATTACTGTCGTCGAATGATACGAACTTCTACCAACAGGTCATGCAAGAGTCGTCGATCACGACCGCTATCATGCTCCTCGTCGTGGATGTGACCAGTATCTACGTGGTTCCGCTCCTCAAGTACGGTGCGATCATCGCGATTGTTTTGGTGGCGATCTTGCGGTCTATGGCCTCCGCGTGCCGCGTGAGCGACGAGAAGGCAACAAGTGGACTGTGGAAGCACATTCTGCGGCCTATCCTCGCTATCGGCGTGATCGGATTTATCCACGTCGGCATTATTTCCCTCCTGATTGGTAGTCCCGCGAGTGGCGTGACCGGCCAGTTGGGTAGCAGTATGGCTGTCGGTGACCCGGTGTTGCTCCTGCTCATTGTCGCTGCGGTGAACGTGGCTATCTCTATCGTCTATTTCATCTTGCTACGCGCGTCTACGAAGGAAATTGTCGCGTCCGCTAAGGTCATTGGTTCTAGCCTTGCGGCTGCGGGTTCAAGCCTCGCTGACATGGCACGTAGCGGCATGAGCCGTATGCGTTCGTTCGGTGGTGGCATGGCGGCTGGCGCTGGCGTTGCTGTCGCGGCGGGCCGTGGTGCCGGTAGCGCTGCGGTTCGTGGCGCTCAGGGTGTTTCTAGCCGCGTGAAGGCCGCTACCGCTGTCCACGCTGAGGCGGACGAGCCTCGCGATAAGACGAAGGCCGCTGACTTCAATAAGCAGACCCTTAAGGGCGACAGTGCAAATGACCCGGCGAAGAAGAAGGAAAAGAAGCAGGTCATCGAATCGAGTATTTCTAAGGGCCGTAGGACCATTCAGTCGAACGCTGATTCTAAGAAGGCGTAACCGTGCTGATCGCGTTCTTATTGTTCATCCTGTCGCTGGGACTTAAATGCGCGTCCCTAGCTTCCAGAGCAGCGTTTAACGTCGCTTTGGCGGCTGGGGGCGAGCAATCCCCTAGTGGCGTGCTGCGAAGTGCTCGTGCGGGCGTGTGGAAGCTCTTACGGTTCTTTTCGCGCCTCGTGGATGCCCTGAACGCTCTCATTGTCGCCTCGTGGCTTACGTTCGTTGCCGCTGTCATGGCAGCACTCCTCGCAGTGAACACAAGCGTGTTCCTCCTGACTCAAGACCCTGAAGTACTCAAACAGCTTGGCTCCACGTCGGCTGGCGTGAAAAGCGGCCAGAAAGGCGGGAACCAAGGCGGAGAGTATTCCAGCGGCCAAGGCGTACCCGCTGTCGCAGCCTCCCCCAATCAGATTGGCTTAGCGATTGTCGCTAACGCGAAATGGGCAAGCAGTCAGAAAAACTACACCTACGACTGGGGCGCTCGCGGGCCAAACGGTTACGACTGTTCAGGCTGGGTGTCCGCTCTCCTCCTCATGAGTGGGTGGACGATGGACGGCTCCGGTAAAGCCGTGCAGCTTCCCGCTGACCAAGACCGCGTTATCGTCGGCAAATCAAGCGCCGACCAAGTGACAAGCAAACTCTCCGCTTCCTCTGGCACATTCCGCGCAGTATCACGCCCGTTCAACGGTGACGTGAACTCCCTGAAGCCGGGAGACATTATCAGCGGCCCCGGCCACGTGGGTGTCTACATTGGTGACGGGTGGATTAGCCACGCTTCCACGCAAGGCGCTCACGTGAAGAAAGGCCCCTCGGCTGACTCTGAGGACATCTCCGATGTTGGCTTCCAGCAGGGGTATTTAACGCAGTGGGTGACGCATTATCTCCGGTTTGAGTGACCACTAGAAGCGTATAGCTATACGCGAATGGAGGCACAGATGCATAAAAGGCTCAAAATGCACGGGGCCGAGACCTCGAAGTGCGCATATATGGTGCATAGTTACGCGCAAGGTTCGTCTCGCCCCACATTGAAGCCCCAAAAGAAACCCCCTGTTACGCGCCCGGCCATACTCCTATAAAATAGGTACACTATGGGTTAGCATGTTAAATAGACTCAACGAACCATCACATCAACCGAAAGCATAAGCATGAGCGACAACCTCACAGACCAGTACGACTACCATCCCCACACCGGGGATGAAACCCTCCGCATCCCCCTCGGCTTAGAGTTCCAGCCCGCAACGACAATGGCTGACTCTAAACACCAGCGCCGCATCGCAGCGATGATCGCCTTACCCGTGACCGCCGTTGTCTGCCTCGCCTGCCTCGCGTGGGTTCCTATGGCCGCTCTCATCAAGGTTCCCCTGTTCCTCCTCGCTATCCCCCTCGCTGTCCTCTACGCTTGCCGTTTCCTCCTCCTCGATGAACGCACCGTGCGCCGCGCATGGAAAGGCATGAATGAACGAGACCTCATCATGCCCGAAGGCAAGCTCTGGGGCATTTACCGCATCGACGACGACGCTCCCTACATCTGCTATTTCGTCGGCGGACAAATCGGCATCTACCTCCTCGCCCACAAAGGCATGACCGTAGGCCGCACACTAAGCCGAGACGTAAACGCAAACTGGGACGGCCTCGCAGACGCATACCAAGAAGCCGGGAAACGCAACATCACCGTCCGACACATCGACTTCATGGGCACCCTCGACGACCGGCCACGCTTTGAGCGCATGTACACCGACCTCGCACAAGCCCCCAACGAGGACTTTCGTAACATCGGGACCGCAATCATCGCGAACCTCGAAGAAGAACAACGCGGCTCCCGCACCCCCAGTGACGTGTTCTGCCTCTCGCTGGACGCTTCCCGCGCGTCCGCAGAAGCCCTCATCGAAGGCTACCGGGCATTCTCGTCCATCCTCATCAGCCGAGGTAACTGGATGAGCGTCCAGCCCCTTGATCGTACGCTCCTCGGTCAGCTCACCGAAACGATCTACGGGATTGACAACTTCTCTGTCGCAGACGCACTCAACAGCTCCGTTTCCGCTTCCTACTCCGGCAGTATTCACCCGATTTACGTGGAAACAGCAGGCGGCCAAAAGCGTTACATCAGTGACGAAACTTCGCGAGGAAAGGTTACTACGAAGTGAAGATTTGCATCATTGCGGACATGTCGCCCGAAAAGGTACTCAACTTTGCGCGCGGCAACGCTGACGCAGCAGAGTTTTCCGCATACCACACCATCAAAGAGTTCTACGAAACCATTGCGATCAAGAACGAGTCTTTCGACCGTATTCTTGTCCTCGCAAACAAGGAAATCGCAGCAAGCGAACTACGCCTCCTCGACACGTACCTCGCAGACGCGCAGCGCGAAAACGTCGTCCAGCAGATCGACGTGATCTGTTTCGCGCAAAACGAGCAGGTTGCACTAGGGTTCGTTCGAGGCATCACCTACCCGCTGGCGTGCGCGTTGGAGTCCACCTCATTGTCGTGGCCCCAGTTCTTTAAGGACGCTGGTTCACTGTCGTTCGTCGAGTTCCAAGACGCACACAAGACGTACAGTAACGAGCTTCCCACCATCACGTCGCAGGCCCCCGAAGAAACCCGCCAGTACGCGGCCCCCACAATGGTCGCAGAGCAGGATTTCGCGTCAATGGGTGTGGCCCACTCGGACACGATGTACTTTGACTCCGACGATGAGGACAGTGCGGAACTGAGCGAATACCCCCAGTTGCAGCTCAATGACTTCCCCGCATTGTCTGAAGCGTTCCCCACCTACGTTGAAACCCAAGGCGGGGCGTTCCCCGTGCTCAACACCGGGGCGCGCGTCAACATCATCATCGGCTCCACACCGAACCGACTCTTCACCTACACGCGCACTCTCGCTGACTACTACTCGCAGCGCGGTTACAGCACGCTCATCGCCAGCACCGTCAACAACGAAGCATTCCTGTCCCACGTGACGAGCAACCCGGACTTTTACACCGAGTTCCACCGCTCGCTCCCCGTCAGCACCCCATACCAGCAGACACAAACCCTGTACGTGACCAGCCCCAACGCGGGAGAAACACTCACCCCCGGTGGAATCGACGAAATCACCGGCCTCATCCCCCGTTTCGACTACACGATCATTCCCGTGTTCCTCAGTGGAGACAACGACTACGCCACGCAGATCAAAGCGATCTCTACCGCGTTCCCCGCGTCTATCCACTGGGTGAGCGGAACCGCGTTCCTCGACGCTTCCCCGCGAGTTAAAGCAATCGCCACGATGCTGAACAATTTCGTCTCCCGCGAGCGCTTTGACGACGACCTCCAAGAAATCGTCGCCTCTAACGGCTGGCTGTATGCGGGCGAGCCAAGTGAAGAACTCGCAATGAACGCTACGCGGCTTGGGCAAAAGTTCGTGTGGAACCGTGACCCGATGTTCCGCCAGCTCCGCTTCCTCGCACAGCCCACTGGGGTGTCGGCATGAAAATGCTCATCTCGAACACGGCCCCCGCGAGAGGATTCCCCTCGTGGGTGACGTATGCGAACGTTGAGGACGCGCGGCGCGCCTTGGGTTCCCTGTCGCTGGACGCGCTTGTTGTACACCACAGTGACGATGCTCCCGTAACCATCGCCCAGTTCGTGCGTGACGCGCGTAAGGAAGCCCCCGACGCGACGATCATCTACCCGTCGGATGCTCCATCGCCGTTGGTGCGTATCGCCGTGTCCACGTGTGGGGGAATCGTCACTAACGGCTCCTACATGGACTCTGAGGACGCTCTTAACGGGTTCCTTGAGGCTGTCACCCTGTTCGGTAATGAAAGCCCCGCAGACGGCGCTATCAGCGTCCTCAACGGCGCTACAGACATCGCCCCCCACCTGTCGCGCGCAGCCCAAACCCTCATCAGCGAATACAAGAAGCTTGACGACACTCAAACCGTGGACGGAACCGCCGCGTTAGACGCGGTTCTTGAACTCGCAGCCGGATACGCTCGATTTTCCAAAGAAAACGCTGTTCTGAGGCAGAGCGCGAAGCGCACGAAAACAGGTCGCGCAGCGGACTCTTCCGTGTCTGTGAAGGTATTTCCCCGTGTCGAATACTCGGGCGCGAAAACCGTGTACCGCGTGAAAGTTCTCGGCTCCATGAAATACCTCAAGTCATTCATGATGGGCTTCCAGAACTACCTAGAGTCCACTGAACACGTGCGATGCAGGCTCATCTTTGTCATGCCCCCCGGAATCACGTACAAGGCCCTGTACAAAAACTATGCGTGGGTTACGCCGGAAACCGAAGTCGCCGCCCCCGAACTCGCGGCCCGCGTCGTATTCACCCAGCACCCGACAAGCAACGTCATTAACGACATGCTCCTCACATCCACCGCGTTCGACGCGGCTATCATCGTGGACTACACGACCCACGCGAACTGGCATGTCGTTGAACACGTCGGCCCACACCGCCGCAAGGTCCTGTACGCGCTAGAAAGCGAAGGAACCGCAAACCGGCTCGCGAAACTCGACAAGACCCGCACGTTCACGTCCGTGGGCGCAGCCCCTAGCCTCCTCCTGTCAGTCCCCGCCCTCGTCGAATACCCGGCGAATGAGCAATTGCGTCGCGTCGCATACGCGAAATGGACCGACCTGTACAGGCTCATTGACGCTGCCTCGCTCCACCACCAGAAAGACTAACCATGCCAACCAAGACACCTAAGCGCCGTAAGAAAGTCCAAGAAATCCCGTTTTGGAAGCTCTGGCAGTGGATGATTCAACGCTCGACGAACCGCAATATTTCTGGGCGGTTCCCCGCGCGCAACCACTCCTTGTACACGGACGATCTTGCGCTCATGTCCGGCCCTCAAAACGTCACCGTGTTCTACACGATTGACGCATACGACCATGAGGTTCCCCTGTTCATGCGCAGCAGGCTCCGTGCGCGTCTCGGTTCCTCGCAGTACACGCTCGCGTTCTTCACGACCGCCACGCCGTTTGACGCGGACTGGACTAAAGGCAAGCTGAAGAACCTCCTCACGCAGAGCGACAACCTCCTCAGCGGGAAAGTAGACATGCCAACGTCTACGAACAATCTTCCCGAGAAGGAAGCCCAAGACGTTGCCCGTAAGCTCCGCCGCGCACACAGCACGCGATTCTTCAAGGAAGAAACCGAAGCCGGGCGCAGCGTGTTCACGTTCCAGTCCTACATGGCTCTTTCTGGGCCGCGTGGGGAAGGTTTTGATCGCGCTCTTGAAGCAATCGTGAAGGAAGCCGCAGAGTGCGGGCTTCACATTAGCCGCGTGGAAGATGACATCGCGTCATTCCTGTCGGCCTCAAGCGCGTTACGTCCCGCGTCGCGTGGCATTGGCCGTAGGACCGGGAAGATGACGCTCCCTGATGAGATCATTTCCCGTTTCTCCGGCTACGACCAAGGCATTATCGGTAGCCGTGGCATGTACATTGCGACCGATATTTCCACGCTCTACCCGATTCTGAAGCTCTTCCACGCCTCGGGCATGAGCGCTGAGAACGTCCTCGTGATCGCACAGACCGGTGGCGGCAAGTCCTACATCGTGAAAACGTGGCTGATCGGGTTCCTCAACGACCCGCGTATCCGCATCACCGTCAACGACGTTGAAGGCAGCGAATACGAACCAATCGCCGCCCTATATGCCGCACAAAACCCGGAAGATGTCGTGATCGTAGACATGGGCGGGCATGACGGGAAGTACTTTGACCCCCTCGAAATCGCTGTTTCTGAGGACCGTATCGCAGACGACATGTCCATGTACGACGTGTCCGCACAGTACACGCTCGCATACCTGTCAGCACTCGTCGGGCGCGGCTCCGAGAGCGAGTGGGCGCGGCAGATTCTCCAAAGCGCAGTATCCACGACCTACTCTCGCGCGGGAGTATCCTCCCTCGAACCGCACACGTGGCACCGCAGTGAAGGCTTGAGCCTGTTCGACGTGTACGCGGTCATTAAGCAGCAGCACGAGATGATCGTTGGCGGTCACAGTGACGACTACCGTCTCACCGACCCAGCGTTCGCTCAAACACTCACATTCATTCGCGCCCAGCTCGCAGAGTTCTTCGAGCCGGACGGAGCGAGCCGACACATCTTCTCCCACCGCGTGTCAATCAAGAGCGTGAAGGACGCGCGGTTCGTGTCCGTCGCCTTGGGTATGGCATCACGAACCTCAAACACGATGGACGACATCAGCGTTCAGATCGCACACCTGTCCACGGCTGTCGTTCACCACGCTCGATCTGTGGCGTGTAAAGCCGCTGGCAAGTTCAACGCGACAGTATGGGAAGAATTGCAGCGATGGGCGCGTATCCCCGGCGCGAAGGAAATCATCGGCACGGCTCTCACGGGTGGCCGCAAGATGGGCGACATTAACCTCATTGTTTCCAACGAACCGGGCCAGTTCCTCGACAAGGCTAACGGTCTCGATATTCTCGGCAACATCCAGTCGTGGGCTATCGGCTACTTGGGTAGCAGTGAGGACCGCAAGGGTCTTGCTCACGCCCTGTCCAGCGGCGAGAACGGGTTCAGTCAAGACGTGATCGAACGCGAACTTGAACGTATCGCAGCAAGCTCAAACACCGCTGAAGCCTACAACGGTCTCAGCAGTGAACTTTCCAGCGCGTATAACCGTGCGTTCCTCATCTGCCTGAATCAAGCTGTCCTCACGGTCGGTAAAGTCATGCTCCCCGACTACATTGCCGAAAGCAGCTTGTTCAAGACCGGTACGAGCCGAGACCCTGAAGAAACAGTCCTCGACGGCGTACTCTCACAAAGCGTGGACGACGGCCCTCACCTTGAGACAACGATTCTGGAAAGCGAAGTCGATAAGATTCTCGCAAGTGAACCGACACTGCCCTCCGCTTTGGGGCGCGGTAAGCACGCGGCAATGCCAAATAAGGCCGATAGTGAGCCGAGTGCTGATGATTTCTTTAGTGGCATCGAGTAAAAATCTCAGACGGTCCTAGAAAGGTTAAGGGAGTGGACGAGAAAGCAAAATTAAACGGTGTAGGCCAGTGGGTGAAAACCCATCGGGGCACCACGGCGGGCATTGCCGTCGCATTAGTGATCGCACTGTTGATCGGCACATACGGTCTCATGCGGTCACGCAGCGCACAAGCAAACGTCGATAAAGTACGCGCAGAAGTCGCAGCATCCGCATCAGCGAAAAGCAATGCTTCCGCGTCGAGCGGCCCTGAAGGTGTAGACCAAGTTCTCATGCGCCAGCAAGACAAGCTACGCGAAAAGTACGGAACTCCCAAGGATGGGTTCATTTGGGACACCGACGGCACGCCCCTGTCGCTGGGGAACAAGGACACGGCTCCTGATGAGGTCGTGTACACGTACATGCGTGCGTTGAACACGTTGGATTTTTCGACCGCGCAGTTCTACTCGCGTCGCAGTAGTGTCGTGACAACTTACGCGGACTATTTTGATTCTTCTACCGCGTCAACGTCGGACTTTAAGGACCAGTACAAGCGGGAACGCTACCGTCTTGGACTGTTGTCCTTGCAGGTGCAGAGCGTGTCTCGTAGCGCGAACTTTACGGGCGATAAAGAGTCCTACACGGTGCGCGCAAAGATGATCGACATGAGCAATAAGAGTTTCTGGCTCAAGGACAAAGACAAGCTCTTTGCTCAGCTCAAGGACGCGATGAAGGGTGAAGCTGACTCCGCTAAAGGCCAGCAGATCGCTTACCAGTACGTGACGAACGCTTACCAGCAGTCCATTGACCACCTTCAGACCGGCACAACGAGTGATAGTGATGTGCCCATGCGTGAAGTGTCGTTCGATATCACCGTGCAGCGTTACCCCGCGCAAGACACCGGGTGGCTTGTCTCTATCGACAAGGACCTCGACAACCTCCTGAAAGACTCTGATGGTGTTGACCCCGCGTCCTACATCATTGACCAGTACAAGGATTGGGCGCGCTGATGTTAGTCACGCTTATCACGATGTTTTTAATCCTGTCGATCTCGTGGGTGAAGTCTCTTGATATGAACGAGTCCACGAAGAATAGCTTTTACGTGGTCGCCGTGCTTATCGCTGTTGTGACCGTGCTTGTATCAATGGCTTTGGAGTGGTTGAACAATGGCATTTAATTCTGATGAAGATGAAGCGTTGCGACGCTACCAGCAGCGCACGCACCAGCCGACGTATGCTCCGGGAATGGGCGACAGTAACTTGGATTGGGGTATGCCCGAGAGGACTATCAGCGGCCCCCAGCTCGCCCCCTATGCGTCCAGCAGCTTAGGGCAACCCGGCGGCATGTCTTTCGCTCATATTGGGCAAGACCAGACCGCGAGCGCACAGTCCGTGACAGAGCGCGCGGCAATGGCAGCAGGTCAAGCCTCATGGCAGTTCACGAAAGAAGCCGTCAAAGCCTCTAAAGACCATACGGCTGACACCGTTGCCGAGACCGGCCTGAGTGCGCTCAAGCTCTCGGCGGGCACGTGCGTTGCGGGAACTCTCCTGACGTTGCTCAGCATCTTTGTTCCCCTCTTGTCTTTCGGCGCGTATGTCCTCTTGGGCGGCATGTTTTCTGCCATGTGTGGCGCACTCTTGTTCACTGGCGGGTTCTCGCTAAGCACATTGCGCGCACGCAAGAACCGTCCCGCCCCCGAGCCTGTTGTCGAGACCCCCACGCCCTTGCCGCAGCCCGCCCCGGTTGAGCCTGCTTTCAGCAGTGAGCCGGTAGCAGAAGCCGCTCCCACGGTGGAAACAGAGGAAGAAGATTTAGGGTGGGGAGACCTCCTCCCCGCTCAGCCCGTCTCGGCGGGAATCCCTCGTGAAGCCGACGTGCCCGAGGGCATGAAAGGCATGTACACGCGCGGGTTCCTCTTCGAGAAGTTCTCGGCCATCCTCCCCCGCATTAACCCGTCGATCAGTGAGTGGACGACTTATCAGAAGGACACGTCACAGTGGGCTGTGTTCGCTGAAAGGATTTATGGTGCAGCGAAGCTGATTAACACTCCTGAAGATTCGATGCCTGAGCTGCTGAGCGCGCAAGAAAACCAGTTCATGTACGTGTTCACCGTGTCACGCGGTTCCCGACTGTCTCATGACAAGCTCGCAGAAGAACTCGCGGACATCTACCGATACGACGAGCGAGGCGTGGAAGAACACCCGAACGCGCGTGCTGTTGCTTTCAAGTCCGGCTCGAAGGCGTTCATTCACCTGTATAAGGGTGATGGTGGAATCATGCTCTCAACCGGTGACCTGTATCAGGACAAGGGCGTGCGGGACTTTATTCTCAACCCGCAGAACAAGCTCCCTGTCGTGATCGGCGTGGACAGTATGGGTAAGCCACAGTACGGCTCCCTGTATGGGTTGAACTCGATTCTTGTTGCTGGCCCTACCCGTTCAGGTAAGTCAGTGTTCGCGAAGAATCTTGTGTGCCAGATGTCAGCGTATGCGCCTCCGACGGAGATTCAGTTCGCTATTTGCGACGCGAAGGGCGAAGCCTCTGACTATGCGTCGTTGAACCTGCCGCACATTCGTCGCAAGGCTTTTACGTCGAGCGATATTTTGGAGACTCTACGGTTCATTGCCAATGTTGAGGTTCCCCGTCGTTCCAAGATGTTTGCTGAGTCTGGGCAGGTGAACATTCTGGACTTTAAGAAGCTCAACCCGGATGTGGAATTGCCGTTCATTTACATGCTTTTCGATGAGCTTTCCACGATCAGTGACGGCATGGGCAGCGACCTGTCTGAGTATGAAGCATTGTTCAAGAAGGTGACGAACACGTTCGCGTCGCTCGGTATCTACATCATTGTGACCCCGCAGCGCGCAGTGAACTCTCACCTCCCGGCGGATGCTATTAAGCAGATACGCGCAGCAGCAGTATTGCGAACGAACGTTGCTGAGGACGTTGTACGCGCACTGGGTATTCGCACGGCAAGCGAGTTCCCCTATGCCTTGTCGCACCCCGGCGACATGGGAGCGAAGTTCCCATTCGTTCAAGACGGTGCGCCCACGTTCATTAAAGCCGCGATGCTCGCAGCCGACCAGAGCGAGACCACGGCAATCTCAGACTACATTTCCTCCTACTGGGAAAAGCTCGGCTTTGAGCCTGCTTCCAACCAGCCGATGACCGTGCCAACGTTCTACGACATGGCAGACGACGATGAGGAAGAAGAAGATGACCTGTTGGTCGAAGAAACCACTGAGACCACGGGAGAGGCAGCTATCAGCGCCTCGGACGCAGAAAAACTGGACTCGTCTAGCATTTGGGGACTCCTGCAATGAATCTTGAACTCGACCCTACGGTGGGTAAACGCTTGAACGATCTTCAAGGCCCGTATCATCTGGGCCGCGTGATCGGCACATGGAACTACGACGAAGTGAAAGCAGCGTTTTTCGCTGAGTTCGAGGCGAAGGAACGCGCCCAAGGGTTCAGTTTTCTCTCCCACCCGCGTCGCATTACCCCCGCTGATCGCAGTAAGTACCTTAAGCCGTTGCGTCTGGCTCAAGAAGAACAGTTGTTGACTCCTGACATGCTGACAATGCTCCTTGGGGAACTGTCGGAAGATGAGCTTGTGGCGGAAGCGTCGAAGCCGCGTCCAGCTATCCAGCCGCGCGAGGTAGAGCAGGTGGCACGTAAAGCCTCCACAGAGCCTCACATGCCCGCTAGGAAGCCCGTAGAACGCCCAGAAGCCCGGAAGGTCACTGAGAGCGTGTACACGGCCCCTACGACGCTCAGAGCGTTCCTAGATGAACATCCCGGAGCGACCATCCAAGAAGCCGAGCAGTTCTTCCCCCGTAGGGCCATTGAGAAGGAAATCAAACTCGGTCGTGTCCGGTGGAGCAAGGGGCGACTTAACCTATGAGCGCAGCCATTGAACGAGTCAAAATCGCCCACGTCAGCCCCGACCCCAGTGACTACCTATGCGAAGCGTGCGTGTATGTCAGTGGAATCATGCTCCTCACCGGCGTTCGCCTCGTACTCACCGCAGGCGGATACTCCCTGAGAATGCCCACGGGCCGCAGTGCGGACGGGAAACAATACGAACTGTTCCACCCCACCGACAAGAAGTTCTACAACGATCTTTTACAGGCCGTGATCGAAGAATACTATGAAGCCGTAAAAGCCTAGAACTAGCGAAATGGGCATAAAGAAACGGGGCCGTGACGACAACAGGAAAAGCGTCACGGCCCCGTTTCTAGTTCAATCACATCACAATGTTCCACTAGACATAAAGACCAGTGTAAGTGGACGGGGGATGTCCACTAAAAGTAAGAATAGCACACCTGGCCAAAAACGTACCTTTTAGGCACACCGTGGCATGTCTTGCATGGCTTCTTCCCATGTTTGTGTCATGCGTGGCGCGCATTCTCCCCACGGGGTGAACGTTATTCCCCCGCGAGTGAGAAGGTGGTCCCACTCGGCGGGCCAAAAAGCGTGTGGGAGTCCCTTGTCTACGGCTTCCACCATTTTGCGGATAGCAGCAGCCGCACGCCGGGGAACGCTCTCTCCCTTAGTGGTGTCGCACGTGAAGTACACGGACCCGCCGTGGATACGGACACGGTAGAAGCCAAGCGGATTACCCGTGGGAGCATCGCAGAGCTGTTGTATGAGCATGGGCGCAAAGTCTGTCCGCCCAACCGGGGAGGGCGAGGCGTTGATGAGGCGTAGCCACAGCCATTCCGGGCTGGACTCATCATCAGGGTGGATGAGCGTGTCACTATCGCCGGACAGTGCGGCGCACGTGTGGGAGAGGAAGTCGAGGGGAGACTTTTCCAGTTCAAGTGGTGGGACCATGTGTTCAGAGTATGGACCGTCCTTGGGAACATGCTGCATGTCACATGGATGAAATATCAGACAGTAGAAACCGTCCCAAACTGGACGCAACTGCCAGACAGGGTTGTTACGCTAAAGTCACCAAACCAAACCGACAACCACATAGGAGCGTACTAATGCGCAAAAAGAAAAACCCTGCCGCGTCCAATGTGAAAGCAATGCTTGTTTTCACTCTCGTAGCCGTCATCGTGCTTGCCGTCTTTTGGGCTATCGGAGTGGAACGCCACTCGCCCACCCCCACGGCAACGCCCGCCAGTACGGTCAGTATCCAAGCGACCCCCGCGCAAGGTGGAACGCTCTCGGCCCTTGACTCTCTTAAAGTCGTAGACAATCCTAAAACAAGCGGGAAATACGACCGTGTTAGCGACTTTGGCCCCGCTTGGAAAGACGTAGACCACAACGGGTGTGACACGCGCAATGACATTCTCGCCCGCGACCTGACCAACATTTCCTACCGGACAGACGAAGCGAAGAAAGCTAACAAGTGCGTCATCGTTTCCGGTAGCCTCGCAGACCCCTACTCGGGCACTCAGATCGTTTTCTCCAAAAAGAATGCCTCCAAGGTTCAGATCGACCACGTTGTTGCTCTAGAGAACGCATGGCGTAGTGGCGCTGACAAGCTCACCCAAGACCAGCGTGAAGCCCTCGCAAACGACCCAGAAAACCTGCTCGCAGTAAACGGGAGCGACAACATGGCTAAAGGCTCCAAGGACGCAAGCCAATGGATGCCCCCCAACGAGGCGTTCGCTTGCACGTATGCGTCTAAGCAGGTCGCAGTGAAAGCCAAGTATGGGCTGAGCGTGACGAGCGCGGAGAAGAAAGCGTTGGCTGACACGCTCCAAAAATGCGGCCTAACTAACTAGCCATAGTCGCATAATTTAGGTACACTATAAGGGTGGTTGCAAAGCCACCAATAAAAACCGAAAGACCAAACCAATGACCACCACGCAAACCAAAGCACAAGAACGCTACGGGCGAGAAAAAGCCCGACACATGATCGCAATTGCCCGCAAGAAAGCTCAGGCTTACAAGACCGAAGCCCACGCGGTGAGACGCGGCGGCAAGAACTAGCTCCCAACCTCCCCCACACCCATACGTTTACCTGTATCGGTTCAATCGAAAGGAAACATCATCATGGCCGATGTGAAGAAGCTCCGTCCCTCTAAGAAGTGGGACTTGCTCGCACCCAAGGTTCTCATCATCGTTAGCGTCCTTGAAAAGGCGTTGAAGAACGCGCGCGCTATGGCCTCCGGCTACATTCTCGACAATCTTGACGAGCGTTTCGCAGGCACCAAGCAAAAGGGCGGCTACAAGTTCGGCGGCGACGGAATGGGAACCTCCGGCACGATCACATGGGTTCGCCCCGGAAGCGCTTACAAGATCGACGACGCAGCAGCATTCGCCACATGGTGCGAAGAACATGAGATTTACGATCACGGCGCAGTCATGACCGTCACTTTCCCCGCAGCATCTAAGGCATACCGTGAACTCGACTCGATCATCGAACGCGAAGGCGGGGAACTCCCCGCAGGCGTATCCGTTAAGACCGAAGAAGCCATGCGCGGCACGCTCCGCGTCTCTCTCACCGAGGAACAGCGCGCTCACGCGCTCGACACCGCTATCACCGTCAAGTCCCTCCTGACCACTCTCAAGATGGGCGACGACGAACTCCCCGGCAAGTAAACCCACTACCGGCGCGCGGGCGCGCTCCCAAACCAAACGTGCCCGCACGCCACTACATC